TACAAGTTTTTCTATGGTACAATATTTTCTTCTAGGAGTTCATTATGATTAAAGTGACTGTTCCTTCAACTGTTATCGGAACCATCTCGAATTGGACAGTAGTAGTGTGTGATGACTTCGGCAACACGACAGTTATCGTGGCAAACGATAGCTGTCCATTCGTCCTCATAAATGAGGACGACTACCACACGTATGTGTGGGATGTATCAGACTCTTCCATTTCGGTGAAAGAAGTTATTGACGATGAAGATTCCTCTCCGGAGGATTCCAAGTGGAGTAAAATCCTCGAGGAATGGGGGCTTTCGTCGGCCCCAACATACGATGTTACCCCTAAGTGGTAACGTCGGGTGTCCAGGGGAATGAATATCTAACGAATATTCATTAGGGTAGTTAACAGGATCGTGTAGTCGGATAACCCTCCGTAAATCTATACAAAATGTTTAAGAAAGGATTCAGCATGAAGCTTATTGACGAGAGTCATATTCATGCAGGAATCACTTCTCAGTGGTTGGAAAGCCTTCCTGCTTCTGAAGAGTTCAAGATCCAAGTTCTCGAAAGTAATTTCGAAGGACTTGATCACTGTGTGACCACGTCGGCAGATAGCGATATCTACTGGGCTAAACGTGGTCCGCGCGGGAACTTTTCTCGGATGGTACATGGGGTTTCTCCTGTTGTAACAAATAAGATTGTTACGATAGAAGTTCCTCATGAAGGTTCAATCGTATTGGCTACAGCCTACTTCGGTAGAGTAGTAGCCGATATGGAACCTTTCCAACCTGAGTGGAGCGTTGAAGAATGTCAAGAATGGGTTCAGGCAAATCCTGAATCATTCTGGGCGACTCACGCTCTCGTTCATGAGGAGTGATTCTTTCGGGATAGCAATCGGAGTCGTTGACTGGTTGGCTGTAGCTAGACTAATTTGGGGAATTTAAATACTCGTAGCAGCGAGTATTCCCCTCCTAATATCACTTTTTTTAAAGGATATAATATGATCAAATATCGAGAAGAGTGGACCAGCATGTCGGAAGCGACACTGATCCACCAGATGATGAGTCTGTCTGAGGGGGAGATTAGTCTCCTCCCGGATATGACGGGGTGCCCATCCCCTAAGAATGGAACAGTGTACACTCCTGAGGAGATGTATCACGTGTCAGCCCAAATTGGCGACCAGTATCATTTTATCAAACTGTGTGTTGATAAGGGATGGTTACTAACAGTTCCGGTTGACAATGGGGATGAAGAAGAGGGGTAACCCTCTTCTTTTTTTTTCATTAAAGGACATCCTAATGAAAATGAATTTATAGGAAAGGTACAAATATGTCAACCATAACTACTAAGGGCGCTATTCAGCCAATCTTTAAGAGCTTACGACTTAGAAGGCTTAAGAATAAAGATAGCTATAAAGATGGACTAAAGCTTACTAGTAATCTGGATGTGGGTATAACATTCCCATTCGAAAGAACTCCTGAAGACATTGCTGAGGGGATTAAAACTATACTTGGTTATACTTATGGTAGAAAAGTTTTTAGTTATTGGTCTCCAAAGTATTATAAGATTAGAGAATTTCTTTTTTTAAGAAAATCACTAATCTTGAAGAATACAGAAACTAAGGACATGTCGATAATTCTCCCAGCTCTTCGTGCTAAAACTAGTACATTTAGAAAAAGAGTTAAGAAGAATTTCATATATGACCATACAGAAATTCTAAATATGTTATTCCCAAGTTTCAACGATACAATGAAATGGAATACATCTAGAGCATATAAACACATCGAATCATTCATTGAACAATGGCTTAGATTTATAGTAGAAGATAATAATCCTAGTAAAAGTGAAGTTATTAAATGTGATATGGCTATGTATGATGGTACAATTAAGCCTATGCATGATAAGATTATTGTTGGAATAAGAATAAGCGGAAAGTCTTCAAACTTGACAAAATTCGTCGATCCTACATTAAATATATTAAGAACTACTAAAGTTAATCTTGATAATTTTATACCATTGCATATACTTAGATCCATTATTTGTGGAAAGCTTAATATAAAAGAGTATTCTAAAGAATTGGAATTATATAATCTTATTAAAGATCTTACTTTTGTTTTTTATAATGATACTGGTTTAGGGTTCATTATAAATACAATGGACGATCCTGAATTAGCAAACTATAAGGGTACAACACTTATAACTCGTTTGAGAATGATGTACAAAGCTCTTACATCAATGAATGACTCACAGATTGATAACTCCGAATTCGATATCCTTGAGGAAGATGAAGTTATCCTAAGTAATAATGATCTACACCAGGATATTCTTTCAGAAGATAAAGAACTCGATGATGTTATAGATACTCTTGTAAATAGCGATAGACCTCTAGAATTATCTAAAAATAATCCATTAGATGCTAAATTGATGAAGATGTCTAAAGTAGAAGATCCGGATGATACTATTGAATTCGACGATGATGAAGATGAAATAGTTGAAGATATTATCGAGGATGATATTATCGACGATATTCCAGAAGAAGAAGAGGAAGATGAAATCGATACGGATATGCTTGATCCGGAAGATGGAGAAGGTAATATCGATAATAGTGCGAATGATATAAAAGATCTCATTGCGACTATTGAACGAGATAACAAACCTACCAAAACCGAAGCACAAATCAAACGATTGAATCTTATAAAAGATAAATATAAAAGTATAGTTGTAGATGGGCGATCTATCGAGCAGATACTTGCAGATAAAAAGGTTAGAGAAATTGATAACTTTATACCTAATATCAAAGTTATGGATAAATCTATAAAAGGATCATCTCTTGTTGATATGGAAAATTCATATGTAAGTAAAACTATGGAATATGATATTATCAATACTATGGTTTCATTTGCAAATGATAAGAGTATTAATCTACACCTCGTTGATATGGTTAAAGAAGATACATCTGACCTTATTACTGGTAAATTTACCTATACATTTAAGTTTGTGGATGATAAAGATAAGACTCACCATATTAAAGTTGATATCCCTAAAGTTGATGAAGATGGTTTCCTTTTTATTGGTGGTAATAGAAAAGTTTTGAAAAAACAATTAACATTACTTCCTATCGTAAAAACTAAACCTGATTTAGTAATGATATCATCTAACTATAACAAATGTTTCATGTTTAGACATGGAGACGTTATAACAAAAGGCGTATCTTCTTTACTGAAGCTTCTCAATAGAGAACTTAGTGCTAATGATAAGTTTAAGAGTTTTAAAGGTAGTAATGAGAAAAGTAACTCAAAGTACCTAACAAATATCGAATATGACGTATTCTCAGCTAAGTACCATAGATTTATTATCGGTGGTAATAAACCTAATAATTGTGAGATAACATTCTCACAAGATGAACTTAGAAAGACTATTGAAGAGAAATTTCCAACATATAAGATTCAGGAAGACCAACTTCCTATCGGTATAAATTGGAAAACCAATACAGTTATAACTATCAGTCTTAAAGGTGATGGTAAAAGTGTAACGGAAACGATCTTCGATATGATCGATGAGTTTAACGTTGTAGAAGATATCTATAATCTTGTAGATTCATATGTATTGTCTAAAAGAAGAATGTATTCTAAATTAGAATTACAAAGTAGAGACTATGCTACTATTGCATTCCTTGGTGGTTTATATACATTGACTAAGGTAATTAATACTGAAAAGATTCCTGTAGAATTCTCGGATGTTAGACTTAGAAATGATCATAGATTATATGTGAAGTTTAAAGACGGGTATCTTTATTATAAAGATACTAATATTGCGGCTTCTCTACTTATGAATGGTCTTTCATATATGAATTGTGAAGATTACTCTATAGCAGACTTTGATACAGAAAAACCTTATATCGAATACTTCTTTAGCATCGCGAAAAGTAGAAACGTATATAAAGGTCATACTGCGTTTAAAGACCTATTCATTGATAAGATTACAGAAGAAGTTCTTAGAGACTTAGATCTACCTACGGATTTCTTGGAATTATTCCTATATGCAAACTCATTGTTAGCGGATAATAGTTATACTAGTGAAACAGACCTTAGTAACTATCGTATCAGAGGATATGAAAATATTTCTGTGATACTATACAAGGCAATGGCTTCTCAGTATAGATTATATAAGCAAAACAGTGCTGGTACTGGTAGAATCTCGTTACAACAAGATCAAGTAATGGTCGGATTACATAAATCATTCATTCTTGAAAACCATGACGATACCAATCCGATGAATGAATTGAAAACTAAATCAATTGTTACATTCAAAGGTCCCGGTGGTGTTAATAATGATAGAGTATTTACTCTTGAAAAGAGAGCATATGGTAAGAGTGCTATTGGTATTATTGCGATAAGTTCCGTTGATAATGGTGGGGTCGGTATCGTTAAACAGATAACAACTAATCCAAATATTATGAGTACAAGAGGATATCTTAAAACTTGTAAAAATTCGGATGAAGCTAATAAAATGGGATTAGGACAGATGGCTTCTCCGGAAGAAGCAGATGCTCCATTTGCAAACTACCATGATGACCCAAAACGTATCGGTTTCGTATCAGGACAAACTAAACACATTATCAAGGTTAGAGGTGCAACATCTCCAGTCATAGGATCAGGAATCGAAAAGACTTCTGCATTTATGGTTGGTAATTCATATGTACCAAAGGCTAAGAAAGATGGAGTAGTTGAATCTGTTGATATGGCTAAAAATATAGCAATATTGAGACATGATGATGGAACTAAGACTATTCTAGAATTCGGTAAAAAGCTTATACGAAATAGCGCAATATTCTTCCAACATGAGTTGGTATTGAATGTTAAGCTTAATCAGAAGTTTAAAGCTGGTGACATACTCGCGTATGAAGCAGAATTCTATAAAAAGGATGTATTTGGTAATGTTAGAGGTTCTCAAAGTGTACTTGCTAAATTAGCATTGCATGAAAAATCTTCTACTGAAGAAGATAGTTCTGTAATAACTTCTAGGTTTGGTGAGAAACTTACTACAACAGTAGTTTTGAGAAAACAAATATCGTTATCTAAAGATGCAAACTTAATATCATATAAAAATATCGGAGATCACGTATTAAAAGGTGATTCTCTTATTATATTTGAAGATTCTGGTGATGATGCTACTAATGAATTGATGAACTCTCTCGGAGATGTTAGTGAAGAGATACTTGCGATGGCTAAACAATCCCCTAAAGCAAATGCTACAGGAGAAATCGTTGACATTAAGGTATATTTCACAAGACCTTTGGAAGAATATAGTGATTCATTATTTAAATTCATTGATAATTGGTCTAAATCTACTAAAGCTAAATTAAAATTCGCTAAAGCCAATGGTGTAGAGAGTAAAAATCATGAAATGATGATTAAACCTACTAAACCTATTCAAGCTGGTAGAGATGCTAGAATAAATGGGGCTATTATTAGTGGTGAAGGTGGAGTTTTAATTGAGTATTATATAGCTCATGAAACAGGTATGGGTGTTGGTGATAAAATGACATTCTCCGCACAGATTAAATCCGTTGTAGCACAGGTTATACCAGAAGGTAGTGAACCTATGACTGAAGATGGGGTTATTTTGGATGGAGTTATGGGATTAGGATCTCTTTCTGCTCGTATGTGTTATTCTCCATTGATGCAGGGCGTATTAGCTCACTGTTTAGTGGAGAGATCTAAAGCAATTGCTAAAGAATTCTTAGGATTATAAGTTAGTAATAGAGAGGGAGAAATCCCTCTCTATTATTTAAAATGGTTTTTTTAAACCTTAACTGATGTGTATATTTAATTGTGAGTAAGGGTGTATAGATAATATGTAATAAAGACATTTATACATCTGTATTTAGTAGTGAGTAATATAAACAATTATTAAGGAGATTACCATGGGTATTAACATTTCAGGAAAGAATCACATTTCACAGTGGGTTCTTTCCACAGCTATTGAGCATTCGATCTACGGGTCGAATGCTCCGCAGGCGTATTCTGCTGAAGATGCTGTTCTACAATATTTACACGGTCATAGTGTAAATATGTCATCAGTCACAGGACTTCCAACAATGGAAGTAATCAAACTTTGTGACGATTTTAACAGATTCAAACCTGTTAGATCTAACTAAAGTTATAAAGGGCTAACCACCCTTTTTTTTATCTAAATATAGTTTAAAATATATATTAACTACTGAATAATTAAAAGGAGTTAGTATGAGAATACTTAGAATTAACACATATACCAGAACTATTGAGAGAATCTATAACTCATTAACAGATATAGATTCTGAAGAATTCGATTATAAGAAGGTTTTAGAATGCTGCAAAGGTAAGATTTACGCATATGGAGGGAAATACTCCATAGATGGTTGTATCTGGCGATATCTAAATGACATGGCTTACTTAAAACCTAATTTTGATTTCCCCACATACATATGCGGATTAGGAAGAGTATACACTACATCAAATGAATCGTCAGTATTAAGTACTATAATGGATAATGAGAATACATTCTTTGATATTGAAAAGGATTTCATTAATAATCCATCAAGTAATATCTATAAATACTATAGAGAACTGTCTATTATACAAGATTACATACCCAAAGGACTTGTAGGAAGGTTTGATGACAATGGAAACCTGTTACAGTTGTATACAAGCGTTCATGATATGTTTTATAATGATAGAGTTATACAAAATGCCATATATAGTGGCTCTAAATCCTTCGGTTTTTACTGGAGTTATTTGTAATTATACATTGGTTTTATACCCTTGTATACATATATAATATTAGCTTTCTCTCCAAAATCGATACGGTTGATCTAGCTTGCGACGATCAACCACCGATCGACTGGGGTCGGAACAATGGTACTAGTTGAAACCCCGAAGGGGCACATATGAACACCGCCCGCAGGGCCGATATGATAGTCACTGTAAATAGTACTATCTGTATAACGACGATCGTCGTAAGATGATACTAATAGTATTCTAACTATCGTGAGAAAACAAAGGCCCATATTTTTTTTATTTTTAATATGTAAAATAGGATATATATATCTCCTAGGGTGGATAATATAAAAAATTACGGGGGATATGCATAAAAGCAATATATCACAGTAAATAATAAAAATAAGATTCCACAGAAGATATATAAAAACATTACTGGCAAAACATAGTAATGTTAAGAAATCTTAAATTAAATTTAAATGTTTCCAGAGGAGGAAAGCATGTTAAAAGGTTCAACTATTCATCAATCAATTATGAATAAAGGAGGATCTGGACTGAATGTTATTGGAGTTACTTTTGATAAAAATTCAAATGTTTTAGTACCAACAGTAAATGGTAAAGTATCTAAATTGCCAAATTACAAGGTGACAGATACTGTAAGATCTATTCACTTCTTTGTAAGTGTTATAATGAACGTTCAACAGCTTTCATCTAAACACGTACAATTGCTCAGCGATAGAGTTGAAAATGTAATCTTACCAGAGTTTACAATGGAACATCCTGAATTTATTAATATCTATAATCCTATAGAGATTAAAGGGCCTTATGTATCTAATATTAAGGTAAGTCACTGGGTTAATATCAATGTTTGCTATGTTCCAGATAAGCTGGAAGAGACTAATGAACTTGTAAATCTTATTTCTAAGGCTTATAAGGATATTTGTAAGGAAGCGAAACTCGAATTTGAGGATATTTTTGTAATAGCTAAACTAAAATCTTCTGTATTTGAATCTCAAATCCATCCGGATAACTTATATTCAATAAGAATGTCTGCAAATTACCAGAACTTTAATAACTATTCATCTCATTCCAATATAAAAATCATTCAGCCAAAGGGTATTGTTGTACGAGATATAACAACTAATTCAGGGTTGAGTGTTGATTATAGTAAGAAGTTTAATGATGATGGTGCTTTGGGAACTGTTGAAGAATCTTTGTTCGATGATAGATTTAAGATTGTTGAATTGGTTGTACAAAAATTTATTGACAAAGGTGAAGGATTAATTATCCCATCATTTGTGAGTAGAACAATCAATGTGTATAAAGTTGAAAAAGATTCCCCACTAATAAGTAATAAAGGTGGGAAAATTATTATTGGCAAACTCGGAGTATCTATGAAAGAGAATCCGAAAGAAACTAAACTTTTGGATGAAGTAGTTATGGAGTTTATTCAACTTAATTCTAAAGTTAGTAGAAAAGTTAATATGAATATTTCCCATATAATTGGGAAAGTTATAACTGGAAAAGTGATAGAGAAGTATCTTGTAGGTGATGACTTAAATAATAATTAACCACGGTGGTAAAGTATGTTTAAGAAACCTAAAAAGAAGCTTCTTAAAATCCCGACAGTTGTAAATAGTAGATTCCTACTAGCTTTATTGAAGATTATTGTTCATGGAGAACTTAGTTCTTCTAAGTTAACGATGATTCATACTCTTTTGAAAATGATTGACATTCAATATTATTCAAAAGATCCAGAAGTATTCTCTATCTTAAAAGCTCTTGAGATGACTATAAATTGTAAATTTGATGATGTGAAAGATAATCATCTTATAACAAGTCTAATCGAAGCGAGTATATCTAATGCTGATAATGAAGAAACTATCAAAGGTATGATAGAACCTATAATTATCGGTAAAGTTTTGATGCCGGATCAAGAGATTTCTATGATACTGAACGTGGTTTCTACGTATTCTAAAATCGGTTTTATTTTGGACTATCAGGATTCTATTGTTGAGTCATTTAGAAATATTGAATCTGGAAGTGTTAATGGTATCAATACTGTAGTTGATGAGTTTGAAAAACAAATTGCCGAACTACATATGAAGCTCCATAAGACATTGAGTAATGATGGATTGAATACATCTGAACCGGTATCCATTAATGATCCTGACTTTAGTACAAAATTCTTTAAGACGGTATTTAAAATGTCTAAAAGAAAAACTAGAGCACTAAGGACTGGGTTGAAGAAATTTAATGAATTTCTGAGTGATGAGGGTGGATTCTTAACTGGTAAGATGTATGTCGTAAATGCACCTACTAACTCATTTAAAACTGGTCTACTATTGTACATTGCAAAATGGATACAATTGTATAACGGTCATCTGTATCTTGAAAAATATAAGGAGAATGGTAAGAGACCTACCGTATTAGTGGTATCTCTTGAAAATACTTGGGATGAAAATACTGAGCGCCTTTTCTCTATGTATGTTAAGAAAAATATGGGCGAGATAAATACTCTTGAAGAAGCCGAAGATCTATGGAAACAATCTGTATATAGTACAAATTCTATTGTAGATATTTGTATGATCTATGGTAAAGCCGGAAGATTTAGTCCATCTGATTTAGAGTATCGAATCGATGAGTTGGAATCAAGAGGGTGTGTTGTTATTGCTACTATTGTTGACTATATGAGAATTATGCGAGATGATTTGGCAAATCCAGATCCTCGTGTTAAAACTATTAATATCGCTACCGATTTGCATGAGATTGTTGCAATGAGACCTGAGATGGTTCTTGTTACGGCTCACCATACAAACAGAGATGGTGATAAATTACTTACAGATGTTGAAGAACGTGGTGGTGTTGATAAAGTTAAAGGACTTGGTAGACAGCATTTAACAGAAGCACATGGTGTTGAAGACGCTATTGACTTCTCGCTATATATTGCTCCAGAAGTTTCTATATATACTGGAGAATCTTTCTTAGGATTTAAGAAAGGTAAATGTCGATATAAAAGAACTCCTGTAGAATACTTTGCTCACCAATTGGTAAATAGATTCTATCTTACAGATGATTTACTAGGAAATAAATCTCTATCAGTAGATTCTATTGCTGAAACTGCCGGTGTGAGTAATGATAATAATACTGTTAGAAGTAAAGAGATTCGTTTTAATAGAGGTGGAACTAAGAATAATCTTAGATCTAATACTGAATCTGTTCAAGCTAATGCTATATTCTCGAGCGACGATCTTGTATAATAACATAATAATGATAAGTAGACTGCCCTTATTTTACCTATCAAATTTGTCTTACAATTTTCCCTCCGTTTATTGTAAGACATCTTAACTGTTGCTCTCCTATATTAAATATCTGGGGATTAATTTCCCTAGATATTTAATGTTTATTTTAATTATATATATAATACTGAGGTTATCTGAGTAGATTTCTTCACTAAACCTAACAGGAGGAGAGTATTCAATGCAATACTTAACATTTAAATCAAATCCAATATGTGAGTTCTTAAGTGCAAACTCACATGGAGAGTTCCGATCGATATTGTCTAATTATGGTATTTCGCTACATGGTGATACTTGTAAAATTAGATTGTTCGATATCCATCATAACGTATCGATTCTTACTGAAGTCGGTATTTTATTTGGAAAAATCTCACCGGAAGGTGTTATTTTTGATGACATCGTAATGGTTACTAAAGAAGATCTCGATGATTATGATATGCTCGTATCATATCTTGGGAAATTTGACAGGTTAACTTACGAAACCTACAATCAGTTTAATAATAGATTCTACTTGAAATATAAACTTGTATATTCTCATGATATTGATGGTAGATTTATACTACATACTGTTGAGCATAATCATACTGCGATATGTATTGATGTCGACTTTTCTAGTATGGAAAATGAGATCATGAAAAATATACAAGGATGGTATAATGAACATCAGTTATCTAAGATTAGATCTGGTGATTGTAAGAAAGTCTTTGGTATTAGGATGAATGAGAATCTTCGTAGAATGGGTGCTTCTGAAAGTATTATATATACATATTGGAAATATATAACTGATAAGTCAAAATTGAATAGTATCGATTTTTACAATATCGTTTCCGATTCGGAATTTAATAACCAGGCTCCTGATCAATTGAGTGATTTCTTATCAAATGTTATAATGGTTGACCCGACTGTTGCCGCAGATTTAGTAAAAGTTAAAAACTATTTATCAAAAACCAGAGTCTAGTATTGATCGATATTAGACATTACGAGGAGAACTTATATGGAAGCGCATTTTAAAAATTGGAAACCAGGAGACTTAACGGCAGAAGAGTTTGATAGAGCTGTAGAAATCTCTCACAATACTCTATGTTATAAAGATCTAAGAGATTACCCTATATTCAATGAATCATTGATGGAGGTTTGTGATTGTTTACGTCATCAACCATACGATCAATTGGAACAAACATTCGATGCTGATGGGTATATGTATAATGATTTTGATGACTTCGAATTACTACAGGAATCAGTTATTAAGTATTAAATTTTGAGTAGACTACATTATGTGGTCTACTTTTTTTTATTGAAAGGTTTTATTGTGAAAAGTGTTATTTATTTATTACTCATTATGACTATCATTATTGCTTCTGACTATGATAGAAATACTTGGGGAACTTGGAGTGATGATGATAAGGATGGAGTTAACGTAAGAACAGAAGTTCTTATAAAAGAATCAAATCCTGAAAAGTTGGTTATTAAAGATAATAAGGTTATTTCTGGTGAATGGGTTTGTCCATATACTGGAAAAGTTATTACCGATCCGACAAAAGTTGATATAGATCATACTGTTCCATTATACGAGGCGTATGTATCTGGTGGGGATAATTGGGGCAAAGAGCTTAAGAAACGATATTTTAATTATACCAAAAGAGATTATCATCTTATTGTAACAAGTATATCTGCAAATAGATCTAAGGGTTCTAAAGATCCATCGCAATGGATGCCTAAGTATAATGGATGTGAGTATCTTTTTAAGTGGATAACTATAAAGAGTGAGTGGAATCTTACAATGGATAGTTTAGAACGTGAATTCATTTATAATTATATAGACAATGAATGTTTAGATAAATAAAAAATAATTTATCGAAAGACATTTTATTGTAGAAAGAAGTTTAATGGGGAAGTAACTCAGTTGGTTATATTCCCTTAAAATAATTTAATATGGGCTGTTATTTCAATCGGTTAGAAAATCCGTCTCATAAGCGGTATGTTCCGGATTCGAGTTCCGGACAGCCCATACCTTTTTTTTTAATTTCATTTTGAGAATATATATATAATTTTGGTTAAACAATCGAGGTTAATATGTTGACACAAGAAGAAATTAGGAATATAGAAATACTTTATTCTGATAAGGTTGTGTTTTGTAGAGAGTATTTGAATCGTGGTAGAAAATTTTCATTGTTGCGTTTTGAAAGACTTAAACAACGATTTAGACAAACTGCAGCATGGAGAGTTGAAGCTCATTATATGAAGATAATGAGCACAAGTAGGGGAAATCAGAATGATGATACTGTGGATCATATTGATGAAGATTTTAAAAATGATGACATATCAAATTTAAAAATTATATCTAGAAGTGAAAACTCTAAAAAATCAAATTCAAATAGAGAAAATTCAGGTCTTTTATCTACTAATTGTAAAATTAGTGTACCTACTTTATTGGGTATATATTTTGGAAAATTTGTACAAAATCATCATACAAAAACGCTTGTAGAAATTTATGGGGTTGGTGAATATAGAGTAACTCAATTGTGTAGAGGTTTGGGATTTTCAAAAGAATTACTCTCATTTCAAAATACACTATCATACTCGTTGAAAATACATAATAAGTCTACAACTATAAATCTATTTGATAATTATACTCATTCTGATGGAGTTAGCTATTTATTTATAGGATTTAAGAATAAGCTTAATTTCAGATATTCTAAAAAGAATATAATCTATATAGATGAAAGTAATAGAGTTATATTAAAACGTAAGTCCCAATAGCTTAATTGGATAAAGCACCGACCTTCTAAGTCGGGGAGTATATGTTCGAGTCATATTTGGGATAATTTAATGAAAAATATATCTGGGAGCCCAAAAAGGGTTCCTGGGTATGTTTTAAAGTCGTGTATTGAATATATATTATTAGGAGAGTATCATGTATAAGTTCCCGTCAATATTTACGGTTATTAAAGATGTCATAGAGTGGAAAGAACGTCCTACGGGTTGGGATTTAGTTGAGTATTTATTTTATTTACCATTTAACTATATAGTTAATTGGATAATCTATTTGAAAATTTTAAAGGAGACTGATGATGGGTGTAACTAATGAGTACTTTGAGCCAGATGAAAGTGATTACAGATTAGATTTATTGAAATCTCTATCTAAAGATGTGATTCCGTTAAATGAAGATGGAGAATTTGACCAGATTATATTCGATAGGTATAGTTGTAGTATAATGACATTACATGACACTATGACCTTTATATCACCACCAGCCCCAGTAATTTGTATTAAAGATTATGATAAGTTTGAAAACATTAGTTCGGATCCAGACGATGAGTTATATGATTCATATGAACGAGATTCTGATGGAATTTGGAAAGATTCTTTCGAATTGATGGATGATATGACTGATGAAATGATAGTTCATCTCATAGAATATATAAGACTCTATGGTAGTAGACCTTATGATATCATCAAGTTGTATAAAGGTAAAGAGTGTTTAGAAGTACTTAATCATGTAGTAGTTTGTTAGGAGAACTTATGTTTCAAAAAATTGAAAACTCTCATTTTATTGAGATACAACCGTTGGTTGGATTTGGTAATATCTCGGAAAAACTTATCATTAATACTGATGATAGATTGATATCGTCTGTACATATTCATGATCCTCGTGATGAGAAATATAAGAAGTGGATGAATACATTTAAAGCTTATAATGGTTATTTTCCAAAATGCAAAATCATTCAAATCGTTACAGCTCCATCAAAGAAGTCTGCTAGTATGAAGACTATTACTCATGAATTGATGTATTTCGATCTTAATGATTTCCAGAATGATGTGCGAGATATTACAAATTACATATATGGTGTTAAATCGTAATAACCGATTTTTGATGTATATATCTAATAGTGTACAAGGGATTCGGATTGACTGATTCGAATCCTATAAAATTCTATAAAGGAGATTACCATGACGTATTCGGCACAAATGCATATTGCATCGCTTCAAAATGACCTGAGCATCATGACCTCTGCAAGGGATAAAAACCTTGCAGAGGGAAATATTTTGACTGCACAGAAGTGCAGTCAAAGAAGTAGTGAGCTCCTTGAGGAGCTCACAAAAGCGGAGGACGCTGTTGAGGCTTCCAAAAGAAAATAAAAAAAAGAGGTAGAAATACCTCTTTTTTTTTTATCAAAAACATTATAATGATAATAAATATAAATGTTTGAGGTAATTATGAGTACGTGGAATACAAATACATACGCCGTATCAGGACTTGATATGTGTGTATCGGATATAACGCATACGTTCGTTAGATACCTTTTAAACCATCTCCCAGATAAAACGTTTCAAGAAGGATCTGTTTATATAGATACTTTAGGTATGGTTAATGATCATAAACGTAGAGAGAATGGTTTAGAAAATCCTGCGAAAGTTATGAAGCCGACACTAACAGTTACTACTAATGGCGGTATCACTGATCTATGGTCTAAGGATGATGGTGGTCCTGATACTCGCCAGTATAGTATGTTTCCCGGGACTACGACTGATAGGAACCTTGTAAACAATCATAGACTCCCTATGCTTAGAGATGGATTCGCAGGATTGATGCTTGATACTATTGAGATTCGTAGAAAATTGGAACTTACATTTAAGATTGACTTTGATACTAAAGCGGACTTAAATACGTTCAAAAGTTTCATATTTAACACTCTTCCGTTTAGAAAGCATAATGTTTTAAATGGGTTTAAGACCAATATAATCATGCCTAATATGATGATATATGATTTGGCGAGATTAGCATTTGAAGATGGTACTATAACAATGAGCGATTACGATGATGTTAAAAAAGTCATTGATTATATGAATGAAAAAGGAACTACTGATTTCGGCATAAGAACCGAAGGTGTGAATGATAATATATGGATGGTTATGGAGAGGGTGTTTAGACTACACTACTTCCTACAGGAAGCGGAATCTAAAGATGGTGAGAATTCTGATAAGAATAGTGAAGTTTATGATAAGTTTACTTATGAATTCAATGCTGTTCTCGATTTTAAATTACCAAACTCGTACATATTCAACTATAAAACATTCAATATTCCAAATAAAGCAATCATAGATGAAACTTATTTTAAGAATGTTGAATATGATAAATGGTGTAACGTTCCTGTTAAATATAGTAACAATGTATGGATCGAAGACAGATCGTATATTAAATCAGTTATGCAGGGAGTTGAGTTGCTTATTCGAGAAGAATTCTTTGTTGAGGAAATTGATGAAGAATTGCAATTATCTCAATTTATGAATCCAAACTCTTTTGAATATAATATATTCGATAGACTATATCCAAAAGAACGTGCTGATTTATTTGTTGCACATGTGTATGAAAACGGTGAATATATAGAAGATAGTTCTGTTATATTTTCTGATATCATTTCCGATCTGATATATACTGTTAAAGGTTGTGATTCTAATAAAGTGTATACGCTATATTTGTATATAGATAGAGTTAAATTTAATAAACTAATTGATCTTATAATTAGTAGAATTAAAAACAATATCTTTACTCATAATTTTATAATAGGATCGAAACCTACAAGATCTATTGAAATAGATTTTAGTAAATTCCCAACCATAACGGCAGACATGGATTGTATTGCTGGGAAATACTATATGTATAACTCTGCAATATGGCTTTGTTTAAAAAATTGTAAGGGCATATTTCCAATAAATGAAGAATATTGGAAACTTATGTTTTATATATTTGATATAAATGCTACATATAAAACAGGTGATATCGTATATTATAATGGTAGATTTTGGGTTGTTACAGCAGTTCCGAGTATAACCGGAGTTATACCTGGAGGAGACGGGTGGGGATATATTGGTACAATCGGAACTCCTGTAAACGTTAAGGATTCTGATTATAGTGATGTAACTAAAGTTCCTACTCTTGGTGATAGAAATCTAGAAGGATCTAAAATTGGACTAAGACTTACTAGAAACGTTGATGCGGGTATTGTAGAGTCGTGGGATGCAAACATAACTTCATATAGGACTAAATAATGGGATTTATTAATAGAAACAATTTTCCTAAACCAACTCATTTTAACTATGAGCAGGTTCAGGAACAATTTGTAAATGCTAGTGAAGTACGTGATATAAACTTAGATTTATCCGATGTAATATTTGATAAATCTAAACTTATATCTGATATAGTTGGGTTGGATTTTGGAAATGCTCCTACCGATATTATGTATAATGTGGGCGAGAATACTTTCAAAAGAATAAACCTCAGTACAGGGGAATCCACTATCGATTCCTCTGTAAATGATAAAAAATTCTCTATGAATGATTCAAGTATAATGATACTTGATTCCGATGATTCCGATAGAAATTCGGAAGTAGGATTGACTGGAGTATCTAATGATTTGTGTTTAAATATTGAGTATGAAATGGATAGAGTGTCTGATAACTTTAATCCGTTTCACCAATATTCAAATTCATCTGTAATAATGTCATTCTATAAGAATGGTATTCTCTATAATATTCACAGAGGCTGTTATATTACTGTATACAATGTTGAATCAAAAACGTCTACAGTACATAGTATGAATGATCTTGAAAAATATACTGATAAAATATCTAATAAATCTGCAATCGTATATGATGAGTTTAATACTGCAAAGGTTATAACTTTTATAGATGTAGATTCTTCTGGTAATATTTTATTTAGTACTACAAATGGACTGTATTACTTTAATTTACTTAGTATGGCAACCAGTAAATTAGCTATAGCTTCTTCAAATAAAGTTGTAACTTATATTAAATGTGTAAATGATTCATTTATATTTATTACTACAAATCTTAACGGTAGTTATAGTGTTTCCAAATTTCATAATAATGTACAAACAGAGTATACTATTACTGGTAACGTTGGAAAAACTTATGAAAAAATATCTTGTATTGGGAATACTCCTGTACTGATATGTAATAAGAGTTATGCTATACTTAGTTCACAAAATTCCAATCTTATAGATTTTGAATTTTATATAAGTTCTATATTCGGGAGTAGTGTAACTAATTACTTTATAGGTATTAAAAATGATCCTATATTTGGCGGATCAATCGTATATTGTGATGGTACTACTCTGAAATATGATATTAGTTACACAGATACTATTATCGGTGACAATGAAGTATCTTCTGATAAAATCAATATATCTTACGATAATGAATCTATTCATATCATAGGGTATAATGGTTCTAAAATTGAAAAATCTTCTAGAAAGAATATTGTTTCAAATAGAGATTCTGGTAAATATATCACTAATATAAAGATTATAGGCGATTATATCACTATAACATTTAGCGATAGTACTTCTGAGTATATTAATTTTGTTAAATTTGTAGGTTTGTTTACATCTGTAGGTTTGTGTATAAATACAAATACTAAAGTTATGAATAAGCTCCAAACAAAAACCGATATGGGTAATATATTTATATTTACTAATGATCACATTATAAGATTACCATTAGGAGACTTCTCTCAGATGGAATCTGATGATGTTACATTGTCTGATGATATTGAAACATTCTTGAATATACATGTATTCGATACCGGAGTAGATTATAAAGCATGTTTATTAAGCGAGTTTAAGGTTGGATCAACCAGATTCGTTAGATCGAATTTTATATCTAAAACTGGGATAGTGATCACATCTTTAGATAGAACGCAGTGCAGTATCCAGATACCACTTTCGTTTAATAACTTTCTAGGAAGTAAATACTATACCGATTCCAATAGTGTTAAATTCTTTGTAATGGATAATTCTACTATAAAAAGTTATATTTGTAATTTTACAAATACGTCAATTGTCATAGGTAATGATACTAACTTCAATTTGACGCAACAACTTCTCCAAAAGAATTCCAATATATTATATGGATCTAACAAATATTTGAAATTCGGAAACTTATCTATCATGTTGAATGATAAGTTTACTAAGTTTTATAATGGTGATATTGAAGTTTTGACAATTGTTTCTAATATAAAACATAAGTATATAAAAAATATAGAAATGTATAACGATGTTGCATATATTAGTACATCGGAATCTACGATTGTAATTGATCTTGTGGATATACTTACTAATACTAATAGTAGATTGGGATATGCAGATATTAATGCTAGTTACAAATCTAGTATTAATAATGATATACTTGCGATATATGATTCAAGTACTCTTACTGTGAATGATATTGAGAATGATGTAGTTTACCATGATATTTTAAATAATATCGGTGTGAGTATACCTTCATTTAGATTAGATTTTGTAGAAAGATCCGGTAGCGATATATATATCGGAATCCATTCGATAGACTCTGTTAAGATCTCTGCGATTTATATACTTCGTATTTCCGGAGGAAGTGTTACATTTGAGAAGATTGATATTAATGATGAATATGATCTACTTAGTACTAATCCTAGATCAATTCCTAATAAGAGCGGATCAAATATAGATAACATTCTCATATATAACAGAGGTGTTGTTTATAAATTCTTATTGATAGATTCTGTAATGATTGAGAAGTTGAAACCGATATATAATATTGCAAACAATACTAAGTTTATTAGATTCTATAGAAGCGGATCTGATATTAAGATATTAACAACTTCGATAGATGTTATACTTAATACAAGTCTAATAGTTGGAGTGGCTGCATACGTTTCTGATAAATCTTGCATAGATTCATTGACTATTGGAAATGATCTATATACTATTCGTAGATTTGCAAATAATATAAGTATATATAAGAATAATACTATTGTTAAAAATATATCTCCTATAGTTGCAGGAGTTGGTAAGATAACTATGACTCATAAGGGTAATGTTATAATATATAAAACAAGTACATATATTGTTTTATTTAATATGATTACACTATCTGTTGAATTTAGTCAACCGGAATATAATTATTCTAATAATGTTAGACATAATGATAGTTCTCTTTTTATTGCTAAAACTTGTGGAACTATTATTGGTAATTCCAATGGCGGATTGTATAATGAACTTGAATTCACAACTATTCGAGGATTGTCAGATATTATATATACTGAGGATTCTAAGTGTATAGAGTATAAGATTAATAAATATAATCTATTGTCCTCTAGTGAAGTATTTACTGCATCTAAAGGTTCTTCTACAATTACTAGATATAAGTTCATTACTATTCCAAAGATGATATCGATTAAAGTCAATGAAGAGAATAATCATATAATACTAACCGATAAGGTTATGTTTGAGACAACTGGATCAAATATTATTATATATGGGAATACTTCTGCTTTTGACTATGATGAACACGATGGAGTTTATCAGATATATTATACGAAAGAAACATTCAATAAATTAGGTTATAGTGAGATTTCTTTATACAATCCACAAACCGGATCTATGAATACTATTTCATATTCCGATTCGAGATATAGTATAACGCCTGTAAAATTTATCTATGATCACGTATACTTGTTTATACAGGATCATATTGATCATTCTAATTGTAGACTTGAATATAGATCTTTAGTGGATTCTAGTATTGTTATATTGGGTTATTTTGAAAATTATGTCAAAGAGTGTATTGAATTCTCATATATAAATAACTCTATAAGGTTTATGAATATGACTGACGATTCTATCTTTATATCAAATCATTCAAATAATAACAATATAAATATACTGGACGAATCCAATATTGAAGGTATACCTTTAGATTATAGTTTTGTAAGATTCGAAAAAATGTCAAGATTTTATATTGATATTATAGTATCTAAGGACGGCGTTGAATATTTACTTCCAAATTGTAAATTTGTAGAAGAAATTGATATACGTGGAGATGATATATTTAGATTGGTCGTATCTGAGGATATAATTGAATCTAGTATTGTTAGAGATTATTATTCCGATGAGGTGTTTGGGATATGTATGGGTGCTTCTATAGAAAACAATATCAATAGTGTAGACTCTATTCAATATGATGTGATGATTGGGAAATTTAATCAAGATACGACCATCGCTGATATAGATGATAAGAGTTATAAACTTGGTATTAAAGTTCCAAAGAATGTCGCCCAACCAGTACATTTCCATAGAAGTTCTTTTAATATTATACAAATTTCAAATAGTATAATTATATATGATGAATCATTATCTATATTGTATAAGATCATAGATCTTAATATATTCTGGATACTTAAAGATGTTAAAACTTCTGGTAATCATATATTGTTTGTATTTGAGAATAATGTAATCGCTTCTATTTACTTGGGCGATAATATGTATGGAAAAGTCGATTCTGGACTATCCAATTGTACAAGATATAATTCTTCTAGTATTATATTTGATGAGGTATTTATAACTGATATTGGGTATGTGTATGGTATATCTGGGAATGTGTTGTATAATTATGCACCACAATCGTCGGGATTTCATATACTTAAAACAAATGTTAGATTTGTAAAATGTGACTCACTTAATAGTAGACTATACACAGTTACAGATACTAATGAGTTTGGTTATATAGATTGTGAAGATAACTTATATACTGCTATTAAAAATTTTGATAGTGTAAATGTCATATTAGGATTAGATGTTTCTAGCTTCAATAGTATATGTGTAGTTTGTAAAAATGGATTACATTTTTATACAAATGATAATTTGCATCATTTGTATAAGTTAGATATCGATGATGAGTTTGGTGAAAACTATAAAGCTCTAATATATCCGTATAAAGTAAAATGATAAGTAATGTAGGAGGGATATACCCTCCTACATTATTATTTAAAATCTAGAATTAATCTCGGCTAGTGAATATTTCACGACATCATCAATACTACATTTAAAATCAATAACTATAAGATTTTGAATATTAGTATTCTTTTTGAGATCCAAACTTAAATCAGAATATACCTTGTTAACTATATTCATCATGATAACGTTATCCATATTATCTAGATCTTGTTCATTATTCTTTGTACGTTTATCTAAACGACGTTTGAATTCGGCAGTATCCAAAGCATGATCGCCATCCACTGAAATCAAATTAATTGCTAATTTAGGTATTTTAATTCCCATTTTAACAAACTCATCAAAGATAACATCACAATTCGCTATAACATCTTCTATACTAATCTCAGTATCCAGAATACCTGACTGGTATATTATTGTAGAGAATATACCCCTATCACTTACAGTAATAGTACCTTTTTTAGTATTAGCTTGGTTAGCTTTTCTATCTGTTAGGAATATATTTAGGAGTGTGTGCAAATATTCTGATGGGTTGACGATTGAACCATTTTCAAAGAACTCTTTAAGAGTAGTATCTTTACACTCTTGAGATGGCTCTCTTCTTTTTGATGACTTAGGAAGTTTCTCACAAATCTTCGCAACTGCCGTAGTAGTACCCGTACACTCGCCGCCATCAACATACACCATGTCGCAGATTAGGTTATTCTTTTCACAATGTTCATAGATCTTAGTAGTTAAATCTACAAGAACTTTAAGTTTGTCTTTATACATAGTATTTTCTCCAATAAAGAAAGAGAGGGATTACTCCCTCTCAATTACAATTACTTGTCGTCCGAAAGGATTCCAAGATCAACAAGCGCATCGAGTTCATCGATATCGAAAGGAAGCTCTTTTGCAACAGCGAGTGCACGAATATTTACCGGATTAACGATAGTATAAGTAACTTCTTTGTTAAGAGTTTCCGCAACGAATTCAACCATAACCTGGAACTCTGGAGACTCTTTATCAATAGAGATACTTCCATCTTCCTCATTAGTTTTTCCAAGTTCTGTAATCTTTTCTTCTCTAAGAGTTTTGAAGTTATTGATAAGTTTTTCAATAACCTCAACTGAGTCTCTGAGATCCAAAACTACAGAGCCTGGAAGAGATTTTGATGAACTTCTTACTTTCTGAAGAAGTCCTTCAACTTGGACGAGTGCTCCCAACTGAAACGTTTTTTCTTTAGACATAATGCCCTCCATAAAATAAATAGGTAAACAAGTTATATATTCCAATAACTTGTTTACTTAAAAATTCAATATTATGTGTTAAATTGTACAACCAACGTTCCGTAATTAGGGAAGCCGGGTATGGCAGAACTTGAAGTTAATACAATGTGACCACTGTTATCCATAACAGCAATCCCAGATAGATTACACCCGTTTCCATATGGGGTCGAATGGTTTACACTATCCAAAACCGCCCATGATCCTAGTATACTATCGCTAGTTTTAATCATTTCATTAACCTTATCAAATCTCATCAAATTTATAAATGTACCATAACCTGTAGCAGGGGCTAAGAATCCTGAAATGGTATTATAATTGAATTCGATCTCCATTTGAAAATAACGTTGACCTAGATCCTTTCTAATATTACATCTAAATTCACTTATGTTACTAAACGCCTTACCATTATCTGTTCTTGCTGTAAAATCTGATATAGTGTAGATTTTAATATAATTTTCAGTTATTTTGGAAACCGATTCGATACGGAAAAAATCATCAACAGTTAGATTACATGTTCCATCGACACCATCGTATTGAGAAGTTGCATTTCGTTTGATTTGTAAAACTACTGATTCTCCATTCTTATATCCGCCAAACGCGCCCTGTTCCCAATTATAACTTTCGGGTTCGATATATAATACCGGATCTGCTTTAGGATTATGAACTTTATCATATAATGGAACTCTAAAAGTCACATGTTCTTCCATACCTCTAGAATAAACACTTATACCGGAAAAAATCTCTTTATCACGAGTAGTAGTATCACCTTCTAATCCATTACTTCCATATCTATACATTCCTGAGATAGTTATAAGATTTTGTCTATAACCATCAACAGGCATACTGTAATCATACAATGCTAATGTATTTTTATGAATACTAAATGCCAATCGTTTAGAAGTTTTACCACCATTATTCGATGCGTATATTTTAAATATACCATTTCCACCATAACCAGTACCATCCGACTCAGACTCATTATCATATGGTATATTTGTTAATACATCATTTTTTCTAGTAGTTAATACTATGGAAGGATATTCTTCAATTTCCCATTTAGCAAGAGTTTCCCAAGAAAGTGGACTATTCCCCGGTAGATTTTGCAGATACCACCATTCATTCATAACAGTGTATGTATTATCTACAACTCTCGTATATCCATAAGTTGTACCTGCTGGGAGTAATGCTCTATACAATTTACCATTATATAAGTAAAGTTTATTAGCTGTAGGACCATAATTTCCTGGTAAAACCTGACCATCCTCGCCTATTCCGATAAATTTGGTATTATAATCAACAATTGTTACGATAGACCATCCGGCTTCATTAATATCATCTGTAGAAGATTGAAGACTTGTGGCCGTACAAATAGCATATGTAGGTTCGCCGTATTCATCATATCCTGCAACAAGGTCATCTTTAAAATATTCTTTAGATGTTTTATATGGTACTAGTGCGTCTGTATTTTTAGTTCCTATTCCGCCAAACATTCTAATCGCGGCACCGGACGCATCCTCATTGTCAGTTATAGTATATATTCGAGTATCTAAGAATGTTCTACTAAAATCCTCAGCAGCTTTCTTAGATGATAGAACTAAGAATCCTCCAGCATACTCATCCCCACCAAATTCACCAAATGATTTACCATCCGAGTTGAATATTCCAACATTACCACAATTATATTTGTTAAGAATGTCTAAAATTTTAACATTTGTATTATCATTATATAATGTAAATCCACCATAGTGAAGCAGTGCATCCATGACAAATGTTGTTCCGGATGTATTACTATGTCTAAAACGAATTCCGCTGCTATCATGTTGAACTTCACCAAATACTCTACGCACCCCATTACTATCTACACCATCATAGAATCCGGATCTAGCAACGAATCCGCTACTATATTTTTTTCCATCAATAACGTTATCAGTTTTTGAAGAAATGTGATACGATATTCCACCAGTTCCATAAAAATCACCCTCAGACTCCAGTTTTATTAGAGTTCTACCTATAGAAAGTATTCCAGAACTACGAGTCTCAACAGTAGCATTCCCGATGAATTGTTTCATCTCGATACTATTTGATGTAATTTTAGTTAAATCAAAATTTCCCATCCAACGCGATCCGGAAATTATTTCCAATGATCTAGGAGACAATGTTGATGCGAATCCTGAAGTACTGACATTATACTGATCAAACGGTATACCCTCTATAGCAGTAAACTTCATACCAGTTCTAACATCGGTTTTTGTAACTACAAAAGATCTTTTATTAGTAACTTCGATTCGAGCCCATACCCCAGAACCCATCCCTGGGGCAGGTGTAGATGGTAATTTCTGTATTGATCCATATAATCCTACATTCGCATTCGTCGATTGCCAATATGAATTATTAGAAAGAAAAACATTATATTTATAGAAATTATCACCCACAAGGATAGAATTCCAATCTGCCAACTGATATCCTTCGAGATTGTCAGTAGAATCCAATTCAATTATGGAAAATTCATTAGGAACTTTATAATTGTCAATTGTGAAGTTTTGAAATTTTGCAACTCCAAAATTATCAACCGTAAACTTCGGGGAAGCTGTTTGGAAATATACAAATTGCTCATACCCATACCAATATGTATCCATACTAGTTCCGGGCAATGTTGCTGAACCATTTCTAATTAGGTCTATTCTTGCACATCTGTAATGTCCGTTATAGCGAACAACGTCACCAGCATAGAGTTGTGTTCCATTTGCTATCGAATTATACTCACCTTTATATCTCAATGGATCATTTGATCCAACCGATATGGATATGAATTTTGGAGTATTACTTATGATAAAATTATTACTAACACTATTATTTGAGTTCAAAACATCAAATGAAGAGAACGTCAATGAATATGCTCCAAGTTTAGAGTGTCCCTTCGTAATAAATGTGCCAGAGTTGGTAATATTTGTGACGTTAAATCCATAATCATTGACAACTGCGGTTGTTTTAGAAAAATCGGTTTCATTTTCAAGATACATTGTTGTAGCATTTGTACTAGCTGTATCGATTTGGAAAAAGCCAGACGGTTTCGTGCCTGTAGTAGATCCGGATTTGATAATAAGATTACCCTTGAACATTTCGAAATCATTAATATTTATTCCATCATCCCGAATAAATTTCATATACGGAGATCCAGCACTCCCCTCTCCAATAGTAAGGTTACCATCGATATCTACCTGTAAGAATTTTACAAGAGTATCTTCAACAGCCCCAACAGCCAATGTTCTAAAATGTGGATTTGCCATTCCATCTTCGAAACTCTTTCTAAGATCTCCTATTTTAATTTGGAATCTTCTATCTTCCGCAAGATCTTTATCTACAACGATTATCGTATCTGCATCATCGAAAGCTTTATTTGCAGCATCATACTTTGAAATTGCTTTTTCGATAATAGTTCCAACATTAACCTTGGTTCTAAGATTATTGTCAGAAGTTTTTACAATATAAAACATATCATCGTTTTTAAGTTCGGTTAAAGTAACCGAACCTTCTCCGAGGATAGATTTTTCTATATCTTTAAACTGTATACGTTTATCTCTTGTTGCGAGATTATCATCTCCCAACACAACGTATAGCCAATCTTCCAAACCAATTGAGGAAGCTATAGCTTTACTCATTAAATTACTTTTAATCATTAGATATCTCCTATTTAACTTTGTTACTAGTAAATGTTATAAAATCATCCTCATCATCAGTCCATGTAAGATACCCATCAGAATCTATATCTGAAAGGGTTAGTGCTTCTGGATTTAATGATGGAATTTCAACATATGCATTAAGGTCATCATTTATATCTCTATCACTTCCTGGATATGGATATGAGTCGTGATCATGCATGTCGAAATTATAATTATATCTATCAAAATCTCCACTATATCTAAAGTTGGCACCTTTACGATTTCCAAACTTAGAAAGAAGACTACCTGAATCCTCTAGTATTATATTAATATCTACTAGAGAAAGATTGTACTCTAAGCTATTTCTATAATTTCTATGAAGGAAAGACTTACCAATCGCATTAATATTCACGTCACCAAACATCCCACCCGGATCTAATGATACTGGTGATTTTATATTTGTTCTAAAATCTATGTTTGGTTGAATTTTCCCTTGAGTAAGTCCGTTACTTATATTTAAAGTTTTCACTTTTAATTTATAAGTTTCCGAAATTTTAAATGAAACTTTACCCAATGAATGTGATAACTTAAACCCTATTACGGGTATTATATTTCCATCAACAACAATGATTCCTGTACATTTGTAATATACATTTGTGGAAAAATCATATACGCTTTTCATTAAGTTATACATATCAAAATTAGAATTTCCGAATGTAGCTCTTAATACATGAGAGTCAGCTAACTCGGAATTCATATCTTGTGGAACAACTTTAAATCTCAAAACTTTAGAATTTGTATTACTTCTATATTTCTTTAGATCGGTGACAGCCTCATCAGTATATCCAGATCTATAGTATTGAGGAGATATAGGTTTCTCTGTGATATAGTCTATATCTATAGGACCGTGACCGCAATTTGTCAAATCACCCATACCAATGAGGTATAAATCTTCCCTATATACGACTTGTTTTGAATTATCAAATGATAAGTGTAAACCATTAACTCTTCCGAATATCGGTTGAACCTCATAATATAATGGAAGTATTGACGAGTATGTGACAGATTCATTGTCGAGCATCTGATTTGTATTATATGATACTCCAATAGTTACTCTATCAGGCTCACTTGCATAATTTTTAAAATATGCATATATCTTAAAAGGAACTTTTATAGAACATTCATTACTATCTGCAAAGAATATTTGTGAAAGATATTGTCCATTTGTAATTCCTACTGAAACTATTCCTTTGAATGTACTCATTGGGGTAGAAATCGTCAATTTGAATGTTGAATTTTCTATTACATCGAATAAATTATATATCTTAGTATCACTTGCAAATACAAACCGGCCACCTGTAATAATTGCGGATCCATCATTTGTTTTCATGATTCCTGAACTAGAATTTTTAAACTCCAAGTCGGAGTTTAATTTTGCATCGTGTATATATAATCTTGATGATGCAGTTAGACCTTCTTTTATAATTCTTCTAACATGCATTTTTGATTTTGGAAAGTTACTAAGTAAAGTTAGCAATTCCTCATGTTTATCTTTTGTATACTTTTTAATATCATTTAAATCATCTATAATACTGTCGGAGGAGGGGATTGATAGTTCTAGATTTTTTAAACGTAATTTAACTTCTTCTTCAAATACATAGGAGCCGTTATCTTGCAATCCTTCATATCTTTCATATTCCATATTATCCGCCTATTGATTATAATTGTTATCAATAAGATGTTTTGATATCGAAACATTTAAATGGTAACATTATTAAATGAATCGTGAGGTTGTTAATGAGTACAAATCTTCAACTCAAAAGTGAAGAATCCGAGTTAATCCATTCTGGAACTCGTATTAGTCACGAGATAGATGTGATAGAGCAGAAGTTCGATGATGCTCTAAATCGCATAGGTAATTATAAGTCAAATATCCTCGGAGATCTTATAAATTTTGATATAAATTCTATAGTAGCAGACACTATATCATTTATAAATAATCACAAATCCCTAAATACGGATGCTATAAATATATTTGTAAATAGTTTCTCAGCACTCGAAGGTCTCTCGGTATTGATGGATAGATATCGTGGTGATAGTCCCGCATTTGCAAGTAGAAACAAAGATAGAGTTATGGGGTATCTATCAAATATAGATCAACCTATCATTGTTTCGGAGAATCTTCCAAATTTTAATTTCATAGATGATGATTCTATTCTTAGAAGTTCTATAAGAGATTTTTCTAATATGGTATCTCTAAACTTATCCTCTATAAATAGTTTGAATATACATAGTATCTCCGGTGGAACTAAGGGGATAATGTTAAAGATGTTTGATAAAGAGTTGAATTACTCCAAATGTTTAAAAATCGAAAGAGACAAATATGTATACTCTTTAGATTTTTCTTTTAAGATAAATTCCAAAGACCAATCGTTGAAAGTTTACGATGGAAATACATTGGTAATTTCATCTGGTAACTTTTCAAATTTCACTAAGAGATTTTACGGTACTATATGTATAACTGATGATCTTATAAATACTATCGATGTGTCATATATATTGAAGAGTTCTGATAATGGTAAATTTGAACCATCTATTAAACTCGGATTGAAATATGATAAAGATTTCATATATCTTTATGTAGAAGATATTTCTATTGATACATTCTATGGTAAAAACTCTGAAATACATGATATAATAGACTTCTCATATTCAGGAATAATACCTAGTGAGTCTGGTTTATTTGAAGTTACTAATTCATTTGGCAGAGATAGTTCTATCCCGGGAATTGCAACAGATTCTATATTGAAGTTTGTTGTTGATACTGAGATATATGCTTCGTTTAGAGATAACTCTATAACATTTAGAGATAGTTTTGAACTTGTAGATTATTCAAATGTGTCAAATATTATAGATCACGTTGGGTTTGATATTTCGACAGTTGAAAATACTAATATGAAATTGAAAAATTCAAGACTAACCGATGGTAATGATATTCGGATAACTTCAAATGAATCTACTAAATTGAATATAAGTAATGTTGAATTAAGAGATTCTTCTCTCGTTAGAAAATATACAATAAATGAGCTTATAGCTGAAAATGATGCGTTTATAAAATCATATTGTAAGCTAGATAATTCTACAGCCTGTTATAAGACTACTGTATATATTTACTCTAAAGTAAATGATGTAGAGTTTAGATTGAATACTATGAAAATTCCTGATTACATTATACGTGAAATTGGAAAATGTGGGATGTATTCGGGTAATAATATATTCTATATGAGAAGTAATCTTGAATACAATGATATGGAAGATTACTCTATAACAAAATCTAAGGATTTGAGTATACTCGATAGAGCAATTATACCATTCTGTTATGATAATGTAGATACAAATGGTTCTATTCAAAGTAAAATTATTCCTAATGCATTATCTTTACTTCTGAATAATGTGAATGTTCAACCGTCCACTAATTCATTATTGAGTATAAATGGCACATTCTTTAGTATTCCTGATGATTTCTCCGGAATTATCACAATTGAAACTGAGATACTTGATAATTTTGAATTTGACGAATTGACTATAAAACACGTGTCAAAGGCTGACTCTGAGAATATTTTCGGAAGTGTAGTTAAAGAATATGATAACCAAACATCATTATTTAATCAAGCATCGATATCTGTTGATGAGTTTAAATATTGGAATGTTAAAGTTAATGGTTCCAATTTCATAGTATTCCCAAAAAATGAATTCAATGTCATTGATGGTGGGAATATGGATGTAAAGGTACAGGTTGAACTTGGATATTCTATAACGTCAATAATGGTTAATGGTTTTAATAAACCTATATCCGACAATATATATCTTGAAAATGTTACGTCTGATATTATCATAGATATCGTTACGGAGGTTGATAATGTTTCAATGTATGAAGTTACTGCTAGTGTTTCTAATGGTAGTATTGAAAACTTTGTTACAAGATATGTATTGCCTGGTCAAAATTTGACTTATAAGGTAATTCCTGACGACGGATATTATCTTGAAAAAATTTATGTAAATGGTCAACTTTTAGATAACTCTAAAATAAATTTCATTACTGATCTATTTATATTAGAGAATATAATGGAAGATACTCATATTTCCATAGATTTAATAGTAATCCCTAAAGCTAAATATGATCTGACATTGAGTGTTTCTGATATACTGATGCTAAACTATATTTCAGAACCAACCGGACTGAGTAACAATCGTCTTACAGAAGATTCTAGTATAGAGATATATTTGGATCCTAAATTCGGAAATGCTGTAAAGAATATAAGTATAAATGGAACGATATACACAGCCAGTTCTGGGAATATAACTATTTTGACAAATAGACTTATAATATCAGATATCAAGATGGCTTATAATATAATCTTCAATATTGAAGAAATTCCATTAACTCCATATAAAGTAACAACATTCTCTGGTGTTGGTTATAATATGGAAGTTGGCGAATTTGTTATAAATAAAGATAGTTTTAAATCATTTAATATACAAGTATTGGAAGGTTTTAAACCAGAATATACAGTAAGAGCTCAGACTGGGTTGGGATACCTTAGTCTTATTGATGGTTCGGATTTTAGAAATCCTATATATGGTAGAATTATAAGACAAGGTAATGATATATCATTTTATAATGTCGATAAAGATTATACTATAAGTGATACTAATATCTACCTAGAAGTGACGTGTGCAAAGAAAACATATGAGATAACTATCCCTACTGTACCACTTGGAACTATCAATGTTAACTCGCATACAATTTCTTCTGGTAAAATTACTGTTGAGCATGGTGATAGTATTGATTTGAATCTTGTTCCTGATGCTGGGTACAAACTTAACACTATAGTTATAAATGGAGTATCTCAGGCAATTACAAATGGTAATATTACTATTCCAAATGTAATTTCTGCGATAACTATTACCGCATCATTTGTTATTATACCGCCCGAAAAGCATTATATAAGTGTAAGTGCTATCAATTGTACTGTGGATGAATTGAATAACGGTGAAGGATCATTTGAAATAGATGAAGGTAGCAATCTATCATTTCAGATAAGTGCTATTGATAAATATCGATATGATACTATCTCGGTTACAGGTGGAACTTACGTTTTTGATGAAGCTAGTAAAACTATAACAATAACAAATGTTAGATCCAATTATAATATAACTGTATCATATGTGACCAGGGTATTTACGGTTAATTCTCAAAATAATGAGGGTTGTACAATATCTCCATTGGGAAATAATATTGTTGAATATGGTAATTCGTTAACATTTGATGTAACTATGACTCTTGGGTATAGACTTACCGGATATCTTATAGACGGATCGATTGTGGTAAGTACTTCTAATATATACCACACTATAATAAATATTACTACAAACAAAACTATAATGCCATTATGTGAGAAAATTCCTGTTAGACTTACTATGGTTTCGGGATCACCTACATCTCATTCTATTTCTCCCACGAATCTATACTATGATTTGTTTTATGGAGAAGATAGTCCTGAGATGACGATTTCTCCGGCGATTACAAAATATGTTAAAACTGTAAAATTGTTAAGGCCGGATGATTCGGTTATAAGAATATTGTACTCGAATAATACCCCTGTGAATGAAACAGTTCCTATATCGGGTAAACTTGTAAAAGTTACGGTTGATAATATTATTGAAGATTGCAAGTTCTTAGTTGAAACTGATGATGTTGCAATAGTTAATTATTCGATAAATGTGTCTGGAAATAGTGTTGGTACTAGTAATGGTGCTCATACGGTTAGATTTGGTAATACATTTTCTGCGTCATTTGCTCCAACTCCTGGATCTAGAATGACATCTATAGTATTTTCAAATAGAACTCGTGTTGATTTTGTTGGAGGAAGAACTACTGCATATACATTTGATTTTACAAATGTAACCTCCGATGAATCCGTTACGGTTAACCAAGAATTAATTCCTATACCTAAACGAAGAGTATTGTTGATTGATGAGAATTCTACTCAAAAGCATACTATCACAATTAACGGACAAGATCCGTCTGTTAAAGATATTATGATAGAAGAGGGAACTTCTGTAACTGTAACATTGACACCCTCGTTTGTTCATTTGGATTATTATAGTGTAACAAATGTAAAAATTACAAATACAATTGATGCGTCAGGTCCTGCGTTTGCTGATGTAAGCGTTGGTGATTCTTGGGGAGTTAAGACTTATACGTTTGTTGTAGGAACTAACGATTTATATAGAATAGATGCAACTTCCGCTCGTATCGATTATACAATCTACCCAGATTCAGTTATCAATGGAACTACTAGCCTGGTTCAGACTACGAGACATTATAATCTGATTGATTATTTTTCATTTACAATAACTCCTAATGCAAATTATGAGTTAGATCATGTGACAATGTATCACCAGTATACCCCGACTAGACAATACTCTACCGACCCTGCCAGAGTTGGATCTACCGGTACAATTATCGACTCTACTAATACTAGAGACGTTTATATGATCGGTAATACTATATACTATAGAAACTCTAGTCAATTTAGAGTCACTATAGCATTTAAAGAAAAGATAAAATATAATGTAAAATTATTTACAAATCCTAATGGAGTATGGACTGACGCTTCCGATGTTGATATAACTTCTGGAGCATTAGGAGTTCATGTTTATAATTCTGTAAATTATGACTGTAGAGTTATTCCAGTGTATGCTGGCGGTAGTTTCTATGCTAAGTTTAAATTTAATACCGGATACATTAAGGATCACGTTACGTCTACCAAAGGTTTATTCTTGATGGGGGCTAATGGAAATCCCAAGGGTACCCAATTAGCAAGTGCTACTATTGATAACACTTTTTCTAATATTTCCGGTGACGTTGGTATTAGTATGGATACTAAACTTACTACTTATACTATTTCGGCGGGAACGTTGACAAATGGAACAGTTACCGGTACAGGATCTGTTAATCACGGTAGTAGTAATAGTGTAGTATTTACACCGAATTCCGGATATAAAATTGCATCTATTACTAAAGATGGTGTTGCTATGACTGGTATAAATACTGCTGGGCATACTGATAATTTGACAAATATAACGGCAAATGTAACATATGTTGTTGTATTTGAGGTATCGACTGTGTCGATAACATTTAGTAGTAGTGGATCTGATTACTCTATTAAAAATATATCAAATGTACTAGTTACAGGTACAACTGTAAATGTGACCCCTGGTTCGGATTATAATTTTAGAATAACAGTATCAACTACTAAAGCGATTTTGAATGTTAGACTTAATATTAATGGTACAAATATTGATTTGGGATCTGTTAGTGATTATACGTTAACGTCGATTACGTCAAATATTACCGTAAATGTTATAACTGATGATAAGTTATTATATGATTTCCAATATTTATCTTCCAAGACCTACTCGATAACAGATGGACTTGTTATTAAAAAAGGGGGGGATGGACGATATTGGCTATACAGAATAAATGTAAATAATATTATAGGGATTGATCCTGAAACAAATTTTGATACAATATTGAGTGGTACAACCACTAATACATATACTAAGATAGGACCAATGATTCCTCATAATATTTCTACCGGAATATATACTCCGAATGGAACTAATTCTGGAAATGTTCAGGTTAACTTTAATTTCAATACGGCATCCATATCTGGAACTAATAATACTCAGTACGTGGAGTATCAATATGCTGATGGATTTAGATATATTGTATTCCATATTGTTGATGGAGTTCTTGGTGTGTATAGAGCTAAATATTGGACTAGAAATATTCCGCAAGTTGGATCTACTTTAAGTCCTGACTGGGAACGTATTCTTACTCCTAATTATAAGTATACATCTAACTATATTGCAGGTGCTCCATACAACCTTGGTGACACGGTTTTCTATAACGGGGTTTGGTATACTGCCAATTTCTGGACAATTAAAGATCCATCTGTGTATAACAATGTTAGAATGGGGTTAGGTGCTGACTGGAATGTTAAAGGTACGCCTTCAACATGGAGTTCTACTGTGACATATTATATTGGTAATAACGTTATTAGACATAATGGAGTAAATACGTATGTATTTATTGCAAATAAAACAAGTCTTAACAAAGATCCGAATGATGTCGCTAATGTATCTGGCGATAACTCTAAGGAATGGAGTTTGATTGGTCGATTGGTGTAGTATTATATTATAGAAGAAGAGGGAGTAATCCCTCTTCTTTTTTATTAATCAACGGTTAAACATTATATTGTATAAGTTTTATTTATAAATTATAATGGAGGAATGATGTTTTCTATATTTTGTGGTAAAAAGAAATATAACCCAGTTACTAAATATAAAGCAACAATGGTTGTAACCGTTGATGAGGATACTATGGGTATCGGGTTTGAAGGAGCATTCCCGTGGAGAATAATGTCTCCAGAATCTACATTTTCACTTGAAACTAAGTCTAGAAATTTTAATGCGAATAAAAATAAGACTCCTAAGGATTCTATTATAATTTGCGGACATAATACATTCTACTCAAATGGATATACTCCATTTGAAAATAGAAACATGATAGTATTTGTAACGGATATTCCTAAAGTAATAACCAAGATGCAGTTGGACATTAATGAAGGTATATTTGTAGAAAATAGAATATATAGTCATATTTTAAAGAGTGGACATCGTATTACATTTATAAGTGATGCTTGTGATCTTTTAGAAGCATTAAAGTTGACATCTAGAGCCCCTATAAATGAGCCTTCCGACATCAATATTGTCGTTTATGGCGGCAAGATGATGTATGAAATGTTTATAGATAATGATGATCTAGATATATTTGTCAATAGAATCATAATGTTTAAAATTAAATCTAACAAATCAAATGTTAAGATAGTTCATAGCTCTCCTAGTTTCAAAAAATGGTGTCCTAAATTTGATACATTTTTTTATTCTACTTATGATATAAAAAACAGGTATAGATTTAAACTTGCTAAAAGAGTTCTATTTGAAAATAGTGTATCTATGGAAATTCATGACAGATAAGTTATATGTGGAGGGAATTATTCCCTCCGTTTATTTTATCTCAAAACATATTAATGATGTTAAAAAATAAAAAGGAGATCCAATGGATACAACTATAAATCTAAAAGTTAGAGCTCTGATGGATATGGTATACCTATCCCGAGTAGTATTTGACCAGTTGAAAGATTTACTTGAAACTATAGACCCCATTAGTGGTAAGTATACTAGTGATATAATACTTTCTAGATGTAATTCGGTTTATGAAATGATAAATGAGATTAGTAATGATTCTATTATTACTGAGATTAATACGAAGTTAAATGGCGTAAATACCGCCTTGGATATTTATAATTCGGAATATACTGCACACTTGGTTAAAATTGATTCATATATAAAATTTATGTATAGTTTCCTGAAAACGAGTTATGAAACAATTAGATCGAATACTTCTACTGCTCTCGTGATTTCTAATCCATCGGTTATAAAATATAGATTAGATTCTATAATTAATTCTATATATGATATAATTTCCGGAGAAGATTATTCTACAAAAGTTCCAACTCCAACAATGTTAGATAGCCATATTGGACAGGATGGAACATTTAGTATATATGTTAAAGATAATCAACTTATCATTCATAATATAGATTCTATTGTAAAATTTAAATATATAACACCATCATCATTAGGGCTTTCTGGATCGTTTGTAATCGCTGGATCTAGAGTTGTATATATAGATAATGATTTTATCTATGTAAGTATTATGCGTACACTGACTGGTTCGGACGTTATTCCTAATATTGTTAAGATTACTAAAACTACAATGAACGCCGAGCTCGTCAATATCAATTACTCATCATTTATAAACAAAGAAATTTTACAAATCACTGAAGATTTAGAAAATATTGTATATAGTGATCCTACCGGAGTATATAACTTAAAACCATCAGGTCAATTGATACTTCTGGCATCTAGAGTATCATATGAATATATCAAATTTAGTTATAAAGATGGAATTTTCTATACCCATACTGTTAAGTATAATTCTATAACAACTATAATTGTCGATAAAAATACCACCCAATCAGTATATATTGATACAAGAACTCTTCCTATGAATTGTAAAAGTATCAACTTTTATGAAGATAAGATATTGTTTATAGGTACGGATGATCGTGTATACATCGGGTCATTCAGTATGGATTCATCTTCAAAATTGACAATATCTTTAAAAAATATCCCAGTGAATATTGTTGGAACAGTGTATCTTATTGGTAATAATATATACAATACTCTCCCGAATGCTATGAAAATTGCATTGGTTGATGATTCTATTGTTAAAAATATTATAGATAGTAGCAATCATGTTTTGCCTAGTAATTTTAATACTTGGAAACGATTAGATCTTGTTGGAGATGATATTGGATATGGTGTTGAATTTGAAATCATCATGAAAAATGAATTAGATGGTGAAACTGATAGCTATAGAAAATTGTCAGATAGAGGTGTCGTATTAGATCTCGTTGTAGTTAGAGATCGGCCAGCAGTAATGACTATAGATACATTTAATAAGACAATTTATAATATTATATCTCAAAATGACGATGTCATTGAGATCGATTTTATTGATGGAATTAATTCTAAATTTAGATTGAAAAATTCTTCCGATTGTCGGGTATTTATCAATGAGAATGGTTCTATAGGTGATACAACTATAGATGAAATTAAGTATAAAATTTTAAGTCATAGTGAGGTTTACGGTGATTAGATCATATAAAGATATACCATACACTACAAATATCCTCAAGGATTTCAATTGTAATTCTGGGAAGAGCCCATTCCAATACACCAATAATCGTCAGAATAGATCTGGGATTCTTTCGGAAATTTCAGAGGAAACTGCCACTGTATCTGATAAATTGTATTGTGAATTTGATGATGGGTTGTTTGTACATTTGGATGAACCTACTAAAATGCTATCGATATCATTTGATTTTGGTAAAAATTGGGTAATCGATGTACTACGAGGAGTATTTGTTATAAGTTTTAAGAGATTTGGAAAAGAATCATTTTTTGTAGAATACATTGATCCGACGGGACTAGTACTAGCCAAAACTACAGATCTATTTAAGACTTTGAAATTTTTACTTAGCCATAGCACGATTCCTTCTACTACGAAAAATGCAAATGTATCACAATTGTCAAATCTATATGTAACTAGATCCGGACACGTTTCAACTCCTGATGGAATGATTAGTTGGATCGGTGGCACAGGATTGACCTTAGTTAAAAATATCGATATAACTGAAACTAGATCAATCTTTGTATATTTGACAAATTCCAATACTATAAAATTAGTTGATAGTAATGATTTTGATATCATTTACCAATATGATACTGTTGCTCAACCATTCGAAAATCTTTCGGTAGTATATTATGCTTCCAAAAATTTAATATTGATATACAATAGAGATAGAGTTAATCGTAAAGTAGTTTGGTTCAATGTCTTGACAAGAACTTTTGGATTACTGAATGAATCGTTATTTGCATTTGGTGATTCTACAACTAAGTATGAGCTTTTTTATATTGATAATAAATTGTTTGTAATGTATGTGGAATCGGATGGTAGACTTTATTATAGACAAATATACATTGATGATATTGGTGGAGTTGGGGTTGTTATTGATAAAGATTTTGTAACTAATCCTAATTCGGTTGCAGTGCAAAATCTTACACTACTAAATTCGCCAGAATACAATGTACTGGATCAACATATAATACTGTCGTTATATGATGATTCTCACGTATCCCTATCGTTTGGAAAAGTTTATAGTATTATTTCTGATAACCATATATATAATATATCATTTACTGATAGATTATTTTTTGATACAATTTTGTTCGGATATAATTATAAAACCACTATAAATGTAAAAGATTATTTAGAGATGAATGTGAATAAAACTTGTGTTACATTAAATACATCAAGCCTAGATCAGTATGGTGTCGGATATGTATTGAGTACTGTATTAAGTGGGAATGATGTTGAAAATAAGAGTATGTCTACTATTATAACTGGAAATTATTCTCAAAAACATTACAAACTTAGATCAGATTGTATATCTCCTATATATGATAATCTAGTTTCATTTACATCATATTTCTATGATGTTGAGAATGATGTAGAATTATTTGCTATGAATAGTGATGATAATTTCAAAATTATAACAATCAATAATACATCCGACATTATCAATACTCGAGTTATAGGGATAAAATTAAACCCTTCAGCATATTTTATTGTTAATGATCGACATTATGTTATATCATTTGATGATATGGATGATCTAACTACAAATGTATATAGTAAGAATTCGTATTCGAATATATATGATATAACTGAGAGTGATAATATATTTAAAGTTACAACTATTCCTTTGGAAAATTCGTTTAATGAATATATTTTAACACAATCTGCAGATGAAAACCTTCCTTTCAATAGATCTAAGAAAGTTGATGTTAGTATTATAAATGGAGTAGTATATATAAATTCCGATGCCGGTGTTTATATGTATAATTCTGATATGAAGTTTATGGGTAAGCTTGAAATTCCTAATTTAAAAGGAATTGTTACAAGGGTTGATTACCTTAATGGATCATATTTCATAACAGTTAGGCGTAGTGATATTAGAAAAAGTATAGGACTTAAAGTTAGAGATTCTTTTTCTAACGTTATGACAGATGACCACGTATACTATGGTAAAAATTTTGATAGTCTTAAACGTATCGATTTAGATACCGAGTATATTGCTGACATAAAGTGTGACGTATTCAGAAATAAAGTATATATTGTACATGTGTCTAATAAATTTGAAATATACAACTTCGATGGAACTGATTTAGTTAAATTTGGAGAAATGCTTTCTGAGGGAGATTTACGTGCTGAAAATCCGGGAATGTTTGTTTCGAACTCGTTAGGTATTATTCATGAAGTATCATCTGCTCCGAATTCGGCGGTGACACATCTTAAATCATCTGACAATTCAATAACTACTCTTTCGGTTCTAAAGTCTAAATTGGATGTTGGAGATTATACCTTATATGTATTTTTACACAATAAGAAGTATATACTATTAAAAGAATCTAAAAGTGGCTATTTTGAAATGATACAAAATAGTAATTTTTTAAGATTTAAATATGTAAACGTGGATAATAGTTCTGATAATGTTAGACTTGAACTTGTTGATTGTGGTAAATTTGGTAAATTTATAGTTGCAATGAGTAACTATTATACCGAGTGTGTAAACCTTACACCGATAGTGTCTATCAGTCAATATACCAATATGAGATTCAATATTAATCAGGATCCTAAAGTAGTAATGGTTAGAGCTGATAGTGGGCCTTCGATAATTTATAAAGATAATTTTGATATTAAAATCTTTACGCTTGGTAAAGATGATGATATGATACTACCGGTACAATCTCATTATAACCTAAATGATATTATATTTCCAAAAGAAAGTATATCTTGGTTTGATGATGGTTATGCTATACCATACTTGGATAGAGTTGTTCAATTTAAATGGGATGATTCTATCAATAGAGTTGCGATTTCTAATACAATAAACAGTGTATACGGAATTGATTTTCTTGGTTATATCACTGGGATTAATATTGTTCAACTCAAACAATATTGTGGAGTATTGTACGGAACATTCTCCATATCTGCAGGAGGGGCGGATGTTAGACATAATATTACTGGTGTTTTGAAAAAATCAAAGTCAGATACCTTTGACGTTTATGTTATAAAAGATACTCTAAGAGTATCCTTAGGTGGTGTTGGGCCATACGGTTATTTCTTGGATATCATTGATGATACATTGTGTGTATGTGATTCTAATAATAATACTTTTACAATAAATACTACATTGGTTAACCCTTCTAGTATGTCTGTTAATAATGTATTTAGAATGTTCTGTGATAGTGATACTGTGGATAATTCTTCCAAGAGAGTTATTTCTAGCGGTAGAACTATGCCTGATAAATCTATATTTATAAGAAACTTCTTTAATGATATTTTATTGAAAGTAGATTTGGGCGGAGAATATTCGACTATAATAGATGAAGCTACTGGAAGAAAATGTATACAGTTGAAATCATCTACGCCAACTCAGATGGATAGAGTTGCATTAGGAGATTATGACATTATCTACAGTGTTAAATTTTCTAAATTTATAGACGATATGTTAAGTTCATTTGGTCAAGAGGGTATTGCATATACTCATATATATGATCGATAGATAAATAATGGACGGGATTATCTCCCGTCCATTATTATATACTCAAACATATTAATAGATTATAAATACTTAAGGAGTTCAATAATGGATATTAAGAAGATTGTAGATTACACTCAACTCTTAGATTCTCATATAAGTAATGATGTTAAAATATTGGATACTATAATTACTGATTCATATAGTAGTATTATTTATGAAAATGGGTTAGTAAATTATACTGATGGAGATGTTTCTGTATCAAAATCATTTGATATGGTTGACGGAATAGTTATTGGATTTGTTAAATCTGATGACGGTATTCTTAGAATTTTCTACCAGCATGATAATTATTTGGATATAGTTAGAATGTATGATGGAGATAAAACGACATTAACACTCCCATCTCTTGGGCAATTTGTTAAAAAGAATTGTGTTTGTTTTGATGGTTATGAATTTTATTGTTTACTCGGAGACTCTATCTTGGTAGATTATTCTAGCAATCAAACTTATAATAGACACGGTTATAATTATATTGTAAATGAATATAGATTATATAAAACTGACTCATCATCTAGTAGTTATAAGAGTGATTCTTATAGATACTTTGTTAGAGATGAACTACATAAATCTTTAAAACTAATTGCATTGTATATAGATAATGGAAATATTATAACTGTAAGTGCTATTTATTTCATGTATATGAATGGTATACAATTGTCGGATTCTCTTATGAGTGTTGGTTTTGAAAAAAGTGTACTATTTAATCTTGTGCGTGAAGGTTTTAGAAGTGGAATAATGAGTAGAAATATGAATGTTAATATTTCTGATTCAAACTTTCTAGTATACTATAGTGGATGTAGAGATAACTTGATTGTCGACAATGTTATAGGATTATCATTTAAACCTGGCGGAGGGTTTAAGGTAGTTTTAAATATTAAAAATCCATCAACTAATGATATTTGTATAATATATGATAGCGATAATCTTTATGATATCAAAAACCCAACAGTAATCCCATACATAGATGAAGAAACTTGCAAAATAAATTTCAGTAATGATGGTGAAAATGTAGTTATTGTAAATAATAATGGGACTATATATCTTATTGAAAAAGGTGGGATCCTAACTACTATCAATGATAGGATTTCCGGATTTATATCCGGAACATTTATTCATGATGCCATTTATGGAGATGATGGTTTCCTCTATATATCTCTAAAAAATAAAGGGTATATTGTTAAAAATATCTATAAAGGAAATTATAATATTTTTAAAGATCTATTTGATAGATACGATGTACAGGACTTCCAGAATGATATAAATACCGTAGCATCAAATGTTGCATCTGATGGAAATAAAGTTTACTTCTCATGTAGCGGTTATCATGATATTGAATATTCGACATTGACATCTCGAAAACGCGGATTGTTTGAATATGATTCATCTACTGATACATTGAAGGTTATTAATATTGATCTTATTTCCGATAGAGTTTATTCTCATGGAAATTATCTATTAGTAGAATCGTTTGTTGAACAAACGTCTACAGCATTTATTGTTTTGGAAAAGAATAAACCGACTACAATGTGTAGAAGACTCAAGTTAAATCTTAGCGCCAACTATGTGTCAATTAGTCCAACATTAATTTCGACGACTGGTGCATACTATGAGTTGAGAAATAGTCACGTTCCTAGTCTTGTAGGAACTATGGGTATAAAAACGATAATGACTAACAGTAATGGTATAACTATATTTTATTATGCCGGAAGTCTATTCGAATTTACAATAAGTTCCAATTATTCGAGTGTTGAAACTCCAAATATGTATGCTATTCAAAATAATGATGCTAGTCGTAAAACGATACTCTGTCAGAGTAAAGATGCAAAAGGTTTTGTTGGAGACTTTTGTAAACTTGGTAATAAAGTATTTACCGCGAGCTTATTAAGTGAATTTACTATACTAATCAAACAGTGTGATAACGATGTTGCCCCTATCCGTACATTAGTTATACCAGACTACAAGAATATTGTTAATATAAAATTGAGTGCTTATAATAACAATTTGATACTTGTAATTAATAATGATCTTGATAATTTTTATACACTTGATTTTGATCTTAATATTTTGAAAAATACAAAATTGGATATAAGTCCATTACTGTATAATACAAATGTTTCAAGATCCGTTTCAAAGAGTAATGTTATAATCAATGAAAGTTGTATATCTGGAGATAATTCTATAACCGACTTTGGTGGTAGTGTTGTTTTTGAAAATGATAAGTGTCATAGATCAACATTGTCATTCATCGTAACTAGAAATGACGACTTTATACAGCATAGAACTGATAATTATATTGATAGAATTACAAATTCACAATTTAATGCTAGTAATCCTAATTTTATAGGATTTGGTAAAGAAGATTGTTTGATAGAGTATGCTAGAATTGATGGAATTCCTCATATATGTCAAAAGTATGTCACTAATAATAGAGATATTGTTAAGATTCCTTTTGCATTAAATATTGGAACACCATCCCCCGGAGATGATCAATATCATCTGGTTCATAAATGGTTTGTTTGCGAAAATCATAATTCTATAGTTGGAGTTATTTTTAATAAAGTAAATGGTTTAGTAGTTAATACTGTTTCCAAATTTATTTATTTGAATAATAAAGTTCAATTCATGGTAGATGCTGGCGGGATTTCCCTTGATAAGGATATACTATTCTTTGAGTCAGGAATTAATCATAAAACTCCTTCTGATAATATTTGCTATTTCTATAGTGAGAGTTATGGTCCTCTTGTTGGTATGATTGAATCTAGTGGAATTTCGTTTCTAAATATATTTGATGGAACCATACATAATAATTCAGGAATACATAACACTCTTAAGGTTGCATATTCTAAACGATTTGGAATAAATAACCTACACAGATATATGAAAAGTGCTCCGGGTTGTGTTGAGGGTGAGAGAGGTCTTATTTTTAGAGATAAGATCGGAGTTACTCCTTATAACGGATTAGTGCTACCTGGCGAGAACATAGAATCAACCAGCGTAAATGTATTCCCTGTTGATGGTGAAGTTGGTATATTCAATTACGTTTCAAATATATCTATGGATAATAGTTCTTATTCAATTGGTACTGATATGGGTATACCTTTATTGAAACTGGATTATGATAAGATAAACTTTTGCAGATATTTAGTTTTGAATATTGAACCGCATGATAATGGTGAAGATCTTGGTCATTTCTTGAGAAGCTTATATCTTTATATTGAAACTTCACTGAATTCCGGAGGGGTTCAAGAAGTCAAAGTGGATCTATCTAGTTATTCTCTTTATGGAATTGATAATGATAAATTTACAAATTCTAAAACGGCGATTATAGATATTGGTAGTATTGTTGATGATGCGCTCAATATCGGTGACACTATTACAAATCTACATGTAATATCGGTTTTCGATGCTACAAGTGGGATACCATTTAATTGTAAATTAGCTATAACTCATTCTATAATTGAGAGAGATATAACTGAAACAGTTCCTATGGCTATAGATCATCCTATAGTATTGAATGGATATAATCGACATCACAATTCGTACAATGAGTTACCTATTACTCATATCAATTATGAAACGTCTGGTAAGTATTTGAAAAGAATTATAGATATGGATCTAACATCATCTAGATTATTTTTTAAACTAGAATTTTCTATGTCTATGATTCATAAAAATTTCAGGGCTACACTTATTGAGTTCTATGGATTTAAAATAGATGCACTAATAACTAGTAGTGGAAATTTAAGTTTGATAACAGATATAAATAATGGAGACTTTAGTGAAAGTTATGATATTAATCCTAGTTGGAATTATGAGATAGGATCTACTGAATTTTTAACACTTATCGTATCATATAATAAGGATACTTTAAGATATGATGTGGTTTTAAAGAACTCTACCGGAGTTGAATTGTTAAGATTTCATGGCGGAGTTAATGGTGAATTGGTACATTCAAAAACGCATAGTGTTAGTATATTTAACAAGTTCTTTGGAATTGTGACTAATATATCATTCTCTGACGATAAAGATTTGGATTTGTTTATATTCGAAGCTATGGGTGTTGTGAATTCTGACGATGGTAAGATATTATCTTTTATTAGAGATTTTGATAAAGATAATCTTAAAGCTTTGGTTGGAACTTATGATGGAGATATTGTATCTTATGAGATAAATAGAGACTTCACAAAACTTATAGCTGGTCGACTTAACAAAATAAAATATTTTGGAATTGATTATGGTGATGTTGGATATTCTGAAAATACTAGTTTCAAATTACTAACCGTTAAACGTGGTGGTTCATTTGTTAATGAGTTCGAAAGAATTAAGAAAGAGGCAATTCCTAGAGTATCTACTGAGGTTATAACTTTATGTGGTGCTGAGAATGAACCTCTTGTTAGTTGTGAAGGAATTCCTATAGTTGATTCTGGTAAATTGGTATATTAAGGAGAAATGATATGAGTAATGATGTTGTAAATTTTACAGAAATGCAACTTGATAAGTTGAATTCTGATGTATTATTTTATGCTATAGAACCTATTGCTGGCGGTTTAAATGGTGATAGACGTTTAAAATTTGGCACTTTAATGAATAAAATTCTCGGAACAGATATGGGTACTACTCAGGAAATAAAACCTGATCTCGTATTTTCTATGAGAAATTCTAACGCTAGTTTTAACAAACAATTTACCGTTGCAGCAATTGATGAATATTTGCTTGGAAAGACTGACTTTACGGACGTTGTTAAAGAGATAAAAATCAGAGCTATTAAAGGTACTGCTAGAGGATTTGTAACCTTAGAAAATATATCTAAGTTTATAATCAAAGGTGATGCTGAAGTATTATCTCTTGATAATCTTGATGAAACTTCTGTTAGACTCATTGTTGCGGGTGAAAATTCTAAGATCGATTATAGTGTATTTAGAAGTTCGCTGTTTGGAAATCAAGTATATGAAGAGCTGGAACTGATAGATAATATTACTATTACTAGAGGAAACTCTTCTGCTGGTAAGGTTTCTTTTGCAAAACTGTCTGAGAGTATTGTATCAAATATTGGTATAGAATCTAATAGAGTTACTGATAGTCTTTCAATATATTCTAAGGATAGTCTTGGAGATGGTTGGGCTACTATTGGTGATATTGCCGATTTCGTATTGGAGAGCATTACCATTCCAGAGTTTACTCTCGGTGTTGATAAATTTAATCCCGCAGATGATTTTATCCTATTTAAATCTAGTGCTCTTCCTGGAAAATACGGTGCTATCCATGGACCAGATCTTAAATCATCAATATTGAATACAACAGTATTGCAGGCCATAGAACTTGATTCTGCTAATTTCTATTGTGAAGAAGGAACTGTGACTATGTCATTGATTTCTGCAAATATTATGGAGAAGGTCGATGAGAAATACTCTATAAATTCTTCTAATTCGGAAAACAATATTAATGATGGCGATAGCATATTGTTCTACTCAACCGGTAGTGGAGAAGGTTCAAATGCTACAGATATTAAAAATGTATCATTTATTACCGTTAGAGATAAAATTCTTGGAAATGGAAATTCTTTAACTATAAATGATAATACTATAATTTATTGTAAGAATGGAAATGATAGAGGAGCTATAACTTATGCTCAACTTAAGAGTAAATTGATAAGTGATATTACTGCCGGTGGTTAATTATATTTATATAATGGTAGGAGTAATTCCTACCATTATATTTTATTTAACATGAAACAAGTTAATGTATATTTTCAAATTTATTTTTCAAATATATATAATAGCAAGAGTAGTAATGTCTGTAAATAAGGGAGTTTCAGATGGTCGATTTTGTTGCATATTATTCCGACACCATAGAACGGTTGGTTAATATGAATCTAGTTAATGCTAGACGAAATATGGATATCAATATGGTCGAATTTGTTGACGATTTGTGTAAGGAAATTGCTAAGAAACTTAGAGATCATGTCGTATATGATGGCTTTGAACCAAGCGATAATCTCAATCAAATTAGAGAAATGAATAAGGCTAAATCTAAATTTAAGAAATCATTCAATGGTCAAATTTATTCCACTGAAGAAACTTATTCTAGAGCTTATAAGTTTAAATTTAAACTAAGTTATGATGGATCTATAAGTAAAGTAGATATGCTTATATACATTCCATTGATTTCCGATGACGGTGTAAATTATCTTATTAAGGGTAATAAATATTGTGTGCCATTCCAAATGGTTGACGCTGTTACATTTAATAGAACTGATCCGAAGGGTAAGTATGATGAGGTTATCCTCAGAACTGCAACCCAGCCTATTCAAATGCAACGATACAAGAGTACTATTCGCGATGTAAAGGGAGTTGTTTATAATGTGAATTCATTCGTTATAAAACTTCACTCTAAATTAAAGAATGTACCATTCCTATTATTCTATTTTGCAACCTTTGGATTTCATACCACAATGAAATACTTCGGATTATATCTCAGAGTGATTACAGAATTACCGGAACCGGATGATGTTATATACAATGATTATCTATTCTTCAAATTTGGATCTCTGTATATCCTTGTTAGAAAATATATTTTTGAAAATAGTGTTCATACTCGAGATCTTGTTGCTACAATACTCCTTATGGATAAACGTACTATTAATGAAACAAATATTTCTGACGTAAACTTTTGGATTTATAATCTCGGATTTATGTTGGATAAAACTAATTGTTTAACTAAAGGTGCTGGCATACGTTTTACATTTATGAGTGCGCTAGATCCTAGAACTAGTGACATTATTAAATCGTTTATTGGTAAAGAAAATATCAATAGTACATATGACGTAGTTCGTTGGATGTTTTTCAATTATTCAACTAACGTATCCAAAGATGTATCTCTTGTAAACAAACGACTTAGATTATCCGAGTATATTATCGAACCTCTCAAGAGTGAATTGAAAAATAAAGCTAATCGTTTTACTAAGATTCGTGGTAGTTACAAAGATATCAAAGCTTTAGAGAATGTGTTTAGACCTAGTCCTTCCATTATATTGGATGCCATCAATGGTAAAACATCTGGATTAAATATTGGTAAGTTTACAAGTAATGTGAATGACTTGAGTCTAATGCATGCTATAACCAAGACTACTCAGATTGGACCCGGAGCTCCAGGTAGTGGGAAATCGAGTTTCCTTCCAAGAGAATTTAAAAGATTACACCACTCTATGACAGGTAGAACTGATCTAATCAGTACTTCCGTAAATAGCCCTGGCGTAACTCTTAATATTCTACCGAACTGTGACATTGATCCAGATACACTTGGTTTCAATAAGATCATATCGTTAGATGATTAGAAAGAGGGAGCAATCCCTCTTTTTTTTTTATATTTAAGTTTGATGGAAACATTTCATTGGTATATAAACAATCAATAAGGAAATAAATATGACTAATGAAGAAGCTTTTGACGATTTTGAAGAAGGTATTAGACGCTTTAAAGAGCACGATAGACAGGCTCAAGAGTTATATGATAATGTAAAAAGTATCGTTGATGTAGTTATATCCAAAGCTAAACAGAGTATCACTATATCAGGCGGATTGCGGGATATTTCTGAAGCTGCGAAATCTATGAGTAGTATCCGTGGGGATGCGATTATGGCTACAAGTCATGCGTTTAATGCTCGTATGAAAGTTGAAGAATTGAAACTTAAGAAAGAGCGTATTGATAAGGGTGATGAAGATGTTAACTCTACTGCAATGCTTATGCGCCAACTTACAGAGACTATTCAGAAACAATCTTTTGAGGATAGAAAAGTTAATAGAGCAAATGATGTTAGAGGTACTATTGTATCTGATGGTTCGGAAGAACTTAAAAATCGATTGAAGTCTGAGATGACTACTGGGAACTTGAAGGTTAATAGTAATGAAACTAATATGAAATATGATTTTGGTGGAGTAAACTATAGATATGATGATTCTAATTCAACTATGGTTGCATTAGATTCTAGTGGTAATAAAATCGAAGGGTACAATGTTGAAAGAATACCTGAACAAATGCGATTCAATCGTGTTGAGAATGGTGTTCCTATTGATAACAGAGGGTTAGAAATTAAAGCTTATGTAGGTTAAAATGGCAGAAGAAGTAGTTGAACTTAACAACTTCGATTCTCAACAATTTAAAGTAGAGAAATTTATATGCTTCGCCATCCATCTTGCAGATGCCGAAGGTACTATCCTCGACTTTGATAAGAGAAAAGAAACAAAGACTCTTATAGTTAAAACTGAAGAGATTCCTAGGGAGATAGGGACTGGTCCTGGTGGTAGACGATTCTTTGGTAAAACGTCGGATGATATATATTCAAAACCACCAAACTCAGTATATACTAATATTGCTGTAGATAACTCCACAACGTATAATTCGAATGATGAATATAATGATGGAATCGGTGGTAGAGTCGATGATAGTATACCGAGCGTTCCTTCTATGTCATTGTATAAAGAAGGAAAGAAAGATAGAACTTATACTCTAATTGCTAAAAAGGTACAAAGTTTTAGAAAAATTGGTAATCCAAAATTATTATATAAATCAACACCTGTAGCTTTGGATAGAATTACTATAAGTAAAGATTATAAATTGCGAGAGAGCCATATGGATACTCGTATGGAATTTCAGACTAGCAAAAAGACTGAACAGGTTACAACTGATTCAAGTACAATTCCACCAACTATAACTAGAATTGAGTATAATATACCGGATACAGATCCTACTACTGGTGGAGTTATAACTTTCTTATCATTTTCCGATGGATACTTTGTTAATGATAAAGTCGTATTAGATAAAGATTATGATTACGAACTCCCTAATAATCATTATACTAAAAACTTCTTATCAGAAGTATACGCTGAGAAAACTCCATTTATACGGTATATTTTACCTATGGTTGGGTGTATGGAAGCCGGTTTAAAGATACTTACTAAGGATATTAGATTAAAAGATTATAAATTTGAAAAAGTTATAATTGAAAATCATATAGATAAACCTGACAATAAGATCGATATATTAGATTGTGAAGTATCTCTTCCAATATTTGAGAAATTTATAAAACGATTTAAGAAAGTACATATAAAAAATAGATTCATGATGATAAACCTTCCTCCTGTATCTAATTTTGATGAGTTACTCTTTAAAGATTGTAGTGTAAAAGTTGCGAATAATAAGATAACCGTTACGGGTAAGTTCTCCATTGAGAATACTAGATTCAAATCTAGCATAGATAATGGAACTCTATCTATAGATGTTAAAGGTGAAGATCTTAAAGTTGATAGAATGTATATTGATTCCGATTTCAAAGTCATGATATCTAGTGCTATAGAAAATCTATCAAAGATTGATCTTAGTGATGTGACATTGAACTATAATGGTAAAGATGATGGAGCAAAATTCTCACTTGCAGGATTTGAGGAAGTTGATATTACTAAATTTAGTTCATCCGCAGGTGTTAAAGGAATACCTTTAAAGATTGACCTGTGTAAAACAGTTACTTTAACTGAAGGATCTGTTACTTCTGATAATCCTAAATTTGTAATGGTTACGAAATTCAGCGATCTAACTTTTAAGAAGTTTAATTATACTGGAAATGGTACATTCCTCAACATATTAGATCTCAATGATCTGGCTGAGGTTGAGCTTTCCGATTGTAATATTAAATGTGGTACATTGGTCAATTCTGGTGGGGATCTTGGAACTTTTAATATATCTGGATCAACTATTGATATAGATACATTATATAAAACTATGGCAAAACGTCCAAACATTATAGATATTAGTGCTGATTCCAAAATTACATCTAAGAAATTGATATTAGATGCAGGGGAAGTTAGTACTGCTAAATCGTCTATAAAGTGTTCCGATAGTCTTACGGTTATCTGTAGTACAAGTGTTAAAATGAAAGATACTGAAGTTGTTAGTGAGTCATTCGTTTGTGATATGTTAGATGATTCTAAATTTATGTTTGAAGATTCTTCATTTGATACTGGTTCTATGGAGATTAGTTCTAAAACATCGAAGAATACTGTAGCCGAGTTTATAAATGGTACTGTATTTGGTAAGAGTTTAACAATCCATAGTATATCACAAGCGATCTTTAGATATAATAATATAGCATCTGGTATACTTGATATCCATGATATATCCGGTAAATTCAGCGCCAGTGATACAGTTATGATGTGTGATAGGATTACAACTATGACTCTTAAAAATATACCAAGAATGGATAATACATTTACTTTAAAGGGTGGAAGTGGTTTAACTTTCAACACTGATAATGTAGATGGGCCTTCGGAATTTAAAACAGAAGGAACTCATTCTATCAATAGATCTGCTATAAATAGTGGTGTATATGAAGATTATGGTAAAAATATTTCTATGAAGATATTTTCTAATGGTAGTAATTCTAGTACATTTAAGGTTGATTCTATTATAGTTAACCCTATATGTGCAGACTTTAAGAATTTTAAGAAGATAACTAGTCCTCTTCAAGGTACTAGAGGATCTTCTGGTAAACGAGATACTGATGTAATATTGTATGGTAGAGTTGTTGAAGAAGCTCCAATAGTATAAATTAATAAGAGGGGAGTAATCCCCTCTTATTTAAAATAATAAAATCTTATAGTAATAAATCCGATTCATTCTTTGAGAATGGTAACTTTATTTTGAATTTATCATTCAACTCTGAGATATTTTTAGACAACATTGATGTCATTCTTTCCTTAAATTTAGATAAACCGTTCACCGATTTAAAATCTTCTACAATTTTAGGTCCGACAACTTTGTTACCATTCTCCTCATAGTTTTTGATTACTTCCAAAACTTGATCGACAATCCCACTTTCATCTGCAACCGATGTAATATCCCCTGACCGGAATTTGTCCATTAGTCGTTTAGAAAGACTTCCTTTGCCTCTAAAGTTTTCCATCTCGAGTTTACGATATTCATCGTAGTCGGATTTTATTATTTTCATATGCTCTTCGATTTCACTTCTTTGTTTAGAAGTGATACCTTTGTTATTCTTTAGCTCATATTCTAATGCTCTATGTGCTTGAGCAATTCTCACATAGTGTTCATCATATCCGTTTACATTGTACATCATCTTCAAGTTTCTCAACCGATTTTCAGCAACAATAACTGATAAGATCGGAATATGATTAAGAGGTTCAATAGCTACGCTAGGATACTCTTCTCCAATGAATTTACTAGTATTTAGATATAGTTTAGCACTACTTGAACCAAATCCATATGAAACAGCAAACATATCCGCAAACTGTTCATACTTCTTATTATCTTTTATGAGAGTTTCATATTTAGAATTGAAACCATTTCTATATAGTGTATTAGCAATACCTGTAAGAGGTGCCATTCCAATTTCAATAACTCTACTTATATTAGTAAATATGAATCTACCAACTTTAAATATAGCATGAAGCTTTTCAAATGCACCATGTTCACGAGCATACTTAATCACCTTATACAGATAATCCTTCATCTCATTACCGATATCATCTCTGGTAGTAATAGTTCCATCACGATTTACGGTTATATTTCCCATAAGCATTTCTCTTATAATATCATACCGTATATTGCTACTCTTACCACTCCCATCAACTACTGACTTAAGAATTTCTCCAACAATAAGATTATCAAAATACATAAGTATACTTATGAATGGTCCACTATATAAGAATTGTATACAACTTCTTATATAATAATCGATAAACATTTGGTTAGTTCCATGGAGAATCTGCTGGAAGTTATGTCCTATTTCGTGAAATATTACAGAACAAACATCTTCATCACTTGTTTCGAAGTTATCGTCAAGAAGTAATGGTATTCCTAATGAAATTATGAATACTTTACCATCTTTATTTCTAAACTTCCAACCATCTTTATTAAGAACGATATCATCAAGTTTTATAAGTTGCGACTCTATATCAGAATTGGTTCTTAACTCTCTTTCATTGATATAATACATACCAGCTTTCTTATATACTCCTTTACTCATATCTTTAAATAGTATAGAACTATCCCAAGATAAAGGAATCGTATAAGCATTCAACTCAGGGAATAATCCTATATGAGCATTCTCGATATTACAATGGAATGCAATACACTTACCCATATTTTCAAGTATCTTTTGAAGATCTGTAATATTATCCTTAGGTTCTAGAGTTTTACGGATGATAAGATTTCTCTTATTTACATCTTTCCAACTAGCTCCAAGAAGTTTACGAAGTTCTTCTCTAAGATTCTTAACATGATTAATCATCTGTTGACTGAATGGGTGGGTTGAACCGAAATAAGCTTCTTCGGAATATGACGGATTACTATCGCCGGATTCCAAAGATTTAACAATTCTTTCGCCAAATGACGCATTATCAGATTCAATTCCCATCATGCTGGTAAGTTCATTTTCAAAACTTGTACCCCCTACCGGTTGTAAATCGAACTTATTTACAAACTCGAGATCTTTAAACTTTGGAAGTTTTTTCATAAAGTCACCGAGTTTATTGAATGATCCGGCTATAAGTTTACTAATAGTTGTATACTGTTTTATACCATCATTAGTATTTATAGCAGAATTTATATCATTTGTATTCGCATACCCTTCAACCTGATCAAATAATCTATCGATATCTGTTCGTTCGCCAACTTTGTCGATATTATTAGTGTGGTTTCTTGATATCAATTTATAGATGAAATTTGTAAAGATCAATCCTTTTGAATTTTCATTATCTTTCATTAATTGATCATTTTCTTTTTCAAGCTTCTCAATTTTAACTAAGATTTCATCTCTTAATTCTTTAGGGATATTATTCTTTTCCAATTCTTTCAACAATAATCTGTGACTATTTTGGAATCTATCAATGTCAGTATCATATCCTCCGATATTTATCATTCTTTCATTATACGCATCACTTGTAACCATTGATAGATCGCCTAAAATCGGTACCCACTTGAATATCGGAAGATAGTCAGATGTTACATCACCGCCAGCTCGTAGATTAAGTATTGCTTTTGTGAAATTCTTAGGGAAAGGGAATCCGTATGCAAGGGCAAATGCATCTGCGAACTGTTCGTATTGCTTATATTTATCAACATATTTACTTGTACCAATCAAATCGGCAATAATACCATTAACGAGAGTATCAGTTACAATGAATGGTATAAGTAACTTCTTACCCATGATCATTGTTGTGGTCCACCACATTATAAGTCCTCTGATAAGTAGACCAACTACCGCGCCTATAAACTGAGGTATCGGCTTCTGTTCAGAGTTATATCTTTGGATGACTCCAAGAATATCCTTTGTTATAGCTTTACCCAAAACATCGCGATTAACTTTCTCACCATTAACAGTTGTATTTAGATGAGCTTTTAGTATTTTTGTAATATGATCTCTAGCGGCACCCTTATCGCCACCTTTGATAACTCCAATAGTATCTGAAAGGAATATATTAATTATTGCATATGTTAAAAATGACCAACCTGGAAAAAATAGCATACCTAACACATCTGAAAGAGCTATGGCCATTCTCATATCATAATTGGCAATCATTCTCTTACATCCGCCAAGGATGTGTTGGAAGTTATGTCCAATCTCATGGAATATTATAGAACAAACATCCTCATCAGTCATATTCACTTGTCTGAAATTGAATTTTGAGTATTGAGTAGGTAGTAATAAATTTAGTCCGATATTTATTATCATAACTTTATTTTTACTACTCTTGAATCTATACCCATTTGCTCTATCAAGAATAATAGAGTCGATATCATTATAGAATTTATCCAACTCCTCAGGACTCTTCGTTACCATTTTAGATCTGGGGAATGCTTCATCGAGAATTGCATCATCATAATATAGTGGAGGGTATGTATATGCATTAAAGTCGGACGAAAGTCCTACATATACACGCTCCACATTACAATGCTTTGCAATTAACAATTCCATAGCTAACAAACATTCTTTAACTTTGGCAAATCCATCAATATTATTACACATATCATTTGCAGTTTTAATATTGGAACGCTTATCAGTTTCAGACCATTCCGCACCAATACTAGATACAACCGCATTTCTTAGATCTCTTACAGCGATCAACATCCCTTGGCTAAATGGGTGTTTTTCTCCAAAGTAAACTTCTTGTGATATTTTATGACTCATTATTAGATCGCTTTCGAGATTAATTCATTTATCTTTTTGAGCTTGATAATGTTGCTAGACAATAGATTCATAAGATTCAATTGTTCAAAGATTTCTTTAGCAATATCATCTTTATTATTTGTAACGACAGATGTAGTTGAATATGAAAGAGCAGTTTTAACCGCAGCTTGAATTCTATCTACATATATCGCTCTATCAATCTCTTTTATACTAGATTTTGTAATAATCATAAGTGCCAAAATCATATAGTTCAATTTTGTATTATGGATTACACTAGCACTGATCCAAGATTCTTCATCCAAATAGTCTTCTTTCTTAAGAGAAAGTCTGTAATAATTCGGAGTCAAAATATTTTCATAATCTTCACTTCTAAGGAAGTTCCTTACAAAGAAATCAGTCTCTTTATCAGAAATCTCAAACATATCAAGAAGCATATATGGATTAATTTCACTAATATCGCTCGAATTCAACATGTTAGAAATCTGATCGAGTCTAAGATTTGAGCATGACGCATGTTCACCTTGGATAGCAACAGTTGTAGCTGTATCGATATTTACGGTTCCGACCTGTTTACAAAGACGAACTGTACTTGTCGCAAAGTTATTAAAGATGAATTCTTTATATAATGCTGCAATCATATTTTCATAGATACGTTTTCCAACTTTATCTTGAATTTTAGAACTTACTGCATTTTTAACTCGAAGATCCATAGATTCCAACTTAACATCTTTACCATGGAAGTCTGAGATTACTCTTTTGCAAGTTTGTTCAATGATATTTTCGATATATCTGATAGGTATTACCATCGTAATAGTCGATTTATCGGATAATGTAATCCCTGTTGCGCCGAATTTAAATTTAAAGCTATCGCCAGCAGAAATATTTGAATCATTGAAGAAGAATTCGATTTCTTCTGAGAGATATGTTGATGTTGATTTAGTAAATACAACGTTCAATCTATGACATTTTGTAAGATTTTTAAACTGAGTAATCAGTTTAATTCTAATATCATTTGTGATTTTAAACACGTTGAAGTTCTTATCAAATTTACCATACCCATTGATAAATGGAGTGAAAATGATATCAGCGATATCACTATAAGTATGATATACGGTTCCCGTTGAATCGGGTTTTGTTATAGCAATCGATGCCATTGTTTGATATATAGAGAATGCTCTTCTCCGTGAATCAGAAGATGCTGAGATATTTCTTATAAGGGATGATACTTTAGCATCATCTGTCTTAGTATTTTTAAAAGAAATCTCATCAACATTTCCAAATTTTGTCAGGTAGCTTCCATTACTCTTATTGATGTAATTACTCATTGTAAAACCCTTCTATTGAATTATCGTTATCAATATTATGTTTTGAACAAATAAGTGGTAATAATAAATCAATATATAGCCGAGGAGCCATATATGGACAATTCACTCGAAGCCGCACTCACGAGTATATTTGGGATTGAAAACGATCCAGATGCTGAATTTCTTGATGGGGATGTGGACGGTAATTCTTTGAATATTATAGAAGAATCTATGAGTCTTATCGAACTCCAACTTACTACTGAAGCACAATTATCATTTATGACTTTGTCTATCGAATCTGACAATTTCTCAATGGAAGGTAATTTACTTAAAGATATTGGTAACTTTATCAAAAAAGTAGTAAAGAAAATCCTTGATGGCATTCGTGGTTTTTTCAGATGGATTAAGAATGCTTTCCTTTGGATCTTTGGAAAAGGTGAGTGGAGACAGAATAGTAAGACTATTGCTGAGACTGATAAAGAAACTGTATCGGAAGCTGCTGCTAAACTTGGTAAGAATATTGATCCTGAAAAAGAAGTAGCTGACCCTGCGAAAGCGGATGAAGTTGTCGGGATTATTGCTACAAGTAAAGCTGAAATTGGTAAAGTTCTTAAGAAAATTCAATCTAAACTTCCAAAGTTCTCTGGATTTGTGAAAAGTAAAGGGAAGACTGAGAAGCCTGACCTTTCTACGGATTGTACAGAGCTTGAAACCGTTATCGAAACTCAGGTATCTGGAGAGATTAAGAAAAAGAATATCTTTGGTAAAGCTAAAGATGTATTTAGCACTCTCAAAAAATCATATACTCAGTCTAGAATTGATAACAAACGCGAAGAACGCAATAAACGTGCTTCACAACTTCTTAGTTCTGGTGAGAATGAAAAAATCATCACATCTGTTCTCAAATTGATGGATGAGTTGGAATATGACATTGCTAAAATGGATCCATCTGACAAAGAAACGTCACAGTTTGTTATCAGAGAAGTTAATTATATGCTTAAAGTTATGTCAAAAGCCACCGGAGCTAACATCCAACTCGGTAGAACGATTATTGATTGTGAAAAACTTCAGAATCAATCAGATGCTGAGATGGTGAAAATCATCAAGTCTATCAACAATTGAAATCTTAAAATTTCCGAAGATAAATAATTTGAAACTTATACAACTTATTAAGGAGAATCATAATGAGTATTTACAATTCATTTGAATCTGAATTAACTGCTATCATGGGTCTTGAAGAAGAATATGATGGAATCGGGCTTCAGGAAGAAGAAGAACTTGATGGACTTGATTCTGCTGAATCGTACGGTATGATCGTGCGTGATCAGATGGCTATCGAAAGTGCATTCTTTGTTATGGAAAACTATGGATTTGAAAATTTTACAACCTCTACTGAGGGTGTTGGAAATGTTTTCAAAGGTGTAGTTGAATTCGTTAAAAAAATTTTCAACAAAATCATTGAACTGCTTACCAGATTCTTTAAATGGATTGGTGGTATTATTGGTGGTCTTTTTGGAAAAACCAATGCAAAGGCAACAGTTGTAACAGCGATGGTTGCTCAGCTTAAATCAGGCGATGCGCCTAAAGTTGAAAAAGTTGTTGAAGAGATTATTGCAAAGAGAAAAAGTACAGCTCACGCCGACAATCTTCAGCGCAATAAAAATAGAATCGAAGCGAGAAATGCAAAATTGGCCAAAAAAGCTGAAGATGAAGCTAAACGTATTGCTAATTCTGCTAATGTAGTTGAACATGCTAAAGCTATCAATAAAGCACAAGAATCTGCAAATGCATCACTAGATTATAGAGGAAAAATCTCTAACAATCTTGGTTCTGTAGCTAATAGTATCATGACTTCTAAAGCGGATTCTGTCGGAGATGGCACAGAAACAGCAATTTCTAAACTTAAAACAGAAATTACTGGTGCTATTGCTGATAATGAAGTTTCTGGTGATCTTGAAAATGCACTTGTTCTTGCTGAAGCGTGTAGTGTTGTTAGAAAAGATCCTGAACTAGTTAACGTTAAAGTTACAAAACAATGTGAACGTTTCCTCCGTCAAGGGTCTAATTCTGGATTTAGTACTGAGCTTAGAACTGTTCAGAGTATTACCACCAACCTCGTAAAACAGTCTGGTAAAAATCAAAATACTAAAGTTAAAGCTATTTACAATACTCTTGAAAAAGTTTCAGAGAGTATTGCTAAATTTGTTGACAGTAATGAAGGAACTGCTGATGGCGGTATCAGTGCGGAACGTCTTAAATCGTTGAATGGCGTTAGAGATATCATCGTGAAACTTACTAAAGAAGTTTCTGAAATATCTAATCTTACTATCACCCTCAATAACGAGTCTATCAAAATTACTAAAGATCAAGGTGATATCTTGTCTATCGTTGAGTCAGCTCTTAAGAAAGCTGTTTCAGAAGGAATTATCGACATTAAAGTTGATGCTTCTGGTACTAGTTCTAAAGATTTTGGTCGTGGCGGTAATGGTAAATTCGTTGGAGATACCAAAGAAGTTTAATCTTTGTATTATAAAGAGAGGGAGAAATCCCTCTCTTTTCTTTATTTAAATCATACTTTCAATTATATATATCGTGATGATCTATAAAATAATTATTAATTAAACTGTCAATATATTAATGTGTAAAAAAGTGTTTTAAATGGAGGTTAGTATGGAATCCAACACCCTACAAGAACTGAATTCGGAGCTCTCCACGATTGTGGGGTTTGAACCGTACTTTCTTGAAGAAGGTAAAGTTATCTGCAAGTGCTGTCTTGCGGATAGAAGTAGCTCTTCTATTGAAGAGCTTAAGAGAACTAAAACCGTCAAGAATCGGGACGGTGATCCAACATCTGTTCACGTTTGTGGGGGATGTAAATACGTACAAGGGGCTAATCTTCCTCTTAAGAAACGTATCTCCGATTATCGCAAAGAGTTAGATCTTATGGAATTTGATATTCCTAAGTTCAAAAACTCATACCTCAAACCACTAGATCAGTACAGATTCTACGTACCTGAAACTGATTCTGAATGTAGACTGTCTGAAGAGGAATTGGTTGAAGCTCTTCAAGAACTCCGTAGCAATCTCGGAATGGCTCCTGGAGCATCTATGATGAATGATTCTGAAGAAACTTCTCAAGAATCGCTTGTAGAAGAAGTTATTGAGGATGAAATTGCTGCTGATCAAGTTGATGAACCTGAAATCGATGAGGACGAAGCCCCCACCGAACCAGAGGAAGAGGAAATGGCTAAACAAGATGAAGTTCCGGATAATGCCGGTGAAGCGTATGGTTCATTCTTCGATGATGAAGATGATCTTGATGGATTATTCGGGGATGATGTAGAAGTTGATGAAAATGATGTTGTCGATGATGAGATTGAAGAAGAAGAACTTAATGAAGATCTTCCATCCAATCCTATCGATGATCTCGATGAAGATCTTGGTGAAGATTTCTGGGCGTCTCAACCTAAATCAGTTGTCGAAGAGAAGAATGAAGACTTCTCATCTCAAGCTAATGATTTTAGTGGAATCGCTGATGTTAAGGTTACTCGTGATGCTGTAATTGAGGATATGATCAATCAGAACAAAGAAGCTTCTGAAGACGATGTATTCAAAATTGATGGACGTGAAGAGCATATCTATAACATCGTTTCTCGTTCAAGATTTACAGATCTTATCGAAGATTATGATGATTCAAATGCTAAAAAGGTTGTAGATCGTATTCTTAAGTTGTTTAAGAAACGCGGAGCTCGTGACCTTAAGTACAAACTATATATCGATGAAAGAACACATGAGTGTCCTGTAGTTGATTTCGAAGGATCTATCCGTGTGATTTTCATCAATACAGATATTCCTGGTGGATCTTACCATGCGGAAAATGAGATAAATTCTCGTCTACGTTATACGTTTGATCAGAGTGATTGTGAATATGACGTTATGACGTATATCGTTTATTCCGATATGATTCGTGACGAACGCCTTAACCGTGTTGTTAAATCGATCTCTAAACAGATTGCATTTAATCTCAAAGTTATAGGTATCTTTAAACCTATTTCCATTATTGAAGACAGTGATCAGTATTTCTACACTACAAGTGAGAAAGACAAACCGACAATCGACAGATTTACGTTTGATAACTGTTCAGGTAATGTTGATGTTGCTGCAACGAAGAGTATTGCTCTTATCTCTCGTTGGGATAATCCAAATCTCGATAATGAATGGAAATATCGTAAAGAAATTTCTAACAGAATCGCTCTTGCCAAAGGTGCGAGTATCGGGTATGAAGATCTGTCTATGCATATGACAGCGGCAATTCGTTTCATTATGATTCCTCCTAAAGCGGACGGAACTATCAATGTTACGATTACAGACTATATTGAATCATTGGATATTTTCGTTCGTGATGGTCTTGGATCTCTTATTGGTGTACTTGTACACAATATTAAATCCGAATTCCCACAATCACAACTTCATATCTACTATGAATTCAATAGAACTATGATTCCATCTCCTACTGTATCCCGTTACTTTAAGAATGATAGTATTCGTCCTGTAAATGTCAATAAAGACATGGCGCAGTTCAATGAAATCATTAAAACGGTATCGGAACAGAATGGTGTAGCACCTACTGCACAGTTCTATGTGGAAGGTGAACCATTTGAAGGATCTCCTGAGTACAATGGTGATTTCTGGCCTACATTCGTACTATCTCCTGAATATCGGAAAACCAACAAGGATGGTGACCGTATTGACTGGAGACGTGCTGTTGGTAAGAAGTCTCTTCCAAAGTTCCTTGGAGATAAATTCAAAGATTATAGAAATATGAACTTGGACGATCGTCGAGTTAGATTGTCTATCTTGGATAAAGAAGGATATATTACTGTGATACAGCCTCAGGTTTATCGAACCAAGGTTGAAGTCGCTTTCGCACTTAAAGCATTACAGACCGTAGTTGCTACGTGCTCGGGACCATGCAGTATCCGTCAGTATATCGAAGCTAATCAGAGTAAAGTAGTTGGGAATAACTACATGGAAAATGGATTTAATTCCCCAACGTTCTTCAATGGACAATACATTACACCTGATCAACAGTTAATGATGCAACAACAGATGATGCAACAGCAACAGATGGCATCTCAACAGCAACAGATGTTTGGTGGTTTCGGTGGTGGTTTCGGTGGTGGGTTTAATCAACAACAACAGGGCTTCGGATTCGGACCTATGATGTAATTTGATTTATTCAAACCTACATTTCAATTATATATAAGATTGTGACTTCTAGTTTATAGATGTCACAATCTCCTATCAGTAAATAAAAAAATATTGTTATTATAACAAAATACTGATGGAAGAAAAATAACTCTTTTCTAGTTTCTTTTAACAAATCTTTTGGAGGACGTTTATGTCTCAGCAAACTTCTGCCGGTACGGCAACAAATGGTACCAATGCTTCTGCTAAAAAAGTCGGAACTGAACTCTCTGCTCTCATTACTGAAAGCAAGTTCAATAGTCTGATTGATCCTACTTGGATCATCCTTCAACTTCAACAGAAGGGTATCAAGTATGAGCCAGCTTCCCAGCAGGGTGCATATGGTCGTCACTATATGATCGAAGACATCAAAACCTTCCTTGCTGCAGGTTACAAATCTCAGGGTATCGAAGTGACTGAAGATGAAGCAACAATCAAAGAGCTTAACGCTATCTTTGAATCTGCTATCGTACGTACAAGCCCTCAGGTTGCAATTTATTCTGGCGCACTTCCTCAGGAACGTGTAATGCAGATCATGCAGAATTCTGGTATGGGGATGGGTATGGGTTTTGGTGCTCAGTTCGGTATGGGTATGGGAATGGGAATGGGAATGCCTATGGGTATGGGTGGCGCTCAGTTCGGTATGGGAATGCCGGGTATGGGTATGGGAATGCCTGGTATGGGTATGGGATTCGGTCAGCAGCAGGCTCCAACTAGTCCGTTCGCTAAGAAAGATCCTAATGCTAAACCACAACAGGCTCAGGGCGGATTCAGTCCATTCGGTGCTCCACAGCAGTTCGGCATGGGTATGGGAATGGGAATGCCTGGAATGGGTATGGGAATGGGAATGCCTATGGGTATGGGCTTCGGTTCTATCTAAGTTCCTAGATACCATTACTATTTTAGAGAGGTTCCCTTTATGGGAACCTCTTTTTCTTTTTATATAAACGGAGGGCAGTTTGATTGACTTAAGTAAATTAACTAGACGCGACTATTCTATAGCGCGAACAGTTTATAGAATGGATCATTCTGACTGGGAAAGAGAATATCAAAAAGACTTGGAATTGGGCAATCCGATCATGATGGAAAGTTCGGATGTTATCCGAGAGAACGTCATGAAGCCGAATAACAATAGTGTATTTGACCCAAGATTCAATATTCCAGTTGAAACTGATAATAAAATTATCGAATACTCTTGTGATTGTGGGAAACTTATAGGAAGATATAACGAAGGTCAGACGTGCCCTGATTGTTCTTCTGTAGTTGAGATTAAATATTCCGTTGAGTTACTCCGTAGAGGGTGGATTGACTTGTTGGAATATAAAATAATCATTCCATCAATTTATCACAAGATTAAAGCTTACATTGGTAAGAGAAAACGTTCATTTATAATCGATGAGATTATTCACCTTGATACTTCAGATCCCGACACATTCAAAAAGGATGTCGCGAATCCTTTTAAAGGGATTGGTATGATGGAATTTGAACGTCGATATGTTGAAGTATTGGAATACTTCAAACAGTCAACAACCAAACCAGAGCTTTATCAGATACTTATGGATAGACGTAATATTACTTTTTCAAGTAAGATTTATGTAATGAGTCCAGCCCATAGACCAGGATTTATTTCCACTAAAAACGTATCTTTCAATTTCCATAATATTAATGCGATACTTATATCGATTATTGCAAATATTAGATTGGTTAAAAAAGGAGATCGTGTGGGTATTAAAGCTATGGAGATACTCGGTACTATCCAAAGAAACCTTATGCAGATCTATGAGTTGACTATCTCTAGATTAATTGGTAAGGAAAAGTTGATTAGAAGTAGTATTATTTCTGGTCGAGTTTGGTATAGTAGTCGAATGGTTATCGTTTCCGAAACAGATATAGACGACATTGATTCTGTGAAAATGTCTTATAAGTGTTTTATGGGAATGTTTGAACTTGAAATTATAAATTGTATGCTTAAAGGTATTGGTAACCCTATATTTGCAAATATGACTACGCCCGAATGTCGAGTGTATGTTAATAAATGTAAGTATTCTGAAGAGGTTGATCCATTTATCTTTGATATTATTTATAAGCTTGTACATAATAGACGAGATGACGGAATCTGGGTAATCGTTAACAGAAACCCATCTTTCGACCTAGGATCTATTCAGTGCTTAAGAGTAGCAGATGTATTTAAAGATGCTAAAAATAATATTCTAACTATCCAGCATAATTCACTTGTTGAATTTAACGGAGACTTTGACGGAGACGTATTGAATGTATATGCTCCTAAAGAACTCTGTGTTATCGAGGCATTTAAAGAAGGATTTAGACCTTCTAAACTTATCCTCGATAGATCTGGTGGATATTACAATTCTAATATGGCACTTATTAAAGATGAATACAGTTTCTTAAGATCATTCTTTGATAAAGCGTATAAGCCTATCGCTATTGGTGAACATAAGTTCAAACCTCTTAGTGAGATTCAAAGTAGTATTAAGTTTCCATTCAATTATAAGAAATTCATCGCTATCAAAACTGTTCGAGAAATCGATAAGAAATGTAAAGTAGATGGATATTTCAATGATACAGAAGTTAATTATGATAGAATTGAACATATTAATGAAAGTAAAGTTGATAAAACCAAAATTATAACTTCAAGAGATTTCTATGATTCTCTTGATAAAAATAATAAGACATTCAACTATGATCCTGAAGATATCTGGAACCTTAATGAGTTTCTAGGCGCTTAGGGGAGAATGTGAAAAGAGAAAAATGGGTGAGGGTTCAACCCTCACCCATTTTTTTTTATAAAATAGACGCCAAGAACATATGAATGATTTAAATGTTAATAAATTTGGAGGAAGTTTTGAATAAATTAAGTTCATGTGAGCTATTCAAATTAGCGGACGCAAGCTTCAAAGGGTCACTCATGCGAACCCTTGTTGACATATCTCAGAGTGTAGATAAATATACTATAGAAAGTAAACACTATGATTTCATGGTAAAAGCTATGAGATCGTATAAGTACCCGCTTAGTAGACTTATTGTAAAGGCTGCATTAGAAGAAACTATTAAACCACTTCTTCTTGTAGAGCCTAAGGATTTGAAGGATAGACCTATAATCCTTACAACAACAATCCCCACATTCAGTACTCCTGGAGGTATTGTGGGATATGTTGATCTATCTTCTAGAGCGAGATATACAAGAGATACTATGAAAAATGTAGAATCTCTCAAGATTAAAGAAGTAGAACTGTATTCACTTCTACAATTCGCATATGTTGATGCTAATTGTAAGAAGAATGAAGCTATTATAGATAAATCTGGAGTCATTGTTAAGAATACTGCTATAGCATATTCTAGACTTTTTTCAAAATGTATCGATAGAGCATACCCTATATCAGCAAACTCTGATGTATTCTCTGTATCACTATTCCTATCTGCAGTATTTTGCTTGAAAACTTTCTTCGGATATAGTATTGAAGATGCTAAAAATATAGTATTCTCATCAAGAATATCTGATAGAGCTAGTATTGAAGGCGACTGTAAGCTACTTAGAGAAGGTAAATTGCAGTTCGAAACTCTTACAGAATTCTTAGAAGTTTATGCTTATGAGTTTAGTGATTATATTCGTGAAGGTACATTCAATATTCGACTTGTTGCAAACCTGTGGCAGAAGATGTATGGTGCAAATTCATGGTTTTCTATTGAACATTCTACCTCATTTATGAATATGATACTAACTGTGCCTATTGGGTTTTATAATGATAAATTTATCTCAAAGGCTATTAAAAGTCAGGTTGATAATATTGTGGATGCTCTTTTGACAGTATTCTCAAACTCCAAGTAAGGAGAAAATATGTTTGGATCTGGTGTAAGTTCATTGGAAATATACAATGACCTTTTAACGAAATCTATCGCCGTAGCTTCTAGATTGGAACTTGGTGATAGTAGTATAAAATCAATCATGGACTTTGAATTTGATACAGCCAGTTGTACTACTCCATCTGGTAAAAATTATATATTCAATGGGGCATGTAAGGTTGGGGATGGACCATTATTAACCATCCCGCAACAGCCTACAAATAGATATGGTATACTTGATGCGTTTAATATATTTACAAATATGAAATTGAGCGGTTGTGATACTCCCGATTTTCATAGATCAAATGTTAGATTTGGAAATAATAAGGATAGTTTATTCGTTTATGTTAATGGATATAAGATTCCTGATAGCGAGGTTCTTCTTTACGTTGGCAAGAGTGGTACAAATATAATTTTGTCAAAATCTCTTCCAGTATTTAAGAATAATAGCAGTATTACTAAATTTGATATAATTGTTGAACGTAGACAGTTTACAGATAATACTTATGCGGGTGTATATGTTAAGGGTAATAACTCATCATTTATAGAATTTGGATATGGTTCTCATAGAAATATATCTAGTGAAAAAATGAGCGTAATTGCATTCGTTGATGGGATATATATCGGAAATATTATATCAACAGTATCATCTTCCAATTGGGTTTATAGAGTAAATTTCAATAAGCTTATATCTGGTAATGTTGAAATATTTATCGATAGATCTATAAAATACTCTTCTACAAGAAGTATAGATGCCCCACTTGATAAAATACCATTCAGTATAGGTAGATATAATAACTCAAATTCCGATGAACTTGAATTTATGGATCCATTATACGGTCCTATATCTGTAGATAATTGTATGTTTTTCAAAAACGGATTAAGAATAGAGAATTCGTCCATAACTCAAGTTGGTAGAGTTGATTATCATTGTTTAAATGAGTCTATCTCCGCTGGAGATACTTATAGTATCATATTTACGGATAATGATATTATTTCAACCGAAAATGTTAAGATCTATAATGAAGATTATTATATATATAATATGATAGGTGTTAGAGGCGTTACATCATTACTTATGAATGATACAAATAATTCTAATCTAGAAGAATACATTACTAGATATAATAATTTAGTAAAAGATACCCAACCGCTATCTATTGTTGATCCTGTCGGAATTATGAATAATGTTATAGAGGGTGAGGGATTCGATTATGCGGATTTCATGCTATTCTTAAAAGAATTATACAATGTTCCAGACGTTAATCAGAGAATTCAAATGATATTGAATAAATGTAGATATCTTATTTCCGATTTTATGGATTACTTTGCCGCAGAAGAAGTTAGAAAACTTGCTTGTTATGATGGTATTGCTGACCATGTTACAATTGGACATAGTATAACTTATGACTCTGGAACAAAGGTTATACGTATAATTGATGTGAATGGTAAGATTGCTTCTATTGAAGAGTTTATAGTTCATGATAATATGCGATATCATTCGACTGATGTAGATAAGAAATGGTTTAAAGTTGGCTGTGATAATGATGTTGTAATAATAGAGAGTTCATCTATATACTACAACTCATCTTATAAAATTGTGCCAGTACAACGTCTAGAAGGATCTGAATTTGTAGATAACTTTGGAAATAATAATGTATATATGGCTGTATTGGATACATTTGGTTCAATACATTCTATAGATGACTTTAAAGTTATTGCTCTTGTGAAACGGGAATTTGATCCTATTGGGATTTATATAGATGACTCTGAGTATGGTTTTAGAATTATACCAGGATCAGAGGCTCCGAGACTTATCGGTGGTGATGGTAAGATTTATATAAACTTTGAAAAAAAGTTTTTTAAAGATGATCCTCGTCTTGATATGGTAATCGTCACTTCCCTAAAACATCATAAACTATTACAAGTTAAAGTAAAAGATTTTAATGATACTTACGAATCATTATTTCAAGGTTTATATGCCGGAATTGAATCTTTCTATTACAATGATGAATATCACGATGTTAAAGTTCCAATTATACATACTGGGGCATTCTCTGTTTCGGTTGAGGGTGAGGGATATCGGTTGTTCGAAGGTATCGATTATATGATAAAACATCAACTTAATACAAGTGCAATTAGAGGTTCTTGTATAATTTTCAAAAGAGAATTAGAAGCTGATAGTATTATTAATATCGCAATCATGCCAGAATATACCAATAGTTTCGAATATCCTTCAATGAATATAGAAGATACTGGTCCTAATAAGTATGGACTTTTATATTTGAGTAAGATGAAATTTCCATATTCTAGTAGATATACTAGAGTTTATGCTAATAATAAATCCATAAACCCGAAGTATATAAACAGATTGTCTGATAAACTTATTAGATTGTATGATGAGGAAGTAAGTCTTCAAAACGTATTTGTTGAATTTAACTTGAGAGCTTCATTTACGCAACTAGCACCTTTTATAGAATTCTATAATGAGAGTAACTTTGAGAAATTCATAAAACACTCTTTTAGTAATTATGATATAGATTTTAAAGGTATGGTTAATGGTCTTGGTAGACTTGAAAGTGATGCATTATATGAGTCATTTGATAAATATGTAGATTCAAATTACAAAACTCCTAATAGAATTAGATCATCTGAGTATATATCCCCTAGATATAATCTATATTTAGACGCATACCTTAGATATTTTATAAGCGATAGATGTAATCATCAGTGGAAATCTTATGAAGATATCCCTTTGAATATATTAAATGAGCTTGAAATATTCTTAGATATAGGTCAAACTAATAGAGATGTTATACTTCGACCTTGGTTAAATTCTATAATTAATAATATAGAATTATCTACAAAGCGCGAAACGTATGGTGGATTTGATTATGGTGAAACTGTTAAAAATTTCTTAGAATGTTGTGTAGAAAACGAACTGAGTATACAGGACGGATTTGAAAGATATGAAGAGTTTAAACATAGCAATAGAATATTTAAAAGAGACTTACTACCAATAAGAGCAGATGTCACATTTGAAGGTGATGATATCATTGTGGGTAGAGGTCCAACATTTAAAGCGACTGGAGATTGATAATGAATAGTGTTAACCCCGCTAAAAGAGGTAGACCGGTATTTATCGTTACGCCTTTATCCCTATTTACGGCTGTCGATGCGATAATTCCTTATGATAATGAAATTGTATATGATGACGAAGGTACTGGTTCTATTGGTAGAATTGTTTATAAAGATACGGGAGTTTGGGAGTTCGTTAGTGAATCTAAAGCTGTAACCGATCTACTTGGACAATTGGAAAATACTGGTGTAATCGACAATGCTAGTGCAGGCTTGATTAGTAAAGAATTGACTTATTTTCTTTTTGATAATGTAAATAAGACTGTTAATTTCAATAAGAACTTGGTATACCCTCATACGTATAAGTATTATGCAATTCGTGATGGGAGTGGGTATATTACAGGAGTAATTGATAATGGTGTAGTTACTACGAATATCGTATCTATGGGCGGATATCTTCTGAATTCTGGCGGAACTCCTATTCCTATGGGAACAACTCCGTCATCAAATCAGATTGTTATGAAGCCTAATCCAGGTTTTATTCTCCCAAATAAAACTCTTAATGATGGTGATACATATATTGTAGAATTCTATGATGAGTCTAAGCGTCTAATTGATAGAGATGTATTCCATGCTGAATATATGCTTTATTATGCTGGAGGCGATATTGGCGATGGTATCACTGAACTCCTTGTAACTCCATCTAGTACAACTGCTAATGGTGATGCTAAATTATTCAAAGGTGCATCTATAAATGATATTACATTTATGGTTATGGCTAAATATAATGGCGGACAAGTTGTTGATGTTACAAATACTCTTGGAAGTAAATTGACTATAAAAGTGAATGGCACTAATGCCGGAATTGATACCATTAATACTACAAGTATTACAGGCGATAATCCGTTCTTACTTACATTTACATATAATCCTGCTGGAACTAATTTTGTTAGTAAGACTGTAAAACTTCATGTTATAGACGATCTGACTGTACCTAATCCGGTTATAACTCCAATATATTTCACCCCAAATACAAATAGTGTTACAACTATTTCTAAGAAATATTGGGCTACCGATGATAATGGTAATTCGTATGAAGTTACATCTTGTAAAGTTGCGGATGCTTCTACATCGGCAATTGTTAATAACTTGGCAACTCCTATTATAAGTGATTTCAAACTCGGAGTTATGGGTACTATTGATAAACGTTTGACATATACGTTTACTGGTAAAACTAGTACCAATAAACACGTTATTGCTATGGGCGGATTGACTAATATCTATGGAGAAATATCCACCACAAATGGTGTATACAAGATCGATGGCATTAGTGATTTCGCGACATTTGCTAAAGTATCTGTTAATGGTATAGAAAAAGTTCCTACACACTTCGATGTGTATACATTGCCGTATGGTAATCTTGGATCTAAACTTATTGCAAATGGTGTAGCTATTGGTGACGCTGGAGCAGGGTTTGCCTTGAATACAGCCATTGCTACGGTAGAAATGGCTTCTAAGAATATTCCACTTCTTGTACAATTCTACAAACCTGGTGATAATGGGTCTAAGTTTGTTACAAAACTTTACGTATGTCATTTGAAATAATTATATAGGAGATGATATATGCACCAGATATTGAATGAAAAAGTTGAACCTTTTTTAAATTCAATGCCTAAAGGTGCCATATACTTGGAATTTCTGGATGGGAGTGTTGTTGCTTATAGTAGCAATACTCCTTCTTCTAGTCCTATCCATTCGTATATAGCATTAAAGACTACATTTGGTAGAAATCCTATTGTAAAAGAATATTATAAATCTTATGATATTATAAACAATGGAACACTTACCCAATGGGTTGACCTAGGATTGTATAAAACGACTACAAATAGCTATGTGAATATCTATAAAAATATCTTTACAAATAGAAACTTGTATAAAGTTCAAGAAAAAGATATAAAAGAAGCATTCTACACTGATGCAGTTGGTAATGTTTCTCATATTGGAGAATTTGATGGATTGAAGTTTGATACGGTTATTCACAATATTCTAATATCTCAAAAGGATAAGAATCTTGTAGATACTAAACTTTCAAACTTCGATAATCCGACGACAGATGATCCTGTGAGTTCTAGAGACCTTAAGGTTGGTCTTAAGGATGATAGAATCCTAGGAGGATTGGATAATACTCTAGTGTGGCTTAACGGAATGTTTGTTAGTGCTACAAGGTTTGATAGTAAAACTGTATTTATTAGAAACGCTCTTTCTATTATGTATCCTGAACGAATTGGATTCAAACCTAATTCGACACTCAACAGACACAGTGATAATACTGCGGCAGTAGTATTCAATAGTTCTCAAGAGCTTAAAGGATATGTATTCGATTTGAAAATATTCAAATGGAATAACCTCAAAATTGATACATATGGTAGTGATTACCAGATGCATAATGATGTTGAGGTTGATTTTAATAATAGTAAGGTTAGATTCGATTACCTGTCAGAACTATCATTTGAAGCTGATGTTGATGAAAATTCTTTCATAATATGTAATGGAGTTATTCTTCCTAGAACTTCATATCGTATTGGTAAAAATGGTAATGTTGAACTATTGGGAACTTATAATAAACTTCTTGAAGTTATTGATGATTATAAGAGAGAATATGGTAACCACCTACAATCCAGTACTGTTGAATATCTAGAAAGTCTTCTTCCTGGAATTTACGATTATAAATTAGTTAAGTTTTCTAGCTTAAATCCTAATAAAACCGTTAAATTGCATAGAGAGACCAATTGTCGTAAGAATTACCCGTATCCATTCCACATCAATTTCCCAGAAATTAATGTTGGAGATATGATTCTTATTGATGGAGCATTTGAAAAATATACTATCCACTCTAAAGGTGTTATTAAATACCCTCTTACGGATTATATTTCAAGATATCCTGATAAGAATTTACTTAATTCTTCACTTGTTGAAAGAATATGGTTTACTGAAACGGTATAAATGACTATATATAATAAGGAGGGAACATTCCCTCCTTATTATTTAATAAAGTTTGAGGTAACAATCTAATGTATTTATGTTTCATAAAAAATAAGGTTTAACTATGATACTTGAAAAGTTGATTAACGTTAACACTTTATTTGACACTATAATTGGTGGTAATATATCCGAATACGATATACAATCTGCGGGATCGACGGCTATACGAGAATTAAAAGGTGATACTATTTACAATGAACTCATGACTTTTAGTAAAAAAGAAAGAAATATTCGTATAGGTTTGATGATGCGAGATGAGCCTGGATTGTCAAGTAAAGTTAATGCTCTTATGTTAAAATATCTTAACATGTTTATAACTAAAAATAAGATAAAAGCTTCAAATTTAATATATACAACTAGAGATTCTATAGTAGTTTACAATAAGATACCCTTGTTTACTGAATTTGGTAATGTTAAGTTTAGAAATAAAGACGGATCGTTCAGTTCAATGTATAGATTTAATAGAACTACTATATTTTTCGATATGATTAGTGGCAATATTGTTTGTAAAGGAGTTGGTGAAGAGGTTAGTAATAACTCTCCATTCCTACAAAAATTCCTAAGTAAACATTTGAGATTGATTGAGAGTTGTCAAAAGCGAGGGGAAACAAAGATATTCAACAATCTTAAACATATGCGAGAATCGTATATTAATAGTCAAGATATATCTATATATCAAGATATTTTGAACGATAATCGATTAGGAGTCAAAATGAATAATGAAATAGTTTATTTTGATGGTAATATGGATTTATCTGGAGAAGAGGGGATTGATGTTTGTATAGATCAAAACTATATAAACTTCATATTACCTATAATGAGATCGGTACTTTTAAATGGGTGAGGGATTAATGATTGTTTTCCAAAGCATTTTTATACTAGTTTGTAGTGTATCTGTTATGTATTTATCCATTATTATAGGTAGATATATTGATAATTTGAAAAGATTTACAAATCTTCCAAAGAATTATACGTATAACATAATGCATGAAGAACTTAAAACTTATGCACTATCTATTATTACAAGATCTGTTCTCGAGCTTGTACTATTCTCGGAGAGAGATCATACCGGAACTAGAACGGTATTTAAGAAAATATCATCACCAATCGAACCAGAGTTTCAAGGTATAATTGTTAAAGTCATAGGTTCTATGAGTCCACACTTGAAATCTAGGTTTATGATATATTTTAGTAGCAATTCCGATATTATTAATGAAGTTAGTAATATACTGGAAAGCTATACCATGAAGATTATAGAACGCATGAAAATGCTAGAAGGTGATGTTAGAAAGATCAATACAGACGCAGTTAGAAATGAAATGTCTCCTATAGATGAGGATTCATTTATTTATGGAAAACTGACTATATTGATTTCAGATGATTGTAAACGAATTGATTCATTAGAAGAAGTGGGAGCGTAATATGTTTATTGGAAGACCTAAGGATCCTAAGTACATTTTAGAGTCAAATATGTTTGGCGATATTGGTACTGAAGAATGTAAAGCTATTGGTCATATGAGTGGATTTACATACTTTGACTATCCGACTGCTTATAAAGATAAGAATATTGATACAGGACTAATCCTTCCTAATGGTGGACTTTTCCCGAGAATCTATAGTGCTATCGGTGAATCCGGTACTGGTAAAACTACAACAATGGTACAACTTGGCGGATCTATCGTTGACAGATGTTGGGGAGCTATGCTTGTATTCGTTGATGCAGAAGGAAATACTACTCCTGACCGTATTATGACACTTAACCGTTGGAGTGAATCAGAATTTAGACAGAAATGTCGATATATTCCACCTTCGCCTCCAATCTCGATTGGTGATGTGTATGATGTGATTAGACGAATTGCTCATTCCAAATCTGCTAAGAAAGATAAATTCAAAGTAGTTACACCATATGCAGATGTATCTGGTAAACATATTGAAATTTATCCCCCAACAGTAGTGATCGTTGATAGTATTCCGGCACTCGTAATTGCTCAGACTCAAGAAGAGCAAGTTGATGGTAAGAAGGAATTCAAAGCTATTGATAAGATGTCTGAGAATATGGATGGTATGCGTGAAGCTAAAGATAATACTGCATTCTTGAGAAAGGTTAAAGGTGTATTGGATGAATATAATATCATCCTTATCCTTATCAACCACCTTAGTAAAGAAGTTCCGATGGGAATGTTTGATAGACCTAAGAGTTACCATCCAAACCTTAAAGCAGGTGAAAAACTTAAGGGTGGATATGAGCAGATTTATCAGTCATTCGGTATGTGGAGAATCGCCAAGAAAGAAACCATCGATGATAGAAATCCTATCTATGGTGATAGTATTCGCGGTTCTGTAAACGCTCTTGATCTGATTAAGAATAAATCTAATGTATCTGCAAATGAATTTAGATTTGTATTCGACAAACGTACTGGATATCGTCCTGAACTTAGTGACTTTGAATATCTTCTGGCTAAGAAATTTGGGATCGAGGGAAGCCCAATGTCTATGTATATCACTATACTGCCAGAGATTAAATTCACAAGAAAGAATCTTATCGATAAATGCTTGGAAAATCCAATTCTTTCGAGAGCTATTAGTTTTGTTGCAAAATATCATATGGGTAATGATGTAATTATCATGAATCAATTTGGTGAATTAGATTTGAAACGATTTGCTAATATGCCTATTGAATGGAGAATGTCTATCATTCTTTCAATGACTTCACCATATCCTAGATATGGTATTAAAGATTTGGGTGAATATGCATACTATAATGAACAAGCATTGGCTGCTGTTGGTGATATGTATACTGGTCTTGGTGACGGGTATGTTAGTCCTACTAATGTGGATATCATTAAGAAACTTGTTGAATATAGTGAAAATGGTTACTGTGAGTGCGAAGGTTCTCACTATGACTCAGTAAAATAACGTGAGGGTTAAAAAGTTATTTAAATTATATATTACTCATTGTACGTGAGTAATATATAATTTCAAAAGGGAGAGTTAAATGGGGCTTAAAGAAGAACTTTTGGCATCTGATTCGTTAGATCCTGAAAAAGTTGGTGGAATTTATAATATGACACTTTATAATAAGTCGTCTGGTAGTAGATTGCATCTTGTTGGAACGTATTTCGAACAGAGTTTGATTCTAAATAACTCCGAAGTTCCTAGACTATATACTGGATTTGAAAAAGAATTCGGTAGTTTTAACGATTCATTACGGATAGCCAAAGCTCAATATAAGATATTACATCGAATTGATAAGTTTCCTTCCAATCCTGGACACCATTATACTCTGATCGTTCAAGATACTATTACCGGTGTTATTGATATTATTGAAAATAAACATTACGAGAATCTCGCAGAAGAACATGGGTATACTAAACCTATGGTTGATCTTGATTATAAGACTGTTGGGGCGATGATTGAGCCTGGTTCAATTATATCTAAGACTCATAGTCATGATGAAAATCTTAACTATAGATACGGTATTAATGGGAATGTTGCATATATTTCCACAAAAGATAATATTGAAGATGGTATCGTTGTATCAGAATCGTTTGCTAAACGAGTTACTTATACATCAATCAAGACTATTGAATTAGTTTTGAATTTCAATGATATTCTCCTCAATAAATACGGAACTCCGGACTTCTATAAAGGATTTCCCGACATCTTTACAGAAGTATCTGATGGTATATTCTGTATAAAGCGTACTATCGATTCTAGTAATGTTGTTTGTGATACAACTTCTAACTCGTTGAATAATATCACAAATACTAATGATGAAATCTTCCATGCAAAAGGGAGAATCATTGATATCGATGTTGTTGTAAATAATAATGCGGAATTGCTAAAAGATTATGAGCATAGAAAACAATTGTTAATGTATTACAATTTGTCTATGGATTATAAGATTAAGATTATCAAACACCTCGAACCTTATATTCGAGATAAAGCATATAAAGTTACAACGTATGCGAATACGAAGTATACTTATTATAAAAATCATTATGACGCGTGTACTGATGATAATATCAAATATATGAATAAAACTACCGAAAATCCTTTTGAATTTGCATTTGTTAAATTTACAATCTCAAAAGAAATGTGTTTGTCTGAGGGTTCCAAACTCACAAATAGATTTGGTGGTAAAGGAGTTATTACCAAGATTATACCGGACGACATGATGCCTCTTGATGCTTATGGTGTTAGAGCTGAGATCATTTTCAATCCTTGTGGCGTTGTTGGCCGAAGTAATCCTGGTCAAATGTATGAACAGGAACTTAATTTCATATCTACTCGTATAGTCGATAAGATGAAAGATCTTCCAAATCTTTCTTCAAAGTTTGAACTTCTTAGTCGATTTATGAGTCGTGTTGATGCCGATAGTCATGGTGAGCTTGTTAAATACTATAAGAATCTTCCAACCCCTCAACATAGAACTCGCTTCATTCAAACTATTGAATCTGGCGGATTATATGTGAGACAGCATTCTTTCAAGAACCTTACATTTGAAGAGATGAAGCAGATTTATATGGAATTTGACGTTCATCCATCTAGCGTTGAGGTTACAATTGATACTATTCATGGTATCAAGAAGTATACTTCTAAGAATGCTGTAGTTATCGGTGAAGAATATATCATGGTACTAAAACATACTACAGAAGGTAAATCGTCTTCAGTATCAATTAGTAGTGTTAATGGGTACGGATTGCCTGATAAATCTGTGTCTAAGAATAAAGTTCTTCCGCTTAAAACTACTCCTATTAAGTTTGGAGAGATGGAAGTTAATATTGCGATGAATAGATGTTCGCCGGAAATAGTTAACAGATTCCTTGCGGGATGTGGAACTAATATGAAACATCGTGATCGTGTTGCTAAAATGCTTATTGAGGAAGATCCATTTGTATATCATAATGTAAATATCAAGAGCGAAGACATCGATAGTAGTATTCCTAGTGACGCATTTGTATCACTTATGCAACAACTTGGGTACTCGATTTATACTGATGAAATCGTTGATGTTGTAAATATCGGTGTAAAGCCGGATTAATTCAAACTTGGTATTTGATTATATATATAAAAGTGATCTTATATAAATTTAAATGTGGAGGACACATGGTTAGTGAAACTAGAGAATTTGTTGTAGACTTCTTTGATGATGTTTTCGGCGTTATATCTGATAAAACAGATGTAAGAATTGGAAAACTTAAACAATATTGTAAGTCTCTCAAGAAGATTAAACATGGTAAGCAGGATGGAACTGGTACTGTTATTGTGAGTCTTCAAGTTATGGACTCTCTTAAGTATTGTGAACCATCCCTTCATGCCCTTATCAAGCGTATGAATGATGGAGAAATCGACATTACTGATGATGTTGAAATTATTATTGCCGCATTTGGTCAGGATAATTACAAGAAAGGTTGGAAAGGTTCTATACATAAATTTGTAGAACTTATGCAATCTGTTGTAGCAGCTCCTGCTGAACATGGTACAAACGGATACTATACCAGATCATATCATGCTGATATGTTCGACGGTGATCTTACAGATTTCATTATCCTCGGAGTTTATGTGCATAAGTCTGAAGAATTATACGATACATGTGCGATCAATCTGATAGGTCTTCCTAAAGAACGGGAAGAAGAGATTCTAAATAAACAGATTCTCGAAATGTTTGGATATTAAAATTTATTAAATACTCAACAATTTATTGTAGGTATGATTTTAAGCTCCTTTAACATTCCTACGATAGATTGCATTATATCTATCTTAGCTCCTATCCAAAAATACTAGGATAGGTATAGTGAAAAAGGTGATGTGTGGGATAATCCCCACACATCACTTTAATTTTTTGTATAAATTTTAATTTCGGAGGATATGATGATCTTGAACCCTGAGAATATGCCTGATGAAGAAGAGGTAGTAGACCGTGTTAAAGATGATATCTACAAGTATGGCATAGCTACATTCGATCGAATGATTCCTAGTAGTTTTGATGGGCTGAAACCTGTTGTACGCCGTATCATGTATGTTTGTTGGGAAAATAAGATTTATTCAAATACTAAGTTGAATAAACTCGGAGGTATGGTTGCTGCATATCATCCTCATGGCGATAAATCTATTACAGATTCTATTGTGAATATTGCTCGTAATGTTGTAAATAATCATGCACTATTGCATCCTAAGGGATCATTTGGTAATATATCTGATATGTCGGCAGCAGCTCCAAGATACATTGAAACCAAAGTATCAGATTTCGGTTGGGATGTAATGGTATCTCTTATGGATAAACATGCTATGGAGATGATCGAATCTGAAGCCGACTTTGGTGAGTATGAGCCGATGTACGTTCCTACTAAGATTCCATTGTTACTTATCAATGGTTCTTTTGGTATTGCTGAGTCATTTACTTCGGATGTTCCACAACATAATTTGATTGATATTGCTGAAATTTGTAAACGATATATACGAAACAAAAGTGTTACATCGTACGAATTATCAAGAAATATTTACCCGGATTATGTAAATGGATGTACAATCACAAACGGCGACGACCTCAGGAAATGTTACTATGATGCGGAGTTTTCTACAACTATTAAGCTTCGTGGTGATGCTGAGATTGATAATGTTAATAATAGAATTATTATCCGCAGTTTACCAATACCTTATGACTTCGATTCTATAATTTCGAAGATCAAGTTTATACAGAATGATAAAGATGATAAGGGAAATCCTAAAAATCCAATCATGGCTGGTGGAATATTGTATGCTGGCGAATGTAAGGATAACAATAATGGTAACCCGTATATCGCTGTAAACTGTAAGAGTGGGGTTAATCTTGTTGAGATACTTGATAACTTGTATAAAAATACAAATCTTCAAATATCAAACAGTTTTATACTTACAACTAACTTTAATGGTAAAATTAAACGTTGTACAATCCGAGATGTTATCAAAGATTGGTATGATGTAAACTATGATAACCGTCGTAGAAAGATTATTCATGTCATAAATAGTCTTGAAAATAGAGTACACATCCTAGACGGTCTCTATAAAGTATACGATAATGTGGATAAGGTTATTGATCTTATTAGAACTTCGAACGATTCAAAAGATATAACTGTCTTAAATCTCAAAAAGAAGTTTGATCTTACGCTTATTCAAGCTAAAGGTATTTATGAGATGCAACTTGGATCACTTACAAAGAGATCTAAAGATGACCTTGCAAAGAATATTGAAAAGATTAGAGTTAGTATCATTACAAACGCTACAGATCTAACCCGAATCGACGATATTCTTATAAACGATCTCGATGAATTAATTTCTAAATACGGTAGACCTAGACGTACAAAAGTTCTTTCTAGACTAATGGATAGAGAAGATATCGTAATTTCTAATGGAGCAATACTTTCTACTAGAAATAGTATAGGAATATTCGACTCTTCGAACATTATATCGGGTAAGAAGATTCTGAACGGGTTCAAGGGTGTTAAGATTGATGGCAAATGGGTTAAAGAAATCGTTGGATCACATAGAATTGATGAAAATATTTCTTCGATAGCGATATTCTATGAGAATGGGTGTGTTAATTCGATACTCCCTACGACTGTGAATTGCTGGATACCTTCTCAAGAAGCTGATAATCATATAAAAATAGCATGTCCTATATATGGTTCTAGTGGAACTATTGTTTGTATAACGAATGATGGTCAACTTAAACGACTCGAATCGGAAACTATAACGAATAGAATATCGAATACAAATACTATAATTGAAAATTGTTTATTTGTAAGAGAAGAAGATAGTGATAAGTTCATCCTTTTCACAAATGAAAAAGGTGAGTATCAGTATATTAAGATAACCGACATTCCCGTTAAAGGGAAGACCGCTGGTGGTGTGCAGAGTGGATTCTCTAGTGGGGTTGGCGTACATATGACACTGGTTGATCCTATTAAATATAATCACTTGGTAGTATTGTTAGATTCAAAACTTGTAGGTGGTTGTGTTTATACTATTAAAATCAGTGATATCCCACAAATGAATAGAACAAATAAATTAAAGAAACTATACTTATTTGAAGGATACACTTGTACAGGTGTCGGGGTTGTTGATTTACAAATACGAGATCAGTTGGGAATATTTATATCCGAAACAGGAACTTCTAGCCTAAAAACTATAAACTTGAGAAATCTCAATACTCCTAGAAAAATTACGTCTAAAGCGTTTGATTTCATAGGGATAGATGTCTCATAAACTGTTACCGAGTGTAATGTTAGGGGGTTTTATGTCTGAAGAATCCAAAAATAATGTGCGCAAACCGCATACTGACTACTGGTTCGTGGAGGAGTTTGAAAATGTTCAAACTCTTGCCGAACTATGTAGGATTGGTAGAGCTGATAAAGATGATATTGATAGAATATTCTGGATGGGTCGAAGATTGAAAGGTATGATTCATGAGAATATATACCTTAAAAATATCTTAGATGAGGAAAGAGCATTTAACATCAAAATCTCAGAGATTGCTAATAAATTTGAAGAGGCGTTTAAGTCGCAAAATTCGTGCAATGCGATTGGGGTAGACATCGATTGTCCTGGCGTATGTAATAGCTTATACGGTAATCTTCGTAAGGTGGTGGATGAATTAGAGCTTGTTGTGAAATCTCATAAGAAACTGCCACCGAGATCAAAATTGTATAGTAAGACAACAAAGGTTGTATTGTTCTTTGTTAATATTATACACAATGTAGAGAGTAAGTTTTTAAATCTTTTAAAGAAGGATTCGAGAAAATGAATAGCAAATTTGGACTTCCTGGAACACCGAAACCTGATAATGGTAATTCTACGGGACTCAATGTTGTACGTGAAGGGTTGGGTAATGGGACTTTTTCTAAACCTATTACAGACTTGAATCAAATTACTGAAGAGCAGTGGAATAGTGCTCCCGATAAACGTTCTATCTCGATGGAGTAACTAATGGAAATTCTTAATGAATATGGTCCAATGGGAGCAATAGCAGCATTTATTGTTGTGGTATTTACATTTATAATGAATACATTTATCAAAAAAGGAAGTAAGTCTAAAGTTAAGAAGACTATTTCTGATCTAGAAGATTCTATCAAAGATACGACTAAACAATCTAAAAAGACTGTAGGTCGTATTGAGGATAATGTTGAAGATTCTAAAAAAGAGTCTCAACATATAGAAGAAAAGATCGAATCATTGATGAGTGATAGAGATATTATTGGTAATAAAATAATCAGTCTAGATACCTCTATTGAATCTAATATAAAAGATAGCGGATTTAAGAAAAAGGAATAATTTTGAAAACAGTATTGTTATTAATAGTTATTGCTGTATCATTTGTTATGGGTGGAGAAGTTGTTACATTTAAATATAAAGGTGACATCTATGAACGAGATCTTCCCAAAACTTACAAAGAAAGTGTTGAAATGATATATCGCTTATGCGGTATTATTACTGAAGTAGATTCGGTAAGGACATTATTGGAGTTTAATGATTCTGCTAATATTGCGACTATAAAAGAGATACGTTTGACGAATTACCTTATCAAGGATAATTTAGATAAGGCTTCAAATGAACTCTTATCCCTTAAATCTCAAAACGATAAGCTTGATGAAACTATCAATGAAGGGTTTGATGAAATAGCATATTCAGTATCTAAACTCAAACTTGATAATTTCATAGGGTTTGGTATCTTATTTGGAGGAAACTACATTCGTGGTGGTGGATTTGATTTATCAACAACGCCGCATCTCACAATCGGACGAACTATTCTAGGAGTTAATCTTGGAATGATTAGTAATGATTATGAATCGATTTCTTTTAAATATGGTGCCAGTGTAGGGTTTTCAATAATTAAGTAAAGTGGTGAGGGAATTACCCTCACTATCTTTAATTCAAAATGGTAATGTGATTATATATTATATTACGAATGAATGTTTAATGAAATCAAAGGAGATTTTCATGATTAAAGTATTGCCTATCGGAATCGGTCTTGGTGGAAGTAACTATGCTAAAGAAATTAGTACTAAGCTGAAATCTCAAAAGGGTGGTAAAAACTCTAAATACGGTGAACCGATCTATGTAAACATCTGTGCTGATGAGCTCGGAATGTTTAATACAGCATTACTCAATGGTAAGTTTCATGTTGGAACTATGGATGGTGGTGCCGGTAAGAATCGCGATTTGGCTCTCGATACCTTTGCTGATAAATTCGATTATGATAAATTAATCGATCTTATCAGAGAACGCGTTATTGAAGATGATATCGATGTTGTTGCAACATGTTTTACGACTGGTGGAGGCACTGGTTCAGGTATTGGACCAGCCCTTACAAATACATTGTTTAATCTTATGGAACAGCAGACAGATATTAAATATGTATCAGTTATTGGATTTGCGCTACTTCCATCATTTGATGAAGGTATAACTATTCATAAAAATAATCTACTTGCTCTTGGGGAAATTGAGACTAGTTTCCTGAATGGTGGGAGATATGCTCTGGTTAAGAATACTGGCGAAGGGTCATCCTTTAATGATCGTCGTACTACCGCCAATAAAACGTCTATAACATTATTTATGGATTACGTTACTGGTTCTCATCAGTCTAAGACTGGTGGAGTTCTAGATTTGAATGATAAACGTGTAGGATTAGCTTATCCAGGATTACATTCATTCAATAGATTGAGAGAGTGTAATGTTGACAAGAGTCCATTCGTTGAGCCCGGATCTAATAAAGTTAAACACGTTATGGCGGAGATTCCTGAAGAGAATTGCGAACTATATGAAGAAGCTGTACTTGCAGGTGTTCATCTTGATTACAAATTCGGATATACGAGTGATGAAGTTGGAGTTGTCGCATTTCACGGGTTTAACAGTCTCCGTAAAGAGACTGTTGCATATCGTAAGAGATTTGATGAACTCAAAGAACTTGATTCTGCGGATGATGTGGGCAACGGTGTTGACTCGCTAAATGCTCTTAAGAAAGATGTATTCCACTATAACATTCGTAAAAATAATGTTGAAGTTGTGGTTGGGGAAGAGATTCCTACATCTAAGAAACTACTAGACTCATTCCGTACAGGAAGAATCTAGTATTAATTTGGAGGCGTATATAATACGTCTCCTTTTTTTTTATCAAAACATTATAATGTATGATAAATAAAATCTTTAAAGGAGACTAAAATGTCTATATCTGATTTTGAAAAGATTAAAGGATTCTATTACGAAATAGGATCACAGGATTATAATAAAAGTCATAGTCCGTTTGAAAAATTCGGATTCAACACCGGAGTAAATGTACCTATATTTGAAACAACTATAAGTAAAGTTAATGATATTTTCAAGAAACCAATTAGCACATTCGCCAATGCAAATGGTAACTTTGGAAATCTCATATATAGTGTAGACTCTACAACCTTCAAACAGAGTGATTGGGCGACCGCATTTGATCAAGCTATGTTGATTATATCACTCCTTTACAAGTATCAGTTTAATTCGGATGTAAACAATGATGGTACACCTGAAACAAATATTGTAAATTATGTAAATACTAATAGTACAAATTGGTCATATTATGTAAAAGATACTCTTCAAGTTGTGTTAGATGATACTATGGGCGCTGGACGTATTAAGAAGGTGATGTTTAAACTTGACTTGGATGTTACTGCTACACTTGATCCTGTTATGTTTGAAATATTCTTTAACCCGGACGAACTACTCGCTGATGAGTATATAAATCGTATTGAAGTATACCTGTATACCGATAGTGATGCATATGAAACTCCAGGTTGGGATACTATATCTAAAGGTGAATGGGAAACCAAGATTAGTCAAAAACATATCGATATATTCGGCAATGCTCGATACGACCATAAGACCAGTTACGTTGTTAAATATTATCCACTTAGAAAATCGATAAATGCTGCTAAATTTTATGATCATATATTCTTCCTATATTCATTGGAGGATATATCTACTAATACAAATATCATTCTTGATGAAATACGTAAATTTGTATTAGCGGCTTATAATAATGATTTTAATTTAGCTATTGATCATTACCCGGATTTATTTACTAATAAAGATGTGAATATCTTGGCAGTATATACTCCAAATATTACAAATAAAGTTCCCTATAATGTTAAAGATATAACGGATATTCTTGTTAGAAATGGCGTGAACTCTACTGATAACAATTTTAAAAATGCAGAAATGCTTCCTATATATCGACCGAATCTTACAGATATTTCGACAATGGCTATAGCTTATAATGTTGCTATAGCCGATCAAACTAGACCTATATCAGTCGTATTAAGCAATGCTTATAATATGTATTCGGATATCGATACTAAAGCATTCTCGGCGTGTAATGCTAGTGAAAAGTTTTATAAACTCTTAAAGATTGCCGTTGATAAGGTTACTAAGAATGTGACAATTCCGACGACACTTATAGAGAACCAAGTAACGTATGTTTCTTCCACTAATACTGTAACTTTCAATTTTAATAGTGTAAAATTTATAGTATCAAAGGCAGTATAATATGTCAACTCCTACTTTTACAATGGTAGGGTTTTATTATGAAAATAAATCTTTAGATATCCCTAATGGTAGTTCATTTAAATCTAAATTTGGATTTACTGTAGCCGATGCAGTAAATCCTATATTTGACTACTCTATTAGTGATGTCTTTAGTTTTCTAATAAAACCGCACAGTTTAGTTAATGGTTATAATAATCTTGTTATAGAGAATATGTTTGAAAGCGATGAATATATCGCAAATATAACAGATTTCGATACTAGCGGTATCAATGCTCTTACTAACAAATTATCACAGATAAATTTGGATCATTCTAAAACTGATTTAGAAATATCTAGAATTCTTGATACATTACCGAATTATACCGCGGGTAGTCTTGCGGTGCATAGAAGTTTATACATTCCAAATAGAATATCTAAACTAAATTTTCAGTATAAAATACTTGATAACAATTACTCAATGACGATATATCTTACTCCTGATGATCTTATTTTCTACAATTGGAATAAGATCGGATACTATGATATAACTCATGATGAAAATAATTATACAGTTAGTACTACCAGTTTATCAAATTTAATGAATGATCCTATAGATTCTCCATTCAAATTTGAAAGTGATAGAAATTATACAAATATATCGAAGTTTAATACTACATATAGACATCATGAAGGTACTACTTTCGTATATTCATATGTAAGAACATTCTTCATATATTGTCACCTATCGGACAAATATCAACCTCTTGACCAACAAAAAATATCGGCCATTAAGGGATATCTTACTGATAAGTATTTGCTGTTATATGGAATTGTAGCTAACCAATACTTGGTTAGAGACTATCCAGACCTATTTACAGTTGGAGATGTTAATATATTTCCAGCATATTTTGTAAATAATGATGGAACTATAGGTTCACTATCTTCCAATATTCTAAGTATATCCAATATTATGAATATACTTGACTTGGATGATAATGAGATTCTAACTGTTGGGGATAATATTGATGTATTTAATATCGAATGTGCCAACTCTAAAGATGATATATTCAACATTACCAGTAAAGCTGATAAAAATATATTATTCCCATTTGTAGCTCATTCCGATATCGTTACTCATCCTATACAAACATTGTTTCCAAATTATAACAATAGATTTACTGGTGCAAAGTCTGATAGTGTTGTTTGGGAATCATTCTCATTCCATATTAAACTTTTCGTCAAATATCTTATAGGCGTGAATGATTGGGTTGATTTTGTCTATATGAATGATGATGAAATATCTAAAGCATTAAACTTAAATCCATCTCTAAATTTCAGAGTCGATAGGGTTAGAGATGGTAACATTGATATCATTTCTAGTATTAAATTTGATATGCTCGGTATGACATTCGTACTTCATGCGTATAAGAGAGGATAATCTATGGTTTTGATGAATAGACTTAATATAGGGGAGTTTTATAATGTTAGATATAAGACTCCATGGGATAGTGATAATCCGGAATTCGCAACAGTTAAAATAGTCGCGATAACCTCAGAAGAACAAGGTAAATACTATAGTGTAGACTCTATTTTCTCTGAGTATTTTGCTAGACATGGTATGAGTATATCGACATATGTAACAACTCTACAAGTAGAGCCTACTATATATGTAGCGGTTCTTGTTAAAGATGATCCTATTCAAGGGATAGTTGAAGACACTGATCCTATACTAATTCCTAAGTTTACTATAAACTTTGATAGGACTGATAGACTTATTGAGTGTGATAAAATTATTGTAAGAGTTGAGGATGTTATATCTTATAGTGCTCTTACGTATGATAGAGGAGAATTCTTTCAAAATCTTGAAAAAGATTTAAAGAAATCTCTTAGAAATATTAAAGAATTTGGCGATTATCCTGTAAATGTTTACTTTGAAACGTCAAAGACTTTAAGAGAACTTACAAGTTATAATGAATATGTTGAATCAAAAACTAAGAGTTACGAAGATTCTAAGAGAGCTAATGATATATCTGAGTCTAGTTTTAGAAAACGTATAAGTAATCTAGCTGATAAAGAAGTAGCATTGGCTGCCAAGGAATTAACTGTTATAAATAAAGAATCTATATTAGATGGTGAAAGAGATCGTTTGAACGACCTCCTAGATATTATTTCAGGAGATATTACTAATCTTAGAGATTCCGCATTACTTATAGATGATTCAAATGGTGATGTAAAAAATGCTATATTAACAATTGTTAATAAGTATATCGGAGCATTAGCTTAATAACGTCATTAAAATATATATAAATACCGGGATATACTCCCGGTATTTATTAATGTATTATCGTTTGATAACTACGATCTGATCATCTTTGATTGCTTTAGCAATAGCTACTGCTTCATCATTTACGGCACCGTCAATTTCAACAACTTCTTTTACGAGACGGATGATATCCGCTTTACGTCTTTTAAAAGCTGTCTGGAATGCGAGATTGAGTTCATCAAGCTTACGATTGAATGCTTCTTTCTCATCACCAGATGCGAGTTCCATTGTAGTTTTGATAACTACAGCAGCATGGATATCTGGGAATTTGAGACCATCAGATGGTTCTGCTTCAGTTGCAGGTTCTGCTTCATGTCCTACCTGATCATCATCTTCGAGAGATTTAAGGATATCAATAGATTCCATTCCAGTATGCATATCGAGGAATCCACGCATGACCAACTGGTGTACGGTTTCTTCACTTCTTACGAGTGAAGGACAATGTTTAAGCATTGCTTTTGTAACTTCGAAATTTTTACTCATAACTTGCTCCATATACTGGGGATAATTTTAATTCATTATAATGTTTCTAAGATGAGGGGATTTAAAAATATAAATCAGAAAACACCTTAATGTTAGTTTAAAGGAGAGTTTGGATGGATATTAGTATTGAAGATAAGATACCTCAATCAGCAGGTATGACTCTTAAAGCTTTTTGGAAACTTAAGGTTAAAGAGACGCTTCGTAATATTTATGGGAATGATGGGATTAAGGAAGATGGAATCAATAGATACCTTGATGAAATACTTGCTAAATCACATAATCCTATTGCGAAAATGCGAAATATTTACGAAGAACGTTTTTGGGAAATGGAACTTAACGACGTACTTATAATGGTTCAGGATAATCACCTTATAATTGGTGCAAATGGAACCTTTACGGTTAGACATTATGTAAGGATGTCAGAGCTATCCGAGCTTCTAATACTATGGCTTAAACAGCGAAGTGACTTAAAGAAACTTCTACTTATTGCCGAAGAAGCTAATGATGTTGGCGGTATTCGTAAAAATGATAACTTGCAAAATACAAGAAAAGAGAATAATAACTCTTCATATGGTATTACGACTATGCCCGGAGGATTCTTCTACTCTCCAGACTCTAGTTCAATGATCACTCTCCAAGCGAGAGAATTGATTTCTGAAATGCTATGGACTGTTGAGAAGCTTCTTGGCAATAATATGGTATTCAAAGATATGAATGAGTTCTACTCATATATAAATGAGATACTGAATTTACCAATGTCTATCGATTTTATAACTAAATATAATATCGTAGTACCAACGTTTGAACAGATTAAAGTTCGAATGATTGAATTGTTGGCATTTGTTCCTGAGCATGAGCGTGAGGTTGCTAAGAATAGTAAATCACTATACCTTTTAGCTTTAAATATATCCAAAGATCCTTCTAAAGCTATAAGTTTTTATTATAGATATAATCTATACAAATTCTTAAGTATGAATGTTGATGTTATGGATATCATTAATAGAATTATGAAAGCTAAATTGGAATTCAACTCCCCTCTTAGAGAAGTTATGGTTAAGAATGAGTCTTGTGCATATATTCCAAAACTGGATGAATTGTGTGAGGTACTTCAACACTTTGTAACAACTCCTATAGGAACTTATGATAGAGTTGATAAATATGTTAATCGTGGAAGATATATCGTACCAATCTCTGATACAGACTCAATCATCGTGCGATTGGATGAATGGACAGGTTTTGTGGCTTCAGTTGGAGACTATAAATTTGATACATATTATGATGAGTCTGACGTTTACCGTGCTGCTAATATCATGAACTATATATCTACTGACATATGTAATTTTATGGGTAGAAATATGGCAAGAAATTGCTATGTTCCAAAAGAGCATTGTCAACGAATTGCATTGAAAAATGAATTCTTCTTTAAGAGTTTGATACTATACCCATTCATTAAGAAGAATTATTCAGCATGGACTGTGTTAAGAGAAGGTGTTATTGTTAATAAAGTTAATAATACTGGACTAGCTTTGACCGGTTCTAATATGAATAAATTCGTTAGTAAGACTATGAATGATATAATATTCAAAGAGATTCATTCTGTAAAAGATGTTTCTGTGATGCGTATTATGAAACGTATATATGATTTAGAATCATCTATACGAAATAGCCTACTTTCGGGAGATGTTACATTTGGGATAACTTCGTCCTATAAGAATAGTATGAAATCTAACCCATATAGTGATAGTAGAATCAGAGGTGTTGAGATCTGGAATCATCTTTATCCTAGCAATAAGATTGAACCTTATAATAAGATTTATGTATTTAAAACTAAAGTCGAGAAGGTTGCCGATCTTTATATGGTTAAGGATGATAGTGTGAGACATGCATTGAAAGCTGCAATTTTCGATCTACCACCTCATCCAGATCTTGTAAAATTTGGACTTAGAACTGTTGCTGTACCTGATACTCTTGAAAAACTCCCACCTTGGTTAGTTGATATTATTGATGTGAATAATATTGTTGAAAGACATGTTAATTCATTAACATCGTTACTACCAAGTATAGGGATATATATTAACAGAGTTAATAGTTCTAGAAATCATATATCACCATTAACCATATTGTAATTTTAAATATATATAGAATATTGACAAATTACAATTTACTATGGAGAACCTATGAGTGAAAAAAAGATGACTTATGAGGATGAGATAACCGCATCTCATCCTATGGAGCTTGATACTCCTGAAGGATTTGCAGCCGATATGCTTGCAATGACGCTTGTTGGAGAACGTCATTCTAAGAGAGATTTAGTTAATCTCGTAAGATGGCTCATTCTTGACAAAGCCGGACGATGTAACGCTGATTTGAAGATTGATCGGTAAAGATTGGAGGATAGATGTTTATTCCAACTATATCTAAAGAAAATATTATAGATGAGGAAAGTATAGGTTTATTATACGATGATTCATTTAATGGTTGTGTAGATATTTTGGATAGAAAACGTGTCATAATCCTACATTCCGATGTGGATCTAAAACGCAGTGCTATTGAAGGTATACATAGTGTTAAATGTACATTGATAAATCTATCAGTATTAGATGGTAGATATAACTATGATACAAATTTTAATCCTGGCATAGTTTTATGTAAAACCGTGTATAATGGGGAAATACAAATACCCATAACTACAGATCTAACTGATGGAGTTGTTACTGATTCTTCTATATATGACTCTTATTTTAGAATACTTAATGCGTATACGTCATACATAGGGCTATGGGATAATAATGGTTCTATGACATCTGCTCCGATGGGCGTTAGTATTCTAAATATGATGGATATGAAATTGTCCACAAGTCATTTTAGAAAAAGTGTCACGATGAATACTATGGAAATGGCTGCTAAATTGGAAGTATCTTTTGACGGAGATACTTTCCAAACTATATTGCCAATTCCGAAACCACAATTCTATAGCAGAATGCATGCTGAAGCTAATAGGGAAGATCCTATAATAACTCATTCGGGTAGAATCCCTGGAAAACATTTATTCGATAGTGTTACAACTAGACATAAGCTTGTGCATAATAGAATAACTGATAGAGGTGATTTGGATTATGAATATGATAATAATGTCAATTCCGAGTTAACTTATTTGGATAATGATAATAATGTCATGAGTACTATGAAAGACTTTATGCCATTACATATTAAGTTTAGTTTAATGACTAGCCTTATAAATGAATTATTCTCGAGATTATTCAGAATCTGCCAGAGATACCAGATAAACTCTGTAGATTTCATATTTGATTCTGATACTAATAGGTTAGTTCTACCATCAGTAAAATTTTATTATAATCCAGCCCCAACAGATATAATAGTGGACTTTATTTCTTATGTTATTGAAGACTTTGGCGTATCAAACGCGTTAGCTGATATCGTTATGATGTGTGATAATTGTAGAGTAATCGGTAGATTAACCGATCTTAAATACGATTTGACAATTCTCCTTGGAGATAATAGCAAAAAACGAATTGAAACTGGCGTTAGGGGTATTAAATACCAATCTTCTACATATGATACAATAAATTCCATGACATCTTTTGAAACAAATGTATCAAGTCCTATAAACAATTTTTAAAACGAGGGTATCCATGTCTGAGAATTTTACAAAACCGCTTTCAATGGGATATAATATTGAAAACGGGTTCTTTGATGGAATCAATGGCGGTTGCGGCTTCAATGTTGGAGCATATGCAGGTAGACTGAATATGAATTTTTGGAAGAAAGGTGAAAAATCTTCTGAAAATAAGGATAATAAAGTAAGTATTGGAGAAAGTCATATCTTTATCCTCAACGGTATGCTCCAGTCTATCCTCAAAAGTCGAGTTGAAGAATATCGTGCAGGAAAACCATACAGCGATATTAGCAATTTCTACATGAATGTAAGTGGATATATTGATGGTAAACCTGTAGTATTCTCTACAATCAAATTCGACACTGTTGAAGTTGAAGGTGTTAAGAGAATTCAGATTACAGTCGGTCGTAACTCTACAGTTAATTCAGTAGTATTGTGTGATATGAGATTGGTTGGGGAAGTTGAAGCTAATACATCATTCGGCACAACTTTTGACGTTGGTGATGTAACATTCCTCCGTCTGTGTAACGTTGTTTCACAATGGTCAATGTTCATGTGGCAGAACGCCTCTATGCAGAAACTGTTTAATGTTGTCGCTAACAAAAATGGCGGCGGTAATAGTGGCGGCGGAAGCTATAATAAACCGACATATAGTCCTCGTGGAGGAAATTCTGGTGGTGGCAATAGTGGCGGCGGTAATGGTATTTATCAAGATGATGAATTAGATTTCTAAAAAATATAGAGGAGACATTTGTCTCCTCTTCTTTTTTTTATATAATTATATCCAAAACATATTAATAGTTAATAAATTAAAAGAGGGCGATATGAATCTAAGTTCCGAGAAAAATGCCACTAATATATTTAAACGACTGTTAAGTGATGAGGAAACCATAACGTTCGATAATACCGAAATGACTATGGGACATTATCGTGAGATGGAAGAGAAGTTTTCTCCAAAAGAAAAATCTAAGAAAAGCGTCATATTGTTTTGGGATGATATGATGCAGTTCACAACTATAGGATTGGTAGAATGTCTTTTAGAATACGTTCATGAAGATGCCGGTATAGTTTGGGATTACACTAAATTCTTCTACAGAGGATATGATAATACTGATTATATTACATTTGTTAAATCATTTTTCCTTACGGAATATGAAGTAACTCTAACTGATCAATTTATAAAAGATTTCCAAAAAGATAATTACGCAGAGATCCTTAAAAAATCACCAGCGTCATCATTCTTTATGCCATTCTTTAGATGTGAGCCTATATATAAGAATGTCTTACTCTGTTTTAGAACTCATTTTGAAGGAATCGAATCCTTTGCAAAGTCATTCTACGATAATTACTTTACAGGAAGATTTAATATTCCAATTAGTGTAGCTACATTGGATAATTATAAAAATGAATATGAATTTTTGGTCAAAAATTGCGCAGAAGTTGATATTTTTATTTTGCAAAACTTAGGACATGCATTCGATTATATTGAGGATTCTCATAGATATAACCTCAATCTAATTGGTCCTTCTGTACATAATGGTATAGAAGCCGGATATTTCGAGGTAGCATACCAGTTATATAAAAGTGATAGAGTTGGTCCTAATAATAGTGAACTAACTATATTCAACGAAGGTTTATCTGTAATTTAATTTTGGAGAATAGTTATGTTTAAATACGATATTTTAAAGGTTGATGATAAACTTATAGCAGGTGAACGACTTGTTGAAGTTGTATCCTCTAAGATATTTGAAAGACCGGGCGAACCTGATCCTGAGGGACTTGCGTCTTACGAGATATTTGGATTCCCGGGCACAGAAGAACGTAAAAAGAGATTTGCATATATCGATTTATCTGTAAAATTCGTTCATCCACACTGTTTATTTGAGTTGAAATCTCTTAAAAGACAGTATATGGATTTGATAAATGGTGATGGTGAATTCTATATCAAAGATGGTGACATCTGTAAAGTAGAAGGAGTTGCTCCGAGTGATGCTAAAGTTGGATCTGGAGTTGATTTCTTATATGAAAATTGGGAGAAATTGAAGTTTGATACTGGAGATGTTAAGTCTGGTATACGTTTCAATAGATCCAGATTCATTAAGAGTTTAGAAAAAGAACAGATATTCATGAGTAAACTACTCGTTATGCCAGCATTCTATAGAGATGTAGATATGCGTGACGGTGGTAATAGAAATGAATTTAATAATCTTTATATTAAGATTATCAATCTGGTATCTATTATGAAATCAACAAGTTCAATGTTTACGACGCTTGATAATGATGTTAGTGACGCATATAAAGATATCAATAATGCTCTTATCGAATTTCATGAGATGGTTATAAAAACTCAAGGAGGACGTAAAGGGTTTATCCATAAATACGTTATGGGTAAAAGTATTGACTTCGCCGCACGACTTGTTATATCCGGATTGGATACTTCGAAAGTTGCTAGTCCTAAAGATATGACTGTAACATTTGAAAGAACGACTCTCCCACTGTTTGCATGTATTAAATGTTTTGCACCTTTCATTGTTCATGGTGTTCGTGATATTATAATGAACTTCTTACAAGGTTCTGAGTATATGATGGCACTTAAAGATCCTAAAAAGGGTATTGTTGCTGAGAATATCATTCGCCATAGACTATCTAGCGACTGGCAAACAGTTCTTACATCGAATTATATCTATAATCTTATAGAACTATTCCATGAAGCTCCTGAGCATAGATTGGATTATTTCCAATTACCATGTGAAGATGGTGTAAATAGAACTATAGTATATTACCATGATGATATATCCGAAGTTCAGGACGAATACAATGATGTTATCTCTGGCGGATATGAAGGTAGATATAAGAATTTAACTCTCCTAGAGTTATTCTATATTGCCGCATATAATACTGTAAAAGATAAACACATTTATATAACACGATATCCTATTGAAGACCATAATAATACATATCCATCAAAGATGTCTATTATTCCTTACAATAGAACTGTAAAGGCTAGAGTTGGAGATAGTGTTTACCCATTCTTCCCAGTTATCGATAGAGAGAAAGATATGGAAAATATATCTGCGATGTTTACAGACTCGCTTATAATCTTCCCAGGTTATCTATCGGCTCTAAATGGAGACTATGATGGAGACATGATTTCCGTTGTAGGCGTATTTACTAAAGAAGCAAATGAAAATGCACATAAGCATATACATAGCTTAGGAAATCTCACGGGTGTAGATGGTACGACTATCAGATCACTTGGTAAATTGTGTCAACAAGCTATACGCGGATTAACTTACTAGGAGAAAAACTAAATGGCTGAAAAAGATAAAGGCCCTATTAAGGGTGATGATGCTGCGAAAGGTCCGACTAGGGATGCTTTAGACATCTTAACATCATCCACATATGGAATATCTCCGGACTTCCTAAGAGATAATGATAAACTGCTCGAGGAAACTAGAAAGACTCTATCCGATAGATTAACCCCTTCGACACAGAAGACTGGTAATACTAAGGGATCTAATGCTTCTCAATATGTATCATTGTTAACATCGACAATGCAACAAGAAGATAAGATGACTCTTCTTCGGGATTTAAAGATTAATGAATCTTTCACAAATCCATCAGGATCTCATCAAATTACAGAGGATTCTCATGTAGTTGATAAGCTTAGTGATAGTAATATTATTGAAGAAATGGTTGCAGGTGTTAGAAATCACTTCGCACTTATGCCTGAGTATAATAAAGTGTGTCAGATTATCCCTGAACTCGATAAAGCTATTTGGGTTATCGTAAAAGATATCATAAATAGAGATGAATTTAGTGGAACATTCGTTAAAAACTTCTATAACGAATTGGATGAGAATAATAAAAATACCATTGAAGGTAAAATTACCGATCTTCTTGAAGAATATAACTTCGAAGATAAAATGCGTAGATATATTAGGGCTGCAGAAGTTTATGGTGTGAAACCATTTAGCGTTCTCCCACAAGATGATGTGATTAATATGATTAATGAAGAGATTAAGAAGAATAAAGGGCTTCCTCATGGAGTTGAGTCTTTAAATCTTGCAAGTATGTTTTCTGAAGAATCATATCTTAAGCCTAGTCCGATTAAAGGAGTAAGTCAGGCGTATATTAAAAAAAGTCTAAACCTCCTAACCAGTACAGAATCTGACGATTATGTTAGAATGAAAGCTGATAAAAGTATTGAAACTTTTACAGATTCAATCATTAGTGATGATATCATTGACGAATATTCTGAGGTTTGCATTGAAGAATTGAAATCATCATTTAATACTGAAAAGATATCGATTCTTAATGGTAAAGATGGAACTGTCAAGTATAAAGAGGCATTGGAATCTTATAATGCATTTATGGGTAAACTTGAAGAACCTAAACATGTATTCTCTAAAGAGAGTTCTATCAAGAAACATATCAAGGATATCATTGTAGCATTTGATAGAAGTATTGAAGTTGTGGACCATAGAAAAACTCCACTATATCAAGCTTCTAAAAGATTAAAACCTGAAGGATTCTATAAAACTATAGATGATTCTAAAGGTGCTATAGATGATTTCTATAGAGTTGGCGATGGTAATGAATTAGAAGGTGACGATGTTAAAAAGAAAACATTTAACCTTGACAATCTTGAAATAGATATTACTGATGATTTTATCGACCCTAAAGCATATGTTAAATCTGTTAAGAATAAACGTGCAATATTCACTGAGTATGAGCCCGAACATGTTATTCCTATCTCTTCTGGAGGAGTTCATATTGGTTATTATGTAATGGAATATGAGCGGACTAAAGGGGATAACTTCCTTCTTCTCAAAAAAGATAAAGGATCATTCCTCGATATTATCAGAAGACTTGGTGTTGGAGAAGATAAAGCGTTAGTTGCTAACTCTGGTTCATCTGCTGTGGATAGTAATAATCCATTCTCAAGTGGAGCATTCTCTCCATCTACGATCATGGCTCCTATTCTTTCAGGATCCGGAAATGGTCCAAATACTCCATATAATGGAGGTCAATTTGGTAATAGTGGTCAGAGTGATAGAAAATCTGAACTGATCCGCAGCATTCTCATTAAGACTATCGTTAAACGTCTTGGTGATGATTCTCTTATTGATAATGCAACATTCCAATCATCTCTCATGAATCTGATACGAGATGATATCATGTTTAAGAATAAAGTACGATTCTCATTTATACCTGAATCCCATATGGTATACATGTCTAGAGAACTTGATGATAATGGATTTCCTTTAAGTATCCTTGATGGAACACTCTTTAGTTGTTATATGTATATTTCATCTCTTATTTCATCATTGATGATAAAAGTTATGAAATCTTCTGACACTGAAGTTATGGAAGTTAATGTTGGTAAATCGAGAGAATTGGGTTTGACTGTGGGTATGATAAGTCAGAATGCTTCAACTCGAAATGTATCAGCACGAACCCTTTTCGGGGGTACAGATAATATTGTACGATCTGTTGGTAACTTTAAACGATTGATTATTCCAAATATCAATGGTGAAAAGCTTTACGAAGTAACTCAGATTGAGCGTGTAAATAATGTAGATATTGACGATGATTTTACAGAGAGAACTCTTAAATCTATCATTATGAAAATTGGAGTACCTCCAACTACATTGGATATGATGTCTCAAGATGAATATGTTGCATCTCAGACCCAACATAGAATAGATTATAGAAATCTTATTGTTGATAGAATGGTAAATTACTCTAAGTTTATAACTAAAGCGATTAAGCTCTTAGTACACTATTCAGATGTAACTATTCCTACTCTTAAATTGGTAAATACTGGTTCAGCAGATGTTCAACAGAGTGCTGGAAAAGGTGTCAAAAGTGAGATTGAAATTGATATTACTAAAATCGAATTCAAATTCCCAGCCCCTAAGAATCTTACAGTTACGAAGATTACTGAAGAACTTGGTAATATATCTACACTTGCTGAAGATATTGTTAAGATGTACTATGGTGACTTCTCTGGAGATAGTAAAGAGTGGGAGACATTGGTAGGTCTTACTAAGAGACTCCTTGTCAAAGAACTCTCAACGTCTACAGACTGGGCTACTATTGATGAAGTTATCGAACGTGCTAGATTAGAAACTCCCAAATGGTTTAATATACTTAAAACGTATAATAAAGAGCTTGTTGAGGATGAAGAATCTGGCGAAGAAGGTGGCGATGACTATGGTGGCGGCGGAGATACTGGTGGAGATACCGGGGGAGACGCTGGTGGTGGAGATTTTGGAGGAGATGATACCGGGGGAGACGCTGGTGGTGAGGAAGGCGGAGACGCTGGAGGCGATTCCGAAGGTGGAGATGACGGAATGGATTTTAAATTCTAATAAATATATAAATGTTGGGGCGTTTTGCTCCAACATTTATATAAAATTATATACAGTGAAACAATATATTGGAAAGTTATAACCCAAAAATTCAATTCTATCTTACCTTATGGAGATAAATTATGCCTAGTACAAATGATGATTTGCGAATCCCAGACGACAGTGACCTAGCTACAGCTCCAGTTGAAGAAGTTCTTGAGGATGTTCCGGTTGAAGAAGTGAAACCTAGATTGAAAAAAAATGTACGGAGAGTTCCACAACCACTCCCACTTCCACCGACCGCATCAAGAGCAACTGCGTTAGTTGAAGAGGGTATGAATATGGATATCGTCGAAACATCTGAAGAACTCATCCTTGTAGATGATGCGGATGTTGAGATTGATATTACTGAAAATGAAGTTCCCGAACTTGGAGAGTTCCATACATCATTAGAAGATGATTTTGGTGATGATGAAGTTTCTGAGTTGGTAGAATCTGATGATCTTGGAGATGAATCTGTTGAAATCTCTGTAGAAGAAGAAGTTTCTACAAAGGATGAGGAAAAATTCGTTCATGTACACATTGGTCAGCATGGTGAAAGTAAAGCATCTAAAAAGTTTGCAAACTTTACCCCAAGTAGTAATATTAAAGTTGTAGACTCCGATGATTATCAGAGAGCTATCGTAGACCAATATATCGTTGGATCTAAAGGTGGACCATTCGTAGGTCCTAAGGGTGTAACTAGAACAATTCTTCCATATTCTGGAATTTTCTATGATATTACTACATTTACCAATGCTGAAATGCTCGGTATCCATAGATCATCTAATGATATGGATGTGGTTGAGAAAATTGAACAAGAATTGTTTAGTGCATATGAGCATACTAAGAATTCTACATTCAAAAAAGAATTAGAATTTGATGAATGGCTTAGAAATATTAAATATCCTGACTTCTTCTGTATATATTGGGGAGTACATAATGTGAACTATCCCGGAATATACAAATACACATCTGTATGTGACCATTGTAATCATAGATTCGAAGAGTCTAGAGATAATATGGACATTACATTTGTATCAGAATCATCTAAAGAAGATATTGATCAGAAAGTAATCGATCAAATTAAAGCCGGTGCCGATAGATCTAATATTAAATCATTCCTTGTTGGACAAGCGATGATTGAAAAACCAACATATCTTCCTGATTCTAAGATCAAAGTATTCCAAGGTATGCCTAATATGGAAGATGTAATTAACTTCCTTAAGTATATTAAATCTGATCTTGGTGAATCTGATGATATCGTTAGACGAGTTCTGTATCCGATTTCGTGGATGGCTCTTGATAAACGTATTACAAAATCAACAGTATCTAAAGTTCTTGCATATAAGCATGCACTTTATACGAGGAAGCTCATTGTTCCTCTCTATGAAGAGAGTGAAACTGAGCATGGTAAAAAGATCCACGTTACATACGTTAATGTGAAATCTATTATGATTCCGCCAATCCTCATGAATCTTTCTAAAGAAGATTATAAAGTATTGGCTGAGGGTACTGAGCATCGTAAGCTTATGAAAAAAGAAGGAATCCACTTCAGAATTAAAGATAGTGTCTGCCCAAAATGTAATGGTGCACAGAAAGATACTGTTCTTGATATGCGGGATATACTTTTTACACGGGCAGCCTCGATGATGGACTCAATAATCGATATGTAACAGATGATATGCGTGAAGGTAATACTGATGTAAAGTATGCCTTCACGTCCATGTTAGATTCGGTACTAGAGCTCTTTTCAGGTAAGATAACCTACCAAGAATTGATGGATATGGATATGCCTATGATGAGAGCGATGGTAAAATCGAGGTTGGAAAACCTAAATAAGCGTAAGTCCCAAGGTCCCGATATTGAAAAACTAATTAAAAATATGTAAAGGAGTAAAATAATGCGATTTTATAATATGCATTGTAATACTTAAGGAGAATAAATAATGACTACTGAAAATACTTTAAATAACTTTGTGAATGAGTTAGCTGACAATAGTGGAGTTACTGCTAAGAAGGTTTGTGGATTTAAGAATGTACCTTCTATAACAACTATGTTTAGGTCTGTGAATCTTTTCAATTTACAACACGGGTTGCACCATAAAGATCATAGTCCGCATAAATTTGCTATAGCTATGGACTTCCAAAAAAATGGTGCAATATTCCATATAAAGAATGTTGAAGAGATTACTATGGAAGACGTATCCCAATTGTCAGACTGTTTAAAGAAAAATGGCAGTAAGTCACCGGTTATCAGAGAAAACAAAAAGACAAAAACGATTACTATAAAAATCTAGGAGATTTCAATGTCGGAAGCAACAGTTAGAGAGATATCGGATGTTTTGAAAGATGAAAATATCATCAATGATGTAGATTTTCATTCGAATGTAGATTTCGTATTCGGTAAAATGGCAAGTAGTGTCGAAAGAACTTTGGGACCTGGTGGCGGATTGTGTATGATTTCGCATATCGACGCAACAGTTCCAGTATATCCTACTAAAGACGGATTTACAGTTGTTCAGGAATATAAATTCAATGACCAAGTTAAACATTTCATCGCTGAGATCATTAAAGATATCTCAAAACGTATGAATGTTAAAGTCGGAGACAGTACTACTTCCGGTATTATCATCGCGTATGCTTTGTATAAATATCTTAGAGAGTATGATATCGTAAAAGCTCATCCTCATATCGGATGTAAGCTCCCTACAATCTCTATCAGACTTATTCTTGAAGAGATTCGTAAGTATATCATGATTAATACTTGTAAAAATACAAAATATATCCTTAAAGATCTTGATAGAGATCTCGAAGATAAACTTATTAGACGTGTATCTACTGTATCTGCAAATAATGATCCTGAAATTGGTAATCTTGTTGCAAATCTGTATACAAAACGCGATAGTAAGTATGTATATGTATCTACTGAACTCGGTACTACTGATGAAACTTTCGTTGAAGAAGAAATCGGATTCGACTTCGGTGCCGGATTTATTAACCCTATCATGGCAAACCAGACTGATAGAATCACTTGTATTCTTGAAGAACCTAAATTCCTTCTTATCGATGGACCGCTTACGTTGTCGGATCTTGAGAATGTTAACAAAGTTATCGACTATGTTATATTCCAGCTTGGAAAACCTCTTGTTCTCGTTGCCAAAGATTTCGATCAGCCGGTGATCAATAGTATCGTAAGACGTTGTACTCGTAATACTGAGATGCGCGGAAATGTACCAGTTCTTCATGAAAAAGAGCCTCTTGTTTGTTTATCTATTAACGGTGAGAATGAAAAATCTAGAGATCGTCTTGAAGATCTTAGAATCATTCTTGGATGTGAAATCGTTGAAACAAATAAAGGTAAGATTATGGATTTCAAATCCAATGTTGACTTTATTGAAAAATTCTTGGGTAATGCCGCTCAGTTCAAAGGTACACAGCTTAAAACTAACATCAAACGTGGTGGCGGAGATAAAGAAGCTGTACGTGAGCGTATTTCTCATATCGAAAAACGTATTGGTGAAGTTAGTTTGAATGAAGGAATCCTTTCATTTGCATCAGTAGAATCTCTTAGACGCCGTATCTCTATGTTGAATAGTGATATGTCTATTATTCGTGTTGGTGGAGCTAATGATAAAGAGCGTCGTGCTCGTAGATTGATCATTGATGATGCTATTATGGCATGTCATTCATCTATCGAACACGGTGTAACTCTTGGTGGTAATGTAACTATTACGCACTTCATTGCTGATAACTTTGATAAAATGGTTAAAGATATTACTAATAATATCGTTTCAAATGATATCCATGTAATCGTCGGTAACAGTGAAGAGCATGTGTCTGCTATCGTTACTGATATTGTTGGATTTGTATCTGAAGCATTCAAAGCCGCATATACTGTTGCTATTGAAAATATGGTTGGTAAAGATACTCCTGCTGCTAAGAAGATCATTTCTGACGTATATACTACGGATGAAAGTCCTAAAGTATTCGACCTTGTTAAGGGTAAACTTGCAGGATTGGAAGAATATGATGTGGTAAATCCACTTGTTCCCGCTAATACTGACTATGAACTTATGAGTTCTGTGTTTGGGTCTGTTGGTACACTCATCTCTTCTAATCAGATGCTTAGTATCTATCCTGGACAGGCGACTGTTTATCGGGTTACTAAATAAAAAAAATAGAGAGAGGATTTAATCCTCTCTCTTTTATTTTACAACTTACTACTTAGGAGTATGCTTCTTCTGCGGCGCTGCAGAAAGCATAAGTCTTCCCTGAAGGTCCATGTATACGTTTTCATCCTTCATAAGAAGGTCCATCATTGAGATGAGATTCATTGATTCTCCGGCCTTTACAGACCAGAGTCGTGTATACACGTTAACTCCAGCTTTAATAGAATCATGTTCAATATCGATTTCATCTTCGATACCATTATCCATGAGGAACGTGATTTTGATACACCCATCAACAGATGATACTTCAGTTGCGCTAACCTTTTTAAGGTTTACTGTCTTTTTACCGTCATCACAAATTACAAAAGCCATGATGGCCTCCCTTAATAATAATAATAATTAATAGTACTGTAGAGTGCATATACTCATATGTCTCCACTATTAAATATGTATGTATAATCCATTTTAAAAAATCAATTATCAAACATCATAATGTAATAAAAAGAATTAAGAGGGACTATGAAAAAGACTCCTACCGTATATGTCTATGATGATGATGTTCCATTACCTAGTTTTGATGGAAAGTATAGAGTTTTAGACGTTAAGATTATCAAATATATGACAGCAAGAATTAGAAGAATATTTGAATATCGAGAATTTATAGGATACTTAAAAAGAACTATGGACATTAATAAATGTAGTTTTTATAAAGATTATTCTATGGATAACGGATTCATCATAGAACTTCATCATTCCCCACTATGTTTATTCGACATTGTGGAAGCTGTAGCTACTAAACATTATAGATTAGATGCTGAGGATCCTCATTTTGAGCCATGGAAAGTTGAAGAAGAAGTAAACTATTTACACTATTCTTTTAAAGTGGGCTTAGTTCCACTAAATCCTACGGCTCACAAACTTGTACATTCCGGAAGCTTAAAGATACATCCAAGAATGGTAGAAGGTAATTGGAGATCATTCTTCAGAGAGTATGAAGAATATATGAGCGATGAAGCTAGAGGTAAAATTGTAGAATTCAATGCAATGATGGATGAAGATCCTGATAAAATTCCTGATATCGTAAAATATACTCCAACTATGATACAGAATAATACATATAAAGGTATCGAATCTATGGATGTTGAAAAGTTGATTGTTGAAAAATTAAAAAGCAGATTCCTTGAGAAACAACAATCGTTGGAGGGTGGAAAATGAATGGTTTTATTACGGATTTGGTAGTAGCTAGTACACTTATAGTATTACAATTTAACGCGGTTTCAGTGGCACTTTTATTCATATTATATTATTATGCAAATAAAAAATATAAAAGTGAAGGCTTGAATATTAGTAATAGTGAATTAAAATCTATGTTACTCTTTATGAAGAAATTTGAAAAATATGAAAAAAGCTTTAAGATATATCTTATAGTTTTATCAATTATTATAATAATTCTTTGCATTATGAAATTAACTAATGTTATATAATCGGAGTTCTTTATGGCTAATAATAAGAATTTTGACGACTTCGGAGATGATGATTTCGACTATGGGGAAGATGAGTTTTTTCCCTTAGGAGATTTTGATTCTGATGGAGGAAAAGATTCTGAGCCGGGCGGTATACGCAGTTATGCTAAAAATCTTGGCAAAACTGTTAAGACTGCCGCCATGGGTCTGGGGGATGCGTTATTCCCTTCTGTCACAAATATGGTCCGAGAATTAGATAGCGCTAAAAACAATACTATCCAGAGATCTAAGGATGGACTTGATAAAGTATCTGAATCATATAGAAAGAAGACTGCTGGTAAGGCTCTTGGATCTATAATGAAAGATAGCTTGAAAGAAGTTCTTGGAGACTTTGCTAAAGCTGCTAAAACGGGTGACTTTACATTCGGTACATCTGACGATGACTTTAGTATGGATTCTATGTTTGGCGATGATTCTTGGGGCGATGAAGATGATTCTAGTAATGACTCCAAGCTTCAACTTGATAGTACTTACAAAAAATCAGCAGAACACATCGTTACGGCTACTGTAAAAAGTACACAAGCTAATTTAAATATGCAACAAGAAGTATTCAAAGCTGGTACTAGGCAGAATGCTAAGTTGCATGTTAGGTCTGAGAATAGAAGTGACATGAGACATCTTCAAAATGTTGGCTATATGGCCAACATTGATAGTAATGTTGGAAAAATTGTCAGATATCTCGGTACAGTAGGACAAACTTCCGCTCAAGCAGCAATGGAATTTTCTACTAAATCTCTAGGACTACAACAAGATACTATAAAACTCTTGAATCAGATTAATAAGAATACGTATGTGCCAAAATTTGAAAGAGAAAACAAAGGTAAATCTGTCATGAATGACATCTTTGGTTTCGGTTTCAATGGTGAAGGTTATTCTAATGCTGTGATGGATAATATAAAAGGGTGGATTGAGGATAGCCCGATAGGTCAGATTGCCGGAAGCCTTGGTATGCTTGGATCTATGCAAGGTATGATGGGTAAAAAGAGTGCTGGTAATGCTCTTATGGAGTTGGTTCTCCCTGAAATTCCTGGTTTATTTATGAACTCTAAAGTTAAAGATAAGCTTGGAAGATTTAATGAAACCGTTGAAGGGCTACCTACAACTATAAATACAATGTTTAACACCATTGCGAATACTAGTGACAATCCATTACTCAGAACATTATCATCTTTTCTTGGCGTTAAAGAATTGTCTACCAACAAGTTTAAGACAGGATTCGATGATAAAGAATTGAATGCGAAAGCTAATTTCGACAAACGATTCTATAATTCAGTAACTCAAGCTATTCCTGGACTTTTATCTAAGATACTGGCTGTTAATAGCGGTAGTGAAGAGATTTATTTCGATCATAAACTTAATACGTTTAGAAAAAGTTCATTTGCAATTAAAGAATATAAATATGCTGTAAAGAATATTTATGAAGGTAATTCAGATATGAATGCCTTGACTGATAAGTCTAAAATTGCTGGTGAAAAATATATTCTTGAAGGTAATGCTGAGTTAAAAGAACGAGCTGATAGACTTAAGGCTGAAAAAGATCGTATAAATGAATTAGTTAGATCTGAAAAGATCTCTAAGGATTCTAAAGAGTTTGCAACTCTTCAAGAAAACCTTGCTAAAGATCAATATCAATATGATATGGATCTTGGAAAATATTCCAAATCATATAGTGCCGACGTTGATCAGATTATCAAAAATATTGCAGGGTTAAACTACCACTTTACCCCAGAAGCACTTATGCGAGATGGAGCTTATCAGAAGCTTCTGACTAATAAGTTGAAGGATAAGAATAATCTTCTTAGATTCGTTGAATCATTTAGAACAGAGTATACTCAGAATGACCAAGAACTGTTTACCAGATCTATGAATTCTATACGTATGCGTCTTGGAAAATTCTTTAATGAAGAAGTACAAGAGATGATGAATGACGGATCTGGATCATCTTTGCTTGCAAATTATATCCAAGATGCACGTCAAACTACGCAAGAAGAGCGTATTAAAATCCTTGATAGATCTGGTGACTTTGCAGAAGGTACTCTTGAGCACAATATCCAAAAAGCTAAAACTATTAAAGCGATGGAAGAACTTAAGATTAGTGCTGGTGGGCGGGAGTCTACAATCGGAAATATGAATCCGAGCGATGTTGGATTTAGTGACGGCGTGGCAAAAGCGGCAGCAATGTCCCCTCTTGGAGTATTATCTAATATATATGAGTTGTTGCTTGGTGGTATATTCGTTTTCCCAAAAGATGGAACTCCAAAACATCTCACAGATACAATGGAGAATTATTATAAAAATAAGACTTCAGTTATTCGTGAGAGAGAACTTAAAGAAGAAAATGAAAATGCTGAAATTGCGGCACTTAATGCTGATAAGCGTGAACAAGCTTTAGCTGATAGACGTCGTAAAAGATCATATGAAATACTTTCATCTAAGTTTTCCGGTGATAATAAAGTAAAATCGGCTATTAGTGATAAACTTGAAAGCTTCCTCGATAGTGCTAGTAATGCCATATATAAATTTCAATTTGGAGAGAATGCCAAATCTGCAGATGGAAAAGGTGTAGCTGAAGAACAATTTGAAGATGTTGAAGCAAATCTTGATACTTTCCTCAAATCATTTACAGAATTGATGGGGGGAGAAAGCGATAGACAGGAATCTCAATTATCACAATACTTGGAAACTGGTAGATTAGAAACTGTTAATGATGCTATAAATATCTTGGCATCTGATGATAGTCTTAGTCTTGAAGACTTGATTACATATGATAAAGATGGTAAACCTGCCACTGAAAAAGATAAACTTCTATTAAAATATTATATAGCTCATGATAAAACTGGTTTATTTACAGCGGCTAAACGGAAACTCAATGATGCTATACTTGAGCTCAAAGATGATATATATGGTAGAGGTATTAAAGCTGATGTAGACTTAGGTAAACTCGCTAGCGAGTTAGTAATGGGTGAGATTGAGACTGTTAAAGAGCGAACTATTTCTGACTTTGATAAAAGTTTCTTAGATGGAGATAAATCTTCTAAGAATATGACTGGTTCGAAGAAGGGTAAACGTAATACTGTAAATAATTACAAGATCGATAATAGTGAAGTTGTTAGTGGGTTGAGTAATATATTTAAAGTAAATAGTGATATATACAATTTACTTTATACAAATATGAGTACAAAACCTCTACCAGATGCTCCAAAACGTGGTGAAGTTATCGTTGATAATAAATCCATAGTAGATGCTATAGATAGATCTCATGCTACAAATGCTAAATTCTTTGATGAGTTTAGAGAGCATGGCTTTAAAACTTTCGGTAATATGAATGAAAATATGTTCTCATTGAAAGAAACATTTGGAAAAATGTTTGGAAGCTTTGAGATACTTGTTGCTAAAATATTCTCTGGAGATTTACCAGGACTATCACCTGAAGCAGTTGAGGAAATGAAGAAGAATCTTCGTGATACTACTGATAAAGGTAAAGGTATATTTAAGAAAGTTATAAACTATAGTAGATCTGGTGCAAGATATTTTGCTGAAAAAGCTAAATATGGGATCGGTAAAGTCTTTGGCGTTAGTCGTTCCGTTATCAATAAAAGTATTGAAATGGGTGGAAAAGTATTTAACACTGTTAAAGGTGGTGTTAAGAGTGGATTTAAAGGAGCACGAAACCTCCTAAAATCTGTATCAGATTTCCTAACGAGTGACTCAGTTAAAGATGGTACTGCTAATTTAGGTAAAGGTGCGATGGATTCATTGGCTAATATCGGTCGTGGTGGTAGTAAATTCTTAGAATCTGCTATTGACGGTGCTGGTAAATTTGGTAAGAATGTACTGACAACTGGTGGTAACTTATTAGAAACTGCTTCAACTGTTGGTAAGGATACTATAACCTCTGCTAGTGAAACTATTAAACGTGGCGTATCTAAGTTTACAAATAAGATATTTGGTATCGGAAACAGTGTATCGGATGAGATGAATAGTGTCGAACGTAGACCGGAAATGTCTGAGAAAGATGCTTTGAATGAGATACTTCACGAAGTTACTATGATTAGAATGGGTATGTCTAAAAAAGGTGGCGGAAGAGGTAGTAATCTTATAGCTGGTATAGTTTCTAAATTCGGAAAAACTCCTGAGAATATCGAAGAAGAAATCAAGATAATTGATGAAGATCCAAATCTTACTGGAGAAGAGAAAGATTCTTTGAAGGAGAAGATTGCTAAGTCTGGTAGCAGTGTCAAAACTAAATTCCTTTCTATTTATGACAATGTAAAGAAGAAATCTTTACAGAAAATTGAAGATGCTAAACGAAAATATGTACAGATAACTGCTGCAAATAATTCGAAATTATCAGCATCTACAGATCCTATTGTAGAAAATGAAACACATACAACTAGTGGCGGATCTGGTCTTAGGAAGAAAAAGATTAAGTCTGAAGACGATGCTCAATATGTAGGTATAGGGTCTAGAAGAAGAAAGATTTCTAGTGACACTTCTTCTAAGAAATCACGAGGAATACATTCTTCAAATTCTAAACTACAAAATAACATTGAGGAAGTAGAAGAACCTGAAACATCTTCACCTATGCCTGTTAGTACTATTCGTAGTAGGAACAAAAAAGAAAAGAAGACCGTTAAGAAGGGCGATATCGGTGCCATGATTAGAGCTGCTTTCAAAGGTAGTTTTAATGCTGGACAAGATGCCGGTGTACTTATGATTAAAGGTGGTATAGGTGCTATCAAATTACTAGGTAAAGCTATCTGGGGAACTGGTATACTATTCTTTAAAGCGGTAAAATTGATATTAAGATTAGGTCTTAAGGCTTTATTATTTGGTATAATGGCGGCTCTTAAGCTGACCGGATTCGCACTTAAAGCAGCATTGACACTTCTTATTGGAGCCACTGGTGCAGCATTATTGGCAACATCATTTGCTGCAGGTTTCCTGTTATCTCCTATCAAATATATAATTCTTCTGTTTAGTGGTAAGAATAAAAAGGTTCAACCCCATATTCCGGAACTCGTAAGAAGATTATTTGCTAAGAGAAACGTTGAAATTGATAATATTAGTGATGAAGAAATTGAAGCTGTTATAGAAGATGTGACTGAAGAAGAGGTAATCATTGAACTTGATGATATCGCTAATTCTGAAACAAATGCTAAGAATGGTAACGATACTAAGGATACATCTGCTGTAGATAAGAAACTTAGCTTCATCGATAAGATAAAAGAAAAGTGGTCTAAACTTAAAACCAAATCTTCCGAAAATGCTGTAAACTCTAAGTTGGGTGAAACTGAGAGTAATGCTCCATCTTCTAAGAAGAAATTCTCATTGAAGAATAAGTTTGAATCAGTTAAGTCCGGTATAGCTGATAAGGTTAGAGGCTATCTTGGTAGTAAGAAAACTTCTTCGGAAGAAGATGTTAAAACTGGTATAGATCCTGATAATGGGTTTAGAGAAGGTAGTATTCAAGATCAAGTATTCGACAATAATGAAGGTTCTGATGACTCTGTGGCTGAGGAAAGTAATAGTTCTCTTAAAGATATTAAGAAGATACTTGGAACTTACTTCAATGAAAGAGCTGAAAAGAAACGCCAGAAACAACTCGTAAAAGAGATGAAGAATGGAAAAGTTGGCGAAGGTGATGGAGAAGGTGGCGGTGGTATAGGTGGATTCTTGAAGAGAAATGGAAAACTTCTCGGAGGATTGGCTGCTGGAGCTGCTTCTGTGGCTACTATCGGACTTGTTGCTAAAAAAGGTATATTTGATAAACACCAACAAGCTAAAGAGTCTGGTTTATATGAGAATGGCAGTGTCGGAGATATTGCTGGAAATGCTGCTGGCGTAGAAGGTGATTCTAAGTATGGTTTTGATGGAAAAGAATTAGGATTTTCCGAGAGATCTACACAGTCTACATCAGTTCTTAAAGCTCGAGTTCCTACAGTTAAACTTTTAGGTAAAGGTCTTAAAAGCGGATTCAATGCTGTAAAAGGTATCGGGTCTAAACTTGGAGCAAAGATTTCTAAACATGGTGGAAAAATAGGAAAAGGAATAGTTGAAAATATTCAAAAGATTCCTAAAATGATTTCCGATTTCATAAATAGACTTCTTAATAGTAAGAAGTTGGCTAAATTTATAAAGCCCGGTGTAGCGGCTAAAGTTTCTGCAGCAATTCCTAAGATATTGAAACCGTCAATGTTAAAAGGCATTGGTAGTAAAATATTTAAGAAATTGGCAAGTTTGATTGGTCCTATAGGGATTGCTCTTACTATAAACGATTTCCTCACAGGTATGAATAGTACCTCTAGATACTTTGGATTAGGTAAAGGTGCTAAACCTACTATAAGTATGAGATTAACATCCGGATTGGCTAATGTACTTAGTTCATTATTATTCGGTTTAATCCCTACAGATCTTATAGTAACCACATTCCATTCTATATTTGGAAGTAGTGAAGAAAAAGAGTATGCTGCGGATTTCAAGAAGTTTACATCTGCTAAAGCTGGGATACTTGGAGTTCCTGACGGTCCTCTTTCCGAATTTGAGACTAAGAACATTTGGCAAGGTATGATGGGATCCGGTAAAAAGGATGCTGCAATGCTTGGATTTGGTCAAGATGCTGCGGGTATGGATGCGTTCAATACTTGGAAATCTACTAAATATGAAGCCGTTGAAAAGCTTAGAGCTAAACTCTCTAAACAATTTGGCGGAGACGGCGTTACTGGAGGAGTTCCATCTTCACCGGAAGACGCAGAACGTCAGAGATTATTTAGAGAGAAATTCCTTTCTGAAGCTGCTAAGCTTGTAAAATCTTTACCAGTCACACCTAAAAAGGGTGAAGTATCAACTGAGGATTCGGATGTTAAACTATCTGAATCTAACGATGATGAAGTTGCTGCTGATGCTAAAGAAGTTGCAAGTTCTGAAAAGGTTGCACCAGTCGTTTCTGCATCGCCGGTAGTTTCTGCCGCACCTGTTGTAGCTGGGGGCGTTGTAGCTGGGGGCGTTGTAGCTGGAAGTGTTTCTGCCGCTGTAACTAAACCTATCACTACTTCTGGTGGAGCTATAGATACTAAACTTAGTCCAAATGCTCCTGGCGGAAGTAATAATCCTCTAGAGGGCGATGCTGTAAAAGCTGTTAAGAAAGATCTTAAACTTGATAATAAAATTCCTGCTGTAAGTGCAGCAGTAGCGGCAACTGTAGATGTCAAACAACAGGTAAAGGAACCAGTTGATCAGGAAAAACTGACTAAAGCTGTTACTGAAAAATCTAGTGTTGGACAACCATTGGTTAAAGCTATGACTGGAATTACTGCTAATATAAATACGGAGTTGGATGCGTTAAGAGCTATGTATGCCGAACAAACAAGGCATAATGGTGTTAGCGAATCATTCTTCTCAAGTGTTATATCCGCATTACTTAGTATTGCCGGAACTACAGCCGAGAACTTTAGTCTTACTAAGATTACGAATGAGCTTATTGCACAATCATTACTTGATGGTGGTAGTGGAATTGGAAAACGTAAAAAGGGTGATGATTCTAAAGATTCTGCTGAGCTCAGAAAGATGAAAGAAGCTGAGGCTGCTAAGAAGAATGAAGGGTTATTTGGTAAAATAGGTGCTGGAATTAAAGATTTTTTTAGCGGCGGTGGATCAGATACACCGGACACTTCGTCGCCAGTATCTAGCGATTATAAGCAAGGTTCTGGTAAAGTTGAGTTCACATTTGATCCAGTTACCGAGAAAACGTTCACTATGGATGGAAATAAAGTCGATTCGACTAATGATGATTCTGGTGAAAAGACAGGTGGTCAGAATGATGGGGAAACTAATCTGAATGACTTTAGTTCGATGTATTCTTGGGGCAGTGGTGATAAGAAAGAATTTAGTATGGTTCAAACTGCGGAATCTAAAACTAAAGAAGGTACTCCTAACGCAATAGTTGCAGCTATTAGTAGTTACTTAGGTGCAAATAAAGCTAAGGGTGATATTGTTAAACGAGGTGGAGATACTGCCGCTGTAAATAAATTTATAACCGATGCGGTTACTAAGAAAACCCATTCGATTCTTGTTGGAGACATTCCTATTAACCATCAGGGTGTGTTAATCGGGTACCAAACTGTATATGTTCCGACTAGTGGAAAGGGAGATATATTAGTATTATCCCAATTCAAAGATGGAAGTAGACAGTATAGTATTAATAATAGTAGTGAATTGGCTAAAGCTGCAAACGTCGATGTTACCAAAGGTAAATATGGCGCTGGAGCTCAGTCAACAATCATGAATGTGAATACTTCTGCGGCTGCTAAGTCTGCTAGTAATACACAAAAAGGTGCCGCTACTGTTGCGAAAGGTAAGCATTAATAATAGTAGTGAATTGGCTAAAGCTGCAAACGTCGATGTTACCAAAGGTAAATATGGTGCTGAAGCTCGGTCAACGATCATGAATGTGAATACTTCTGCGGCTGCTAAGTCTGCTAGTAATACACAAAAAGGTGCCGCTACTGTTGGAAAGGTAAGTAATGTTTATATGGGAATAATTATGTTATTCCCATATAACATTTTAAATAGGAGAGTTTAAAAATAAAGAGGATTGATATGGCAAAAACTGAAGGAGTGCTTGAGTTTGAGAATGATGGTTTGGATAATTTGGGGAGAGAATCTCTAGGAAATACATCGTCTTATATTGGGGATTATGGTAAACCGGAATTTAGCAATCCTGCGCTGGGAAATGAAACTCCGCAGGACTCTCCATTAGGAACAGTATCTGTTACTGCTGGTAGTGGTGAGGAATTAAAAGTTTCTCCCAAAAGTAATACGGATTTTGTTAATCCTAACCCTGAAACTAAACCAAATGTATCATCGGTTGATATTGGTTCTTCTACCCCCGATAGTTCTGGTACTGGTAAATTTAAAGCTAGCGTCGATGTTGCCGGTCTTACATTTACTGATTATACTAGAAAAACATTTGTAGGAAGTTCCGCAGTCGTAGATACGATTAATAATATTGGTTCACATATGACTGACAAAATGACGAGTAGTCTTAAAAATTCGTTAAAAAGATTCGGTTTCGATGAAAATAACTCACAATATGTACCAATAGGCGTATCTACTTTGGAAGAGGCTAATAAACATGGGATGGTAATCGACCTGACTGCAGAAGGTGATGGTGGTATCCTAGGGATACTAGACTCTGTTGCCGATGCGTTGTGGGGAGATAATAATCACGCTAAACGTGAAGGTGAACCTCTCTCTGATAAGAAGAAGAATGGTAAAAGTAGGGGTATGGGAATTGGGGATGCAAATGTTATAAATCCTCCATTCCAATTCAATCCACACGATGACGTTCGAAGTGATAGAGCATTTCCGTTTATTGGAAGAGTTTATAATAATAAGATAAATTCAAACTTTCCTGTTGCAACATTTGAGGTTGGTCGTATAAAGTATAATTCTAGTTTGATTTCAAATACTTTACTAGATCAAGGTAATACAAATGAAGCCGCAGTTAGTAAAAGAATTAGAGGTGATGGTGGATTATCTCTAAAGAATATATTAACATTTCCGTTCCATGCTTTGGGTTCCGTTCTTCGTGGGACTTGGAATATTGTATCATATCCATTTGATAAACTTCTAGGACTTAAACAGTTTGCGAGATTTGAATTGGATACTGACCTATATGACCAATTCTTTGAAGATATGGCTCAACAAGTAGCAATTATGCTCAACCTCTCAGTTCCTGCAGAAGCATTCTCTGGAGGAACTTCTGCGGCGATGGAAAGTGCATATGAGAAGGAAGATGGTATATCCGATGCGGTTACTGCAACTGGGGAAGGTGTTAAGGCTACTGGTGAAATAGATTCTGAGAAAGCGGAGTTTACATTCGATGACACTAAAGATAAATTCTTTAAATTATTTAAAGATAAAATTAAATCTTCTCCGACTGAAGATAAGGATTACGGCGGAGCCTATATGGGTATACGTCGAAGAATACTAGCAGGATCATTTAGGCCTGAAAACCGTGGTGGTCATAAAGGTATGCTTCCTTTTCTTGTAGGAAAGAATGTATCGATATCTGAATCTATATCCAACTCATCCCAACCTAACCCGATGATGGCAACATTAAACTCTCAAGCAGCAGAAACAGCAGCTTCGAAAGCTAATAATTTTGTCACCGGAGAAGGTAACGCTGTAACATCTACTATTGACGCCGGTATTAAACGATTTGAGAATATTAAAAACTCATTGTTTAGAGGAGACGTTTCTACGGTTGTTACAGGTGAAGGTCGTATGGTATTGCCTGATATGTGGTCTGAGTCTTCTTTTACTAGAAGTATCAGTATGGATTTCACATTCACAAGTCCGTATGCTCACCCTTTAGCCATTTTCGAAAATACATATGTTCCATTACTAATGCTTATAGCGATGTCTATGCCTAGACAAATTGGTAAGAGAACTTATACAAATCCATTTATGGTTAGAGTTCATATGCCGGGCTATTTTCAAATTCCTATGGGGATGATTGAAAGTCTTTCAATCACCAGAGGAGATGATAAGAATAATTGGGTATATGCTGGCTCTAGTATTATTCCTAAAACTATAAAAGTTTCATTATCTATAAAGGATTTATCTCCTGCGATTATGATGGGTATGTCTAAAGGTTTATGGGCTCCATTGTTCCAAGGTAATGATGGATTTACATCCTACATGAATATACTTGGAGGTTTAACGATTTCTGAGCAGAGATATACTGGATCGAGATTTGATAGATGGATTCAAAAGATGACTCAAGCTACACGAGGTAGAAATTCCGAGAGTAGAGAAGCGGGATTCTTAGGATTACTTGGTGATGCTATTAATCCGATGTCATATATTGAGAAAATCCTTCGAAGAAATAGTACTGGTAGCATTGGTGCTACAATTATAAATTTGCAGAATCAGTTTGTAGCAGTACCTCCTGTTAGAGGTGGATCTAAATATTAATATATAATAGAGAGGGACTACTCCCTCTCTATTATTTAAACTATTTCAACATCAATATTTACAGATCTAAGGAACACTTTCATGGTATTTACAGATTGTTTATTCTTAACATCTATATTCAGATCTCTAAGAGAAACATCGCCACGTTCTTCAATCATATGTAACATTTGTTTTTTCGATCTTTCATCATCCGCTCTAGGTCCAAGTAACTCTTTAATAACCTCTGTTTGACCGGTAGTTATTAATCCGAACGTTTGAGTATCATTTATACCGGCAGATTTACTATCACTTGTAACTGTGCCTGTCATTGGATTTATTTTATCAATATCTCCTGATGCACTATTCTTTTTACTCAACATTTGTTGAAGTCTTTTTATAGGCATATATAGAATAAGAATCGGTTCAGTTGTGACTGTACTTGTACTTTCGCCATTTGATTCTTGTGAATCTCTATATTTTACATATTTATGAGTTTCAAAGCCAATCTTTTCACATGCTTTAAAAATCTTATCCATAGTTAATTCACGTTTAGCTGTATCGACTTCCATGTAAACATACTGTCGTTCTTCATATAAATCCCTCATATATGATTTAAATTCAGTATCATTCATAGTTGAAAATAATTCTTTATACATACCACTATTATAGCCACTATGATCTAATGCATCAAATAAATCATAAATACTCTTTTCAGCCTTGACCCTAGCAGGACTTTTAGTACTAGTAGACATAATCTCTCCAAAAATTATAAAATTTATTATCTAATATGATGTTGCGAATGAACATTTTATTGAAAAGAAATGGAGCTACAAAATGAGAAAATTTATTAAAAGTGTCATCAAACGTATCTTGAGAAGAAGTACTGAGTCTACTGGCGATCATATGCCTTTAGAGGTTGAGAATGATGAAGAAAAGATTCTTTATCATAAATCGATGGAACTCAAGTCTAGAATCAGTAGAATACGGAAAATGCAGATTGATGAAGGGTATTCTCCATGTTATTGTGATGAAGAAAAGTATGCAGTTAAACCCCACTGTGGTAATTGCTCTTTCGTGTCATCCTGTACAGTTGTTAAATAATTATAGTAGCGTAGGGAATCCTACGCTACTATTTAATCTTATTCAACTTGTCATTTTAGATATATATTATAATTTGACGATAAACAATTTAATGTATATGACATCTTTTAAACGGAGGAAATATGTCTGAAGACCAGTTGGATCGGATTCTATTTAATACTAGAACTATTACTAGTATTGAAGATCCGAAACTTAGATATTTATCACATCTTAGACTTCTAGTTAAGATGGAAGGGACTGTTATCGACGATCCGGATATTGTACATAAAGCATTATATGTGGTTACGGATGATGGTAAAAGATATCTTATGGATTTTTCATCATTCTATATGAACTCTATATTGTGGTTGTTCAACTCTGCTTTCGGATTTCCGATTACCGAAGATAATGTTTATGATATGTCAGATTCAACCAAGGGAAGTTACCTTGGTATAATGAATAAGATTATTTCTAGATTTGTTGAACTTGGTTGCGACTTTGATAATTATGATATCATCTCAACCGTAAAACAGAGAATTGTTAGAATTGCTCGTATTTACGGTGATATAATGTCAAATACATTTAGCTTATATGATATTATGGCATTAGAAACTAGATCTCCTGAGTTTGCGGATATCTATAATAGAACTCTTAGTGACGATATGAGTCCTAGTGCTGCCGAAGAATATCTAGAAGCAGCTTCTCAAAAGTTCTATGAAATTATCGAGAAAGATGCTAGTTGTTGTCTATACCCATTCATAACATCAAACATGTTGAAGAAACTTCAAGTGGGACAGATGTTTGTAGGTGTAGGACCTCGTATTGATATCGATAAATCTATTCTCCCTGTAATGATCAAACAGGGATGGATGCACGGTATGAAGACTAATTCCGAATTCTTTGCAGAATCTGTAACTACTAGAAATGCAATTATCGTTAAGAAGGAAGCAGTTCCTGATTCGGGATATTTATCTCGTAAGGTGAATTTGGCATGTCTCAATACTGAGCTAGATTCTTCTATATATGATTGTGGAACTAAATTCTACCTATCGTATCATGTAAAGAATCATAAGCATTTGGAGATTCTTGAAGGTAAGTATATGCTTATTGATGAGAAAGGTCCACTTCTAAAAGAGATATCTATAAAAGATACCCAACTTATCGGAACTACTGTTAAAATTAGATCTCATACCAAATGTATTACAGGACATCGTCTTAATAAGGTTTGTTCTATATGTTTTGGTAATAAACATAAGATCCTTAAAGATTGTAGAATCGGAGGATTTGTTGGGATTAAATTGATTAACCCTCTAACTCAGTTAGGCATGTCGTCCAAACATGCTACAGGAACTAGTGCCGAGGAGATTACTGGTGATACTTTATTTAGATATTTCATCATTGAAAACAATGAGATCTGTCTAAAGAAGAGTGATAGTAATATCAAGATATTAATTCCGTTTGAAGTTGTTAGTGATATTATATCTAGTGAGAATATTATTGACTCTAAAGAAGTTGAAGATGGATTGGATTATTCCAAATATATAGATATGCTATTCGTTGTTGAGAATGGTGTATTGCGAGCAATGGATTTAGAAGATAAATCATTCTTCATCAATATAAGTGACTATATTATTGGGTATATCTCAAATTCTGGAGCCATGGATATGGTTCGATATGAGGATGTGGTTGATAGTATTGCTGAAGTTGAGAGTGAGAATAAGGATGTGAACTGGGAGAGTGAGTTCCAAGATATGGAATTTGTATCTATTTCTATTGAAAACCTAGATCAAAGCGAGCCTATATTCTCGATCAAACTCCTTACAGAGGAAGTTTCTAAATACCTTCGTATTACTAAATCGATTATTGATGGAGCTAAAACTTCATTATATACTTGCCCTGAAGATCCTATCGTTGATTTCATCGATATTTTATTCAAGGCGGATTTGACTACAAAAGGTATGATGATTCATATTGAAACGCTTATAATGAATCTTATGCGAAGTGAAAATGATAGTATTATACGACCTGACTATTCTACTAAGGTTGAACCTAATATTAAGTTTGTAAAACTTACGCAAGCTATTCAGAAAGCTGACTTATTTAGTTCTATCGCATTCCAAGAACTTCGTAGACAACTTAAAGATCCACAAAGTCTTAAGAAGTCTGTTCCTGGAATATTCGATATCTTCTTCAAGAATAAAGTATTCGAAGATAATGGTGTTGAATTTAGAGAAACTAGAAAGTACTTGTTTTAATTGATAATTTATAGTAGGGGGATTTTCCTCCTACTATATTTTTTATATAAATCTTCTCAAACACTTAATTGTAGTGTTTTTACTAGGAGATTTAATGTTAAAATTTATAGCAAACTTGTTAGGTTATGATATTGTGAAACAAAAACGTAACTCATTAGAACTTGGAGGAACAATTCCTCCACCAAAAAGAAAGATATCATTCCATCTTAAAGGATGTGGATGTGAAAAGTGTAACCCTTATGATCATAAGAAACATCGTGCATTCAACGATCCAGTGGATTATTAAATAGATTGGCACAAAATGGAAGATGAACTTAAAATTGAACTTAGAAGATCTGCCGTTTACATATATGGGTATACTCCAAACATGTCTCCAACTCTAGAGAAGTCTCTATCTATATTCGATTATATAGAGAAAAGAGTTACTCATGTTGGATATTTCTATGATACGAAGTTGAGGATAATGAAAATTCCATCCGGAGTTGGTCTTAATTTTGTACTAGGAAAGCTAGTGGCAGACGGTATTTATACTAAAAATATTATAGATACAAGTGATCAACATGTGGAAAGTCGTAGGATAAAAGGTGTAACCTGTACTGCGGCTCCTCGGGATAAAGTTCAAAAAGAATCTGTTGATTTTATAGTAGGTCTTGGTTCTGCGGATAAATGTAAGTCTCATAGACTATTAACATTGGATACTGGATTTGGCAAAACTGTATGTGCGATTATGGGATCGACAGCTTTACAGATGCCTACGCTTGTAACATCTACTAACCTATCAAATCAGTGGGTTGATCGTATACTTAGTTTTACGGATTGTACTCTTGGTGAGAATTTATTCTATATAAAGACTTGGCAAGATATGAAAAAACTAATGGATGACTCAGATTCTCCTATGGGAGCTTATTATGTTATCGCATTAGATTCATTGATTGCAGGATTGAAGCATGATACAGAAATTCTAAATAGGTTTTATAAGCGATTTGGCATCGGTCTTCAGATATTTGACGAATGCCATTCTCATTTCATGAAGATTATTAGAATACTTGTAAATAGTTCAGTTGAAAGAACTCTATTTCTTTCAGCTACTCCTACAAGAAGTGATTATAGACAAGATTCTCTATATAAGAAAATCTTTAGAGAGAATTTTAGATCATTTGGTGAAAAGACTCATGAAATAAATAAGTTTAATATTATAATGATGAAGTATTATACGACTCCAACTAGAATGGATCTATTTAGAATCCAACCTAGAAGAGGGGTTCATGCATTGTTGTATTTTAAATACATATTTAGAAGTGAGTCTAGAACTAGATTATTTGTGAACGTACTTGCATATTTTATAAAGAAAATCTTTAGACAATATTCATACAATCCAAGTAAAAAGGTACTAATATACATCCAATATTTGGAAGGTATTAATATTGTAAAAGATGCTTTGAATAAGATAATTAATACTTCCGATTACTTTGAAGGATTTCGTCCTACAATCGGAGATACTAGTGGAAATGTCGCTAAAGAAAAGCGTCATGAAGAACTTAATCGGAATATAATATTTGCAACTATCTCAAATAGAGAAGGGTTAGATGTTGAAAATCTCGTAATGATAATAAATGCTATCCCTATCTCGTCGGAACAAATAGTTCGACAGATGAGAGGTAGAATAAGAGATCCTAAGGGTTGGTTTGTTGATCTAACTGACGGAGCATTCGAGGGGATGAAACGTCAGACAGATAAACGACTTCTCAACCATGAAAAACATAAAAATCAGATACTACATTATGAATGTAAGTCTGATGGTCGGATTGAAAAAGTTTTTTCGTGAGGGGAATATGCGTCTTAAAAATATTGTGGATACCGTATACAAATGTAGAGGGTTTAAAATTGTAGTCATCCTTATGGTTGATAAGGATGATACTATTAATGATAAGTATAAAACTTCTCCTATAATCCAGACTTATCCGGATTCTAGTAATAGGAATTTTAAAACAATATCACTTGATACGTATGGTAAAGCTATCATAGGGTTTCAAAAACAAGAGTTTGATGAAGAAAATAAACGATATGTTAAATCGGCAGCATCATTCTTTACTCAGAAACAATTCCCACTGATAGCCGACAGTCTAAACATATGTTTAGACTGGTTGAAATTAGATAGTTATAGACACCTATTCAGGGTTGATGGTCAGAATAAATTAGTAGGATTAGGAACTCCGGCTCCATATAATCCTACAGTAAATAAGAATGATTTCGAATACATTCAATTTTATCCTGCCGCAATTAGAGATAGTGATACTGGTATATTGTACGAAGGTATATCTATTAGAAACCAAGCAGGTCCAATTATAGCAATGTATGCTGAAGATTTCGTGGCTATGGCTTATGCTTTGAAAAACTATATGAAAAATATCTATAGTAATAATTTGTTAATGTTGAATTTGGGTCTGAATATTATGAAAGGCAAATCGTAAATTAACATATATATATCATTTTGAACGAATGTTTAAAATATTCATGATGAAAGGGATCCGTTATGAGCGATAGGGATAATGTTGGAATACATAATTATGTGATGAATTTATTTGGAACCTCGCACATCACGAAGCGATACCAAAAGATCATCATAAATGGTATATACTATATATTTATAGGTATATACCATACGCATGAAGAAGTGCCTAATATAATCTGCATCTACATAGTGAATGGAACAGTATATCGCAATACTCCAGAACTTGTAATGAGACGGCGGATGAGTAAGGGATTAGGAGCTGTGTCAGATAGCTTCAAAAGCGTTAGACTTCCTGATGTACAATCTGAGGGAGATGATCAACCGCTTCGACTAGAGATAACTCCTAAAGATGAGGATCTCATGGCTATAATGAAATCGATATTAATACAGGAGGAAACTACTGTTGGCGGTTTCAAACGACTATATTCTAATCATGAAAAGATTGCGATGAATAATGATCGGAATATGTTATATAAAAAGAATGCATTAAGTTGGGGGAAGTTTAAATTCATACTAGATCTTCTAGAGTATGATTACACCCTTGACATTTTTAAACGAAAGAAGGAGTCCGATAATGTCGATTAATGATACAGATTACAGAACAATGATGAATGTTGTAATTGGTCCGATTTTGAATTATGTAGGATTCCATGTAAACAATGATGGAATTATTCAGAAAATTGGAGATACGATTGGAATCACGCTCTCAGGAAAACACCTTTATGTCCCGGATTCGGGAAAAGACTATTTTGATACAAAGGATAGCCCAATCCTTGTACCATTCAATCCATTTAGAAATAAAGAGCATCTACTCATCTTATCGAAATTTCTAACTTCTACTCTAAGTGATTACTTTAGAGATGAGGATGATGAAAATGAGTATGATTCTAGTGGAAGACTTATTGATATAGTCTCACTAGTTAAACGCGGACCAACACAAGAAGACCTTCTACCAGCTACATTCAATGGAGTTATCTATGAATATTGGTTGAGAGGTGATTCTGAATGTTGTCGTGCAAATGGAGATCTGGAAGTACTGGGTCAAGGTGTTGATTATGATAAGAATGATATTAAAGCGATGTTGATGGCTATGCTAAATACGCTTTCTAAAGTATCATTGATGGTTGATAAGAACCTTAACTTTGAGAAACTTTATAAGTACGTTGAAAAATGTATAAAGAGAATCGATATTGAAGTTGAGGAAGCTATGAAAAATTATTCAAATTCCGTATCACGACTGGATCTTTCTGGTGGTGTGGATGATGTTGAAGAGTTAGAAACAGCTCATAAAACAGGGATAATGAAAGAGTATGAATCAGTACAGCATACCAATACTGTATTTGATGAAATGGACTTTGTTTAAACGATTATACTTGGAGCAATTATGCTCCAAGTATTTTTATTTTTTGAAAATCTAGGAGGAATGAAATGGTTGAAGGAATCTCGATGACATTAATAGTGATTCTTGTAGTATATTATGTAGCACCAAACTGTATTGTGGGATTTAAATTTAAGTAGGAGATTATCGTGGATAATAATAAAGTTTCCATATGGGATGGTTGCAATGAAACGTATTTGTTTCTAGGATATATATTGAAGAGGGATTAATCCCTCTTCTTTTTTTTTTTAAATTAACATATTGAGTATATATTAAGAAGTATGAGATAACTAATCTAATGGAGGATTTTATGAAAGTAGAACGTGTTTCGGTATTAGAATGTTTTGCTATGTATACCGATGAAGGAACTTATTATAGGTATGGAGCAGACTCATGGTATTTCTCAATTGGAGAGAGTGATGAACCTGTGTACGATTGTGAACACCTTGAGGCGGCCTTTCAAGAGTTTAATAAACAAAACGCCCCGACGGAAACGGTTGGATAAATGAAAAATATGAAAAAGATGTTACCATTTCTATGTGTGTTTTTAATCGGTTGCTCAACAGACGGAATTCCGGAAAAGTTAGACGGTAAATATCTAAAAGATGAGAATGGGAATTATTATTTAGTGAACCATCGTTTTGGGGATAATGTATCTCTCGATTCGGCTACACTGCCAAACTTTAAGTAATTATCGAGGAGAAAAATCATGACTTGGACAGAAATAAAAGCTAAAATCGACCAAATGTTTGTGGACGAAGGGTTTGATCCCGATACAATGCAGATTGAATATATCGATTTTAGTTATGAACCTAGTGAACTCATTGTAGGAAACCTCGATGAATTAATTATAGAGTAATTATTAAGGAGAAAAATCATGAAGAGTAAATTGATATTAATTTTATCCATTCTAATAACATCATGTGGAAATGCAACCCATAAACTTCAAACGTGTGTTATAGTCAGTATAAACGGTAAACAAACCGTTTACGAAGTTATATCTACAACAGACGGTATACAGGGGTATAGATTTACATCCAAAACAAATCTTGGAAATATTGGGGACACGCTAAAGGTTACACCATTTAATATGGCGAATGTATGGTAATTGATAAAATAACCGGGAGGTTATCGTGATTGCGAAAACTGATCCGTTAGTTAGAGAATTCAACGGAGAGTTCTATGCACCATGTTGGTTGGATAGAAATACTTGTGGAGGTCTTCTAGATTACTATTCCGGAAACCATGGAACTTGGGGGGCACAATTTCGCTTTGTAAACATAAAGGATATCGATAGAATCGTCGATTATTACAGAACTTTTAATCGTGGTTATGAACTACACAGCGGGTGTCTCACTGAACGATGGCTAGACATGCTATGGAATGATTCTATAACAAAAAGTAGGGTAGATACATTGGGATTACAATCCAGAGTAATTACGGCGTGTGTGTCAAATACCGGCATTGAATTAATTAATAAAATGATCAATAATGAAACTGAACGTCGAAACGTTTCTGTAGACGTTCTTTGTTTCCATTCTGTTGGGGCATTTTTGGGAGACCCAAAAGATATACCTACCATAAGAAAGAAGATTAATCAAAGGATTGTATAATGAAAAAGCTCGATCTTGTAAATAAAATGTTTCAACTATCGCAGAAAAATACAATTAATGTGATGGTTATGAATAAACAAACTGAAATGTATGATCCTACAGTAACGGTGACAAAATGTAAGATGTTTAGAGAGAACTATACATCTTACATTAACGAATTGATCAATGATGTTATACTGGAGCACGCTAAACAGGATATCTCAATCACTCATGATACAGCAGTAGCGATATTACGGGATCGTAAAACTGAGTGGGATAATTGTAAAGAATATGAACGCGTATGTAAATTTCAAATTTACGACGACTATGTAGAAGCATTGTATAGAGATATGCCGGACTTCAATGATAGATATATTGTTGAAGAAGTGTTGGTTATAGAAACTGAACAATCTTCAGGAAACCATTTTAAATAAGGATGAGGATTACAAATGAATAAACGCGTAGCTAAAAAGATTGTAAACATTGCGATGTGTAAAAATCGTTTCGAAACTTACAGATTTAATACGATCGTTACGGCAATAGATATCATTGAGAAATTCATTGATATGACAAATGTTAAAGATTTGTCAGCATTCTATTACTTGAAACGCCGTGTTGTAAAGTCTAGAATCATTAAGTTGAATTCTCATGGTATTGATACAACACAATTTCAAAAACAAATTGTGAGTATGAAGAATACCGTCAATGAGTTTTACAGTTTAGCGTCAACAAATAGTCCGTGTGAATCAAAGATATTTAAGAGAGTTAAGTTTAAATCTTTCTTGTCAAAATTCCTCATAACAGGGAAGAAACCATACTCGATGATGACACAATCTAGGGAAGTTGTTGGAACAACTTCACCCTATCAAATAACAATTCCTATCGTCGGTGATGATAAGAAACTTGTTAATGTACTTTATAAATAAAAGACCTGGGAGGGTTAAGCGTATGGATGAACATAACAGAAATCTCACCGAACAAAAAGAAAAACTGAAAGGTTTGGTAAGACGTGGAAGTCATCGTGGAACCGAGACACCTGAAGGCGGTTATGAAGCTGGGAAATTTGCAATGGTATGTGCTCCTGACGAAGGTCGTGCAAGAACGTTGGTGAGATCCGATTTAACAGGAACTGAAGTTCCAACATCTATGAAAATATTATTTGGAGGAGCTCACTCATGAACAATCAATGTTTAATGAATATTGAAATTAGAAAATCCCCACTTCATGGAAATGGGGTATTCTCGCTGACGGATATTAAAGAAAATGAAATTATTGAAATTTGTCCTGTCATTATTTTAAACGAGAAAGATACTAAAAAAAATAGATAAAACTTATTTATATAATTACTATTTCAATTGGGAAGAAAAACAGTCAGCAATTGCATTGGGTTATGGATCAATATATAATCATTCATATAAACCAAATGCAAAATATCATAGATGTATTGACTCTAAAACGATTATTTTAGAGTCAATACGTCATATTAAACGTGGGGAAGAGATTACTATAAATTATAACGGAATTGTTGATGACGCAACTAAAGTATGGTTCGAACATGTATATAAAGTTTGAAAGAGGGTATACAAAATGGAAACTAAAATAGGGAAACTTACCGAACTAGAACTAAACAAGATGATTGAAAATCTTAGGATTAGCTCATCTCGTAGAGATCATGAAGCATCACATATCATTGAGGATAAAATTAAAAATTATGCTCTTAAATCCATAACTGAAATACATGACAGTATTGAAAAATGGCTTTCTGCAATCGATGTTGCGTATGCTCTTTCGGACTGTAATGATATAGCAAAACTAGCTCTAACTACAATCGATATCGAATTCTCAAGATATTATATTTAAATAACAAAATGGAGAAACTAAATGAAAGCTAAAGAATATATTGAAAAGTATCTTAAGATCCATGATCCTAAAAGTTTTAAATATAATGAATCTTTTAATAATGTATTAGCACCTTTGTTGGTCGAGTTTTTCAATGAGTATAAGAACGGACTACACCTGCCGCAGGGTAGAGTTTCTCATACAGTACAATCTCATACTATTGAGAAGTGTGTATCGAGAACTATGGAATTCCATAAGAAATGGAAATCTATGTGCGAGAACGCTCCAGAAGGATGGAATATTAAAGAAGAAGGATTCCTTATTACGGTTAACAAATTCTTTAATATAGCTTACAATATATTCGTGGATCGATATCCATCTTTCAAACTAGCATCGGAAGATTTGGAGTAATTTAAAATGATGAGTCCTGAAATGTCGTTTATGTCTCTACTAATGGGATCAGTACTTAAGAAGAACTACCCTAAGGTATTTCCAGCATACCTAGTAGAAGATCTTAAAGATATTATTAAAAAGGTATCTAAAAGATCATCTGTTTCTAGAAAATCTATACTCAAAAGTTTTGAAGTTGATTTGAAACCAACATTGTGTCAGATTGATTGTATACATTGTAATCATACTGTTACGATTGATAATGTAGAATATCCTTGGGGATGTCGTGTTGTTAGCCAAGGTAGATGTTACAAAAACTGTGAGCATTATAAATCTAAAAATGACAATATTCATTGAAATAGGGTATTATGAAAAAGCACTTGGTTAGAGTTGATACTTTTGACAAACTATGTGGAGTATCTCCAGTTGTTGTACGATCATATGGTGACGGAATTATGGAAATTGAAGAATTCGAATCGTTGCATGAGTATAATCACGGTAATGTGTGTCAAAAATGTATAGGAGTATACAATACTTTGCAGAAAGAAGGACAATGTGAAACCAAAACCAAAAACATTTGAAATTCTTGAGGAACACATTCCTCAAGATTTCACGAATATCGATGACAAACCTTTCATTCGTATCAGATATTGTGAAGATGAAGATAAAGTCTTAAATTTCCATGTAACTAAAAAATATCTTCCAACGTATATGATGGATATTGATACATTTGACATCTTCATGAATCGACGAACTATGTCAAATATCATCAATATCTTTGAAAATATTGATGATAGACTTTGGATCGTTCTCAGAGACACTTGTTCAGTTAGAACTATTAACTCTAGCGAATTGTCATATGCGGCAAATTATTCCGATATGAGTGATGGTTTTCATGCAATTTCGTCTGGAGTTGTGTCTAAAATTATTGAACTCGGCACAGAAGGTGTCGGCGATGTAGCATTTAGACGATTAGTTGTAGCATTCATTGCAGCTAGAGATTTTGCCGAAAAGGTTAAGGTTGCTCGTAATTTACAATTTGCAAAGAAGGAAATATTACGACCAGATATATCTCATGTGCGCAAGCATGTGTTATCGCTACTGGTACATGATTTGGAAACAAAAGATCCAAATTCAAATTTGTATGAGGTTACTAAACAATATGAACTTTCAAAAGAGGATGGTTAATAAAAAAAAGAGGGATTATTACCTCTTTTTTTTGTATATAGTGTATAATTTAATTATATATATAGTAGTGATGAAAATAAAGAATGCGTATAATTTATAGGAGGATTTATGCATGAATTTATAAAAATTCCAGAAGATAAGGTTAAGTCGTTGAGACTTAAAACTATCCTTAGGGATAGTTCCAATGCATTGACTGGCGGTAGTGCCAGTACAATATCTGCAATGGTATTGGGATTATTGAATCCCGAGGCTATTGGGCTCATATCATCGATGGGAAGAATATTCCCATTATTCGATGGAGTTGCGGTCATGTTACCGCACAGAATATCGGAAAAGCTAGGTTGGACTTTTCACATATTAGCTTTTCTATGGTGCTTCTTCGGATCAAATGATCCAAAGGTATTCGCCATAACGCTGACAATGTTATTTGCATTGTCGGCTTTAACAAGGCTAAGTTATGATGAATGGCTTAGAGATGTATTAACTAGAAATTCGACTCCTAAAGATGCGAAAAAGTATCGCGGGATCCGTAATAGCGTAAAGGCTATCTGTGGACTTGCTGGGGTTGGATTTAGTGTAGTATTAGCATTGACTCTTGATTGGAGAAGTGCTTACTACGTTATTGGTATTCTGGAATTAATCCATATCATTATCAAAGTTCAATTGAACTTTGAAGCTAAAGATCTGGATTAAAAAGAGGCTATAATGCCTCTTTTTTTTCTTAAAACATCTTAATGTGATATAAATAACTGGAGGGTAATGTGAGTGAACCAACGCCATTAATAAATTCCGCCTTTGAAGGCGAAAAGGGAACGTACGATAAAAAAACCGGTGATGACAAGAGTGAGTTTCGAAAGAGTTTAGTAAAATTCAAACAAAGCATGAAGACTCATTCTGATACTATAAAATCTGGCACGTTGATATCTGGTAAATCTAAGCTAAGTATAGGTAAAATTGCTGGGGTTCTCGGAGATATAAAGGGCGGAATGCCAAGTTTAGCTGATGTTAAAGGTAAACTTGCGGATTCCATCAAAGTAGATAGTTCTAAACTCAAGAAACTTGGTGTAGATAAATTAACTGGAGCATTGGGTGCTCTTGAGAATATCGCCGGAGGACTGCTTGATGATCTAATTGGAGCACTCTTAAGTAGAATATTTATACCAGACATAGTATATACTGCATCTCTGTTGGCATTTGATATAACAGGGGCGGATCTTGAGCATGATAATAACTATATACGAAAACTAATAGTTAGTAGAGGATTATCTCACACTCTTAAATGGTGGAATAATCTTTGGGAAATCGAGTATAGTGGACTAAGATCGGACTTATATCATTCAGATGGAGTGATATCTGCACAGTTCGGATGTTATAAAAATGTAGAATATGTTGTAGGTAAATATTCTGATATATACAATGAGTGTAAGTCATTGTCATTAGATGAATCCCAACCGTCAGAGGTTGTTTCTGGTATGAAGAGTATGTGTAGGGAAGTAAAAGGTAACATGGTTCAACTGATTAAATTATTAGTTTTGAATAGTTATACTGACGTTGATGAAGAAGTATTCTCAGGGCTACTAAAAAAAGCAGATGTTAAACCTTCTGTATTCGGTATAAATGATAAAGAATTTGGTGGACGTTTTGCTATCCTCGGTAGTGAAATTGATGCTATAGCTCCGATATATAAGCCCGAATTAGATGCTAATGGCAATCCTATAACTGCTACTGGTATTGGTGCTAAGATCCTTGATGGATTTACAATGAAATCCTCAAGATTTAAAAGATCTAAAATTGGTAAAAAAGTTGGTGGACTCTTTGATGACATTAAAGATAAATTTACATATATAGATCCTAGGAACTTAAACATAAAAAGACTATATGTTTATATGTATGAAAATGTTCCAAAACAAGATGCAATATATAATCCAAAACTAGCAGATAGATTAAAATATAAGATAATGACTAATCTTGGAAAAAAACTTGATGCTGAACTTGGTAAATTTATGCCATCTACTGATATATTGAAGTTTGATAAGCTTAAAGAGATGTGGGAATCTGCATATAAATATACATTGGAAATTCAGGACTTCCTGTTTGATCCTGCTAAGATTAAGTATATGTTTCCTCTTTTAGATATGGTTATAATTACCGAACCACAGATGTATGAGGAAGTTGTTAACGCAGTTAAACCTGTCGAAGATGGTAAGAAAACTGCTGATACAATAAAAGATACTACATCCGAAGAGGTTAAAGCTATTATAAATAAGGATGAGGCTGGCGAAATTAAGAGTAATGATCCGAGTAAAGACACCACTGCCGCAACTCTTATTCTATTTTGGATAAACCAGCATATAACAAATATAACTGTAAATACTACAAATGGTCTTACAGATGCCGAAATACAGAATATTATAAAAGATATTTTTAAGGATATCGCTATATTCATAGATACTAAATTTCAAGAGTTTATATCTTATGATCTAATAACTATAATAAAGAATGTTATTGGAGATATTAAAGATGGCACATTTGTTGTAGATCCAAATGATCCTTCTGGAAACACTGCTCAAGTTATAGTGAATAACTATATTATTACAAATAATATAAAGACAATTGATAATGTGAATTTTAATTATCTTCTTGAAGTTGCTCTCAATAATATAAAGAATGATATTAATATCTTGGTAAATAAAACATTTAACCAATATATAACAGAATTAATGAATACTTTAAAAGATGATCCTATTCTTAATGATATATCCTCGATTGTCGATGATTATCTATCAAATATCAATAAAATGAAAATTATGATGGAGAATATGGAAGATTTGTTAGTTCGTTTCAATAAAGGACTTATTACATTAGAATCACTTACAGACTGGGCTACTCTTAAAAAGGATGCAGAAGTAAAAGATTCTACTGGATATGTGGTTATCGGAAAAGAGATTGATACTTCTATATTTATTACATTAAATGATCTTAATAAAATCATTGATGAAAAAGGATTAATTTCCCTTAAAGATATAGATATCGATAAACTCATAGCAGATGCTATAGTTAAATCTGAAAATACTAACTATAAATTAACTCTATCTGAATTAAATAAACAAATGCTATTACTGATAGAGGATATTATAAAAGAGATTGCTATAGGTAAAAAGAATCTAACAGAACTCATTACTTATAATGATCTTATGTCAAAGGCTATATCTATAATAACTGCGAAGATTGACTTCTCTAAAGTTGTAGATTTCCTTAAAGATAATGGCGTCGATTTAGGTGAGTTTGATATAATGGAATATCATAAAGATGTGGTAAAGAAGTTATTAGAAGAATCTGATCCTAACTTTTTCGACTTAGATGTAACCGATGAAGTTGCTGTTAAAAAGACTGCTGAGAGTATTGAGATGAATCTTAATGGAGGTTCATATCATCAATATTATTGGAAAGAAAAGAACTAATAATAATAGTGGTGAGTTTACACTCACCACTATTTATAGTATTTTATGGATGCACTTTAAAGATTTCAAATTCAAGAGTATCGATGTTTCTAACATTCATTATAACTCTTTTTCTCAAATATCCTTGTTTCCCTTCATACGTATAATTCCTATCTATAGTAGGAGAATATGCAGAAATAGAATCGCTGATATCGGTATCAATCAAGAATGATACTGTAGAATCATTATTGGCATCGGTATGAGTTACGACTGTTCCGGTTAGGATATTTGTATAAGATTTACCCATGGCATTTATAGTAAATACTTCATAACGATTAACATATCCAGTAGGATCCTTAGCTTCTCTATATGTATAGTTATTAGTAATATATTTATGGATATTGTCAGATGTAAGAGTTACAATAGAATCTGCGAATCTAGTTGTACTATTCTTCTGAACGATAGGGCATACCACTGTCTTACCGATATGTATTGGGTAGTTTTCTTTTGTTATATAAAATTCTTCTTTACTAGATCTTATATAATCTTCTCTTCCGCCAATATCAGCACAATGAGGCATGAGAATTTCATCAGCAGCCAATACTGTGACTGTTCCCGTTAGAGCACATAGTCTGTTAAATACTTGAATTTGGGTTTCCATCATTATTCCTTTAATAAGAGTTGTCACTATTGATATGTTTAAAATAAATTTTACATACATATATAATAGTGACTCTAGAGATTAGGTATACAGTCGCGGGTCCGAATCCCGCATAATGGGTAGAGCCCATTATTAGTTTAGTGGTAAAACAATACTTATTTTTTTTTATTCCGGCTCGGCTGTACCGAGTTCGATATAATCTTCAAACAATGGATTTTTATCAATAAAGTCCATTGTTAAACAAGTAAAGTGGTGAGCATACATATAGTGAGAACCAAGGCCAGTTCTAAGCTCAGCTTCATAGATAAATTTATCCAACTGAGTAGTGTGTTCGAAATCTACCTGAGTTCCTAGGAGGAAGCTATATGGAATGATATTCAACTCATTACCATAAGAGTAATCTTTCATATTTCTAACAAGATCAACATATCTTGAAAGGAACTCATCAATTTTAGGATTCTTCATATCACGAACTTCTTTACTAATATAAAGTCCGCGAACATTAAGATCCGAGAAACGATGTCCTGATCTATGTCTATTTAGGTCGCGAAGTTCCGCAATAGTAATACCTTTAATAAGAAATCTGATTGTGCGGTTCTTAATCTCATGACAATATTGAGCATATCTGTTCAATTTTGTTTTAACGGATTGAAGTACATCATAATCATCATATCTTGTATCGATTTTATGATTAAAATCATCAAGTTGAGTATAATGTTCACTATCATACAACCCAATAATTTCAGAATCATATTCAGTGTCACTATTAAACCAAAGATCACTTTCCATCTTCGCAACATAAATCGAGTTATCATCAGCATGACTATGTCTGATGAGGTTTTTAGAATACTTCTCAAGTTCAACTCGAATTTTAGAAGCAGCTTCTTTAAACTCTGGTACTTCGTATGATTCAAGACGTTTAATCGTATCAGCCCATACTCGAGCAGTCATAATATATGCTGCAGATGTCTTTGTTCCGAACGGAATGAAATAGCGAGCTCTATCTAATGCGTAATTTTTAAGCATACGCTCTCTTACTTTAGGAGCTACGTCTTTTGGAATACGAGTTAATTCAGGTTGTTCTTTTGCGAGTCTATCGAGATCATTGTATACTTCATTATATACATCAAACGCTTCACCCATAACCGAAAGATATTGTTCCGCAAGTTCTGGATCATCAATACCCATTTCCTCAGGACTTAAAAGAGATTCTTTTGTCATAGTAATATATCGAGTAGATGATTCCTGACCATCTGTAAGTTGTGCAATATCGAATAGTTTGTATGCCAAGAACATCGAAATTCCGTCCAATACAATCGGAATCCCGCCAGTAAGACCACCAATAGAAGCATGTCCATAATCGATAAACTTAAATATGTTATCTACTGATTTCTGAGAGTTTTCGATATCAACATTTTTCATAATTGTATCTAAACCATCATTTGATCTTGAAAACTTAGCCAATACAGCAGCACAAAGCTCTGGAGTCAGTGCATAGTTATCTTTAGCTTCTGTTGGAGGTACGATTGAAATAGCTTGAACATTCATGTAAAACGCCTTTTAATAAATTTTGGTTAAATATCCACATTAAATTGTTTAATGATTGTTATTTTTGTAATAACCGTACATATAGATTATATATTTAATAGTGATGAAATATACAATATTGATCATCTGAATACATTGAAAGTCTATCAATGTATTGACCCCTGATTTAAGGGAAGTGGACATATTGAAAAGGAGGATGCTATGTTGCATCCAAATACTTGGGTTACTCTTCCGCCATTGTGCGATGAAGATTAATCATAATACTGGGGGAGAAATTCTCCCCCTACTTTTTTTTTCAATAACTAATATAGTTTATATATTAAATAACGATCCAACAACCAAATGTAATTTAAAACTGGGTGGGTTTACATTATGGTGAAGTCTAAATTTCAATGGAGGAAAGTTAATAAATACTCTAATCCGAGTGCATTCTCAAAAGTTGTACCTATTAACTATTGTGATAATAAAAATTGTGAATCAAATTCATACGACAGTTGTAAAATAGGTATACAATCCTATAAACTGTATGGTAGTTATGGTAAGAAAATTACAAAACATTTATCAAATAAACGATGAGGGCTACATGTTTTCTATATTTAAAGTTATAATATCCAAACTTATAAAACTAATTTTAACAGTATTAGGAGCTATTATGGAATCTGTATTCTACAAGGATGATGGAAAAGAGAAGATTGAAATCGCAACGGTCGAAGATGCTTCTAAAGTTAATGATGGTTATCATACCTTTGAAGAATTGTATGTGTTTAGAACTATCTACAATGCATTGATATTCAATAAATGGGCATCAGAAGGTATGTATGAAGTTCATAAAAGTATGAAGCATCATGATGGTGAAGCTTGTTTTGGGAAAGATGATATGTTTATAGTTAGCGCTAAGCTACCTTCAGGATGTATATCTAACCATTACAATATAAAGTATTGGGAAGTATTTAAAATTCCTTCATATGAGACTAGTATCCACGAGTATGATGGACATACTCCGGAGGATGTTGTATATAGAATATTGAAAACAATAGCAGACGGAGAGGTTTAAAGTGGAAAATATTAAAGAAGTTTTATCAGTAGTTCTTATATTAAGTATAATAGTACTTCTGATGGTTTCTGCTAATATTTCGAGTGGTAAAACTACAAAATATATCCCTCATTGTGAAGATTCAATTGTGAAGATTTATAAAGACTATAATGATGGTAAAATCGATATACTCGCTAGAGATGCAATAATACTTGAAACTGTAAAGTATTTGGACCCATTGAATAAGGTTGAATGATGCAAGATAAAGTTATAGATGGAGTTCTTAATCATTTTCAGTATGAGCACGGTTATATTGAATATAGTAAAGAAGATCTTACTAAAATGATTATCGATGAGCAGAAGAAAGTAATTCAACTAAATTCTAAATTAATATCATGCGTGGCAAGGTCATCAGGAGTCCAATATGTCTAACGAGATTAAAATAGATAATTACGTTTACAATGTTAAAGATAAACTTCCGACTGCATCTAAAATTTATGAGAGCTTACTCATAATTGATGAAACAGGAAACACTACACTTAGAACAGATAAAGATACAATTATATCTATATCTGTTAAACATTGCTATGGAATTGTAATTGGTCGTGTTGATTTTTATAATGTCAGATGTTTAAACTTTGATGAAACTAATTCTACATCTAGAATTGACGGAGTTAGAAGAGTTAATTGGAGAATGTGTATAAATAGAAATTCTGATGGAGTTTATGTTGATGAATGGTTGGAATTTTTATCATTAATACATGATGGTCCGATAACTTCAAAGTTCGTCACATATATTACAGAAGTATAAATAATACATAGTAAGAAGTGGTATAATATGCCTAATGAAAGAGTTATAGTAGGTGGTATTTATAAACATTGGAAAGGTAAGAGATACCTTGTAATAAGTATATCTAGATGGGCTAATGATTGTAAAAAGGATATTGTAAACTACTTACAACTAGATGATGGTGGAGATCATCCTGTGGGATCGTTGTGGTCTAGAGAATTATCCGAATTTGTCGATATCCATTTTAGTGGAAATAAACGATTTAGTTTTGAAAAGATGTTTAATAGAGATGATATCGTTTAGAGTAATTAGTGTAGGGAGAAATCCCTACACTATTGATTTTTTGACTTCTTTTTGATGTATATATTTATTAGTGTAATACAATACTAATAAATATCTAGGGGATATCGTGAGAGAGTGTATCGAAGTTTTGAGAAACTTCTTAAAAGATTTAGTCATAACATTTTAACATATAAGTGTAATGATTTTTGTACACAATTTCGGATGTGTACTTTTTTTTTTCAATAAAAAATAAATAGAAGTCAAACATTTGATTGACGGATTATTATTTTTATTGGAGGATCGTATGGGTTGTGGATGTTCTAGTCAAGTTGCAATTAATACTGTTAAACTTGAAAACTTTGGAGATGATATCTCATTGCCAAGACTAATGAGCGAAGGTGCATCTGGTTCAGATATTTGTGCTTGTATTGAAGAAGAAACAATTCTAATGCCAGGAAGTATTATGGAAGTCCCAACAGGCCTTTCTTTCGAGATTCCTCATGGATTAGAGATTCAGGTTAGACCTAGAAGTGGACTTGCTGCCAAATTCGGAGTAACTGTATTGAATACTCCCGGAACAATTGATTCCGACTATCGTGGAGAAGTTAAGGTTATATTAATAAACCACTCTAAGGTCGACTTCGCAATACGCAGAGGAGAACGCATTGCACAATTGGTGCTTGCAAAAGTTTCTCATGCCCGCTATGTTGTAGCAGAAACCCTTAGTGAAACAGTTCGTGGTGATGGTGGATTTGGTCATACAGGTGTACAATGATAACTTATATTGAAAGTAATTTTATAGATTACCCAGATAGTAGTTGTATGTGTGTATCTGTATTCTTTCAGGGTTGTGACATAGGTTGTAAAGACTGTCACAACCCTTCATTGGCAATTCCTGCCGAAGTTGTAGATGATATTGAAGAGTTCTCAGATAGAGCTTACTTAGAAATAATATCACGGTGCAGAAGATCTCGCACTAAAAATGTATCATTTGTTGGAGGAGATCCTCTATTCAAGAATAATATTGAGTTAACCAAACTATTATCTACAAAACTATTGGATACCGGTTATAATTTAATAATCTATACCGGATATGATATCAATGTAGCTCGAGATAATAGTATCCCATTCACATTCTTAAAGTCTGGTGTATTTGATAGGAAAAAGATCCAAAAATCAAAACTCACAGACGATAGTTTGATACTCGCATCTAAAAATCAAAAGATTTATGATAAAGAGTTCAATCTATTAAGTATCGACGGCGTTTTTAAATACAAATAACTTTCTATTTCTAATATTTTCAAATGTGGTAATATTGGAGAAAGGCGTACAAATGAATGAGACCTTAGAATTCGACTACTCGTCGAAAACAAGTAGACTGCAGAAGAATATTTCAAATACTCTTAAGGATAACCTGAGACACTCCGGAATTATTCCTGAAGATCATATTGATAATGTTGCTCATGAACTTATGAAAATTCATGGAATGGCTCCTGCGAATTTCGACTTTGTAAAAAATGTTGAAATGTCTATGTCAGCACAGTTTAAACAAGATACTATTGCCGGTATGGTAGATGATAACTCTAATAAAACAGAGAAGACTATCAAACAGATCTTTGCAGATGCTCAAGCTAGCTTCCAAAAGATTACAGGATATGACTATCTATATAGAGCTATGAAAGAAATCTATGGTAAAGAAGAAGCTAAACGCTTATCTGGATTACTGTATTCTTTCGATCTTACCGTTAGCGATAGTACACAAATTCTTTCTGTATATTGTTATGCTGCTGACTTTAGTAAATTGATTATCGAGGGTAGACCTTGGGGAGTTCTTCATTCGGCTCCTGCAAAACGTGTTGATAGTTATATCCAACAGGTTTTAGAAACCGTTCATGAGATGAGTAATAGTTTGGCTGGTGCTATTGCTATCTCAACTCTATTCTTTGATATTGCCCATCTTATTATGTACGCAGATGGTGTAAATACATCTATAGGTAGAGTTAATCTTGAGGATATTAAAACTAATTATATAGTTAGAAAGACTCTTGAAAATCTATTCCAGACAATTATTCACTCAGTAAATCACACATCTAGAAATGGTGCAGAATCTCCTTTTACCAATATTTCTATCTTTGATAGAACTAAAATTAAAGGGATATATGGTACTATGGAACACATGTTCATGGATACCGATTATTTACATGGTGATGAAAAAGTTAATTATATCGCAGATTTGATTGTTGAACTTCAAAATATCTATATGGATATCTTTGAAAAAGGTGACCAAACAAAGAATAATCGACAGATCACATTCCCAGTATCTACAATAAATATGACTAAAGTATTTGATGATGAGACTGGTAAATTCCGTGTAGTTGAACAAGACTTTCTTAAAAAAGTTGCTGTACGAGAAATGCATAGATACAATATCAATGTAAGTACTGGCAATAGAGTGTCGATGTGCTGCTTCGATGGTGGTGAGGATTGCTTGATCAATAGTAAAAAAGATGGAGTTATGAGACTCTCATTTGAAGAGTTATATAACTCTAATATTGGTAAATATAAAATCTTCCACGATGGTTCTTGGTGTAATGGTGAACTAGTTAAGATTCCTAGAGATAATAAATCTATGTATAGAATCGAAACTACCAACAATAAGGTAATGATTGCTACTGAGGATCATTTATTTCCAACAATGACTGGAGATATTCGAACTGATAAACTATCTAGATCAAATTATCTAATGTTGAACTCATCTGTACTCGGATCTAATAGTGAGTTGGATATCTCATATGAAGACGGTATTATTGTTGGGGCATATTTAGGAGATGGAAATATCTCTAGTAGTATCCACGAATGTAAGAATGGCGATATTTCAAACTACAATAGACTTATCTTAAGTATGAATTCTGAAAAGGTTGGGATCTTTGGTAAGATTGTAGATTTGACAAATCCTATTTGGAATATAAATCCCATAGCAAACAATGTTGTATCGGTTAGTACTAGTGATAAACGCATTATAAATCTTATACAAACTTGGACAAATTTAGGGAAAGCTCATTCAAAATCTCTAAATCTTGATGCTATAAAACAATCTGTAAAATTTAGAAAAGGTATACTTGAGGGTCTTTATATTACCGATGGTGGAAATAGAAATAGAATATATACTACGAGTGAACAATTATCATTAGATCTTGAGGTATTGATAACTTCATTAGGTATGACTTCTGTTGTAAATATTGATAATAGAGTTGGTCAAATTAGACCTGTTCGTGGGGTTGAAACTATTATTCCAAAATACCCAGTGTATTCTGTGAGATTCTATTCTATAAAACAGAAGCGAGGATATGGTCATATTTATAGAAAATTCAATGGCAATACTTACTTTAAAATCAAATCAGTTGAGAAAATCAAAGATTATGAAAAAGAATATGTATACTGTTTTGAAATGAAAAATAAAGATGAACCATACTTTACTCTTCCTAATGGAATTATAACTCACAACTGTCGGTTTTCCAACGATTATGACCTACTCAAATCTCTAATGAGAGAACAGGCTAAATCTGTAAACTCATTTGGTGGAGAAGGTATTGGTATTGGTTCGCATCGTGTAGTTCCTATTAATCTTAATAGAGTTGCATTGCAATCTAAATCTGTAAAAGACTTCAAAGAAGTACTTAGAAACAGAGTAGAAGACGCATGTAAAGTTCTTAAGGCTCATAAAGAACTTATCAAATTTACAGCAGATAAGAAGCTTCAGAAGTTTATTTCTAATGGTTGGATCAATCATAATGCATTATTCTCTACTATTGGTATAATTGCTTCTTCTGAGATGGCTACAACTCTTGTTCATAAATTTGGTAATGATGAAGATCTTGATTTCATCGGGATTGCTTTAGAAATCATTGAGAGTTCTGTAGACGAGTTCTCTTCTAAATATGAGATCTTTGGTAATATTGAAGAGATTCCCGGTGAGTCTATGGCTGCTAAATTCCCTAAAGCTGATAGGGCTATATTTGGTAGTGATGTTGTAACTAATGTTCTATATAGTAATCAATTCGTTCCATTGTGGGAAGATGCTACTATCTATGAACGTATGGCTACTGACGGAAAGTATCAACAGATGCTTACCGGTGGTGGTATTGTTCACTTCCAAATTGGATCACTTTTAACTCCATTACAAAATGAAAATCTTGTAAATGATGCGGTTGAAGTGGGATGTGAACACTTCTCGGCTAATCCTGTAACGTGTGAATGTGAAAATGGTCATAATACTATTGGAGATTTCGATACAACTAGTTGTAATATGTGTGGTGCAGAGATTGTATCCCGTATCACTCGTGTTGTTGGATTCCCAACTAAAGTTGAAAATTGGAACAAAGAACGACGTGAATGGGAAGCTCCTAGAAGAGTTACATATTCTTCAAATTCTAGTGATAGACCTATTATTAGAAAACCTCTTTCTTGCGGATAATATAAGGAGAGGGAGCAATCCCTCTCTTTTTGTAATAAACGATTATTGATGTGTATATTTAATAGTGGAGAATGGATAGAAAGACTATACCATATACTCTAACAAACTATATTTTTACTATGGTACAGGTGTGCCAAGAAAAGGATCTATTATGATTAAAGTTACAACAAACAGCGGCGACAAAGAAATTAGAACCCTTATCACAGAAGTATCTGTGCAGGGGGTTGAGGCTATTCAGACTTCGTTCATTATGAATGGAGATGCGTGGATCTTCGGACACGCTATTGATCCGGAAGGAGATTTCGACGTGTGGGTGAATATCTATGACTCCGTAGCGTATAAGGGAGCGGCACTTCGCCGTGCCCTTAGAAAGGCTTCAGAATAAAAAGAAAGGGGAGCATTGCGCTCTCCTTCTTTTTTTTTTGAACATATCATCTATCGTTATAAATTTAAAAAATATAATCGATTAAACAGTCTATTAGTAGCGAGTATTTATCTTTAGGAGAAACCAATGAGCGTAACCGTAGTTGACCGTCATGGTCATGAAAGTAAAATTGATATTGAAAAAATTAGAAAAGTTGTACGAGATTGTTCCGTAGGACTCACTATAGATCACCTTGAAGTAGAAGCCCACATTGATGCATTCTCTAAATCAGAAGTTGTCACTACCAGTGAGATTCAGAAATCAATCATTCACTATGCTGTAACTAAATGTGATTTGAATAACCTAGATTACTCAAGTTTTGCAGCTAGAATGCTCCTTCATGAAGTTACAAAAGAAGCCAAACGAAACCTTAAATTCGACCAATATACTGTAGATGGGTTTGTTTCATTTGTTAATAAAATGGTTGAAGAGAATCAATATGATAAAGTTATATTGGAAAGATATAATGAAGAATCTATTAGAGAAATCTTCAATTCTATGGATTTTGATAATGATGCATTGTTTGAATACGCCGGTTTAAACATTCTTAAAAACCGTTATCTTATAGGATATGAACTCCCTCAAACAATGTTTATGGTAGTATCAATGTACCTCGCAATGAATGAGAAACCGGAAGTTCGCAACAGTGTAACAATCCAATTCTATAGTATGATCACTAGGAAATTGATATCTCTTGCAACGCCTATCCTAACAAACCTTAGACGTCCTAATGGAAATCTATCATCTTGCTTCATCGTAGCAATGGATGATAACCTAGACAGCATATTCCAAACAGTAAAAGATATTTCTAATATATCTGCTACAGGTGGTGGTGTAGGTGTTAATGTATCTAGAATTAGATCAAATGGATCTTATCTTAGAGGACAACTCGGAGGATCCAATGGAGTTCTTCCTTGGATTAAGATTGTAAATGATACAATGATTGCAGTAGATCAGAATGGTCATAGAGCTGGTGCAGCTACTGTCGCATTGGATATTTGGCACAATGATATTATTGAATTCTTGGAAATGCAGACTGAAAATGGTGATCTTAGAAGAAAGTCATTTGATGTATTCCCACAAGTAGTTATATCGGACATATTCATGCGACGTGTTGAAGAAAGTGGTCCTTGGACAACATTCGATCCATATGAAATTAAAAAGGTATTTGGTATAAATATCTTCGAACTTCATGGTAAAGCATTTGAAGATTGGTATCTTACTATCGAACATAGTGAATTGATCAAATTCAAAAGAGTTCATCAAGCAAGAGATATTATGAAGCATATCATGAAAACTCAAATTGAGACCGGTATGCCATATATATTCTTCAAAGATACCGCTAACAAATATAATCCAAATAAAGAATGTGGTTATATTGGTTCTGCTAATCTCTGTGTAGAATCATTCTCTAACTTTAGACCATCTTCAATAATGGAATCTGAGCATGATTCTGCAGTATCGACCGAGATTAGACGTATAGGGGAAACCCATATATGTAACCTAGTTTCTATAAATCTTGCAGAAATAGATATTACGGATGAAGATGAAATTAAACAAATCCATAGAACGGCAGTTAGAATACTTGATAATGCTATAGAAATTACAACTCCACCAGTAATGGATGCAGATAATCACAATAGACTATATAGAGTAATCGGTATCGGTTATATGGGTTTGCATGATTTGTTAGCTATAAATGATAAACGATATGCTGAATCTGGAGAATTTGTAGATAATCTATTTGAAAAATTTGCATATTATACATATGATTCATCTATAGATTTGGCTAAAGAACGTGGAACATTTGAAGCATATGAGAATTCAGAATTCTATAAAGGTAAGATCCTCAATAAAACTATTGATGAATACTCTAACTCAAGTATGTATGAAAAATGGAAAGTATTATTCAATAAACTTAAAGTGTTTGGAATAAGAAACTCACAATGTACAGCAATTGCTCCAAATACATCTACATCTAATCTCATCGGATGTACAGCAAGTGTTCTTCCTACATACTCTAAGTTCCATATCGAAAAGAATTCTAATGGAAATGTACCTGTATTCCCACCTTATATTAGATCTAAACGATGGTTCTATAATGAGAATAAGTTTACAGATCAAAGAGATGTGATCCGTATTACATCTATTATTCAGAAATGGATCGATACTGGAATTAGTATGGAGCTTGTGTACAATCTCAATTCAGATATCACCGCTAAGGATATCTTTGAAAATATTATATTCGCTTGGAAATCCGAGTGTAAAGCTATTTATTATACAAGAACTATTCAAAAAGATGGTTCTGAAAAGTCTAAAGAAGAATGTGTAAGCTGTGCTAATTAGGAGATATGATGAAGACTAAACTTATATTTAATGAAACCGGAACTGAAGAACTTTCTGAAAGAAGTATTTTGGATGGTAATACTACTAATCTATTTAACCTTAACAATGTTAAATATCAGTGGGCAAACAACCTTTATACTAATATGATGAATAACTTCTGGATTCCGGAGAAGGTATCTCTTACAGATGATGTACGAGATTACCGTAAATTAACTCCTGATGAAAAGGTTGCTTATGATGGGATACTGTCTTTCTTAGTATTCTTAGATAGTATTCAGGTTACAAACTTACCTAATATAGCCAAGTATATTACAGCTCCAGAAGTATCTCTAACTCTAACGGTGCAAACTTTCTTTGAATCTATTCATTCGAAGTCTTATGCATATATTATCGAGAGTATTATAGATAAACCTGCAAGAGATACTCTTTATGAGAAGTGGCGTGAGGATGAGGTTCTTCTAGAAAGAAATAAATACATAGCTTCTATATATCAAGATTTTGAGGATGATCCTAGTAATAAGAACTTTATGAAGACTATTATTGCTAACTATCTTCTTGAATCTATATATTTTTACAATGGATTTAATTTCTTCTATACATTAACTTCTAGAAATTTGATGAATGGTACAGCTAATATCATCAAACTTATCCAGAGAGATGAACTCCTCCATGTTGTATTATTTAAACATATTATCAATGAAATCAAGAAAGAATCTCCGGAAGTATGGGAATCTATTCATGATATAGAGATTAATGAAATGTTTAAAATGGCGGTAGAACAAGAGATTAAATGGTCTACACATATTATAAAGAATGTACTCGGAATATCAGATGATTCTATTGAGCAGTATACAAAATTTATTACTAATGAACGTTTGGAATTTATTGGTATAAGTAAATTATTTACTGATCCTAAGTTCTCTAAGAATCCATATATGCATCTTGAAAGAATTGCAGACTTGGAAGGAGAAGGTTCATCTAAAGCCAACTTCTTCGAGACTACAGTTACTTCATATAATATGAGCTCTGCTCTTCCGGGTTGGGATGATTTTTAGATTATATTAATGGGGTATTTATTTACCCCATTTTTTAAATTCATATTAAATTATATATTTAATAGTGAACACATAGGACGAATGTCAAATGTGTAATAATATTATAAGAGGAGTTATTATGGATATGCAGAAGTGTAGTTCGGAAGAACTTAATGTTGGGTTTGTTAATTTTAATGAGACGGATTTTCGAGGATTGAAATCTGTACAAATACTAAGACATATCATCACTGGAACTGATGATAATATTGAATTTATCGACCACCTTGAGGATAATACATATGTACTTATCCAAGATACCGGATTTATAAGAAATGTATATATAGCATATGATCCAACTACAAGAGCCAGAACGACTGATCTCATCAAACATAATTCAGATGCTACTAGATTCTTTCGGTTTGCTGTGATCATTGGATTTGAAAATGGGGCAAGACTTATCTGTGAGGAACCTGATGGGTTGATCATTAGTAAGGAGCGAAGAAAATTAGAGTTAAGACACTTTGTATCAGACATGCACATTGCTAAGTTGTGTTTTGGTGAAGTTGGCAAGGTTACTATCAGTGGTCAGATGTGGAATGGTTCTATTGGCGAAACGTTAACCATAATGGCTATCGATAATGAGTCTATATCCATTACCTCAACTTCCTCAGATTGATCGTATTAATGGGGTGGTATTTACTACCTCATTTTTTTTTCAAGTATCTTATTAAATTATATATTTATAATTTGGTTAATAACAATTTAAACAAGGTCGGATGTTATGAAACGTGTTGTTCGGATGTTGAAAATCGAAGAAGAAATGTTTGTATGTCTTGATGACATTCCCACTATCAGCGGGAGTTATAACGGGATATACTTCAATGAAAATAAACCGTGGTTTCATTTAAAAGAATGTACGGTCAATCAATCTTGCGTTGCTAATTGGAAAGAACCAATTACAGAAGAAGAATGTACTAGATGGATCGATGAAGGCGTTACTGACAGTATTATATACTGGAAAGAAGCTGTTGCGTGTGCTGATACGAATTTGTATATAAAAGTTAATAAGAGTTTTCATATTTCCGAAGGAGTTCCAAATGAGACCGAGAAGTAGAAAAGAGAGATTAGAAATCTTTATGGAGAGACAGAGAAGACATTTCGCTACAATCTTTGCGAAAATGAATAACCGAGGCTTACACTTATACGATGCTCCTGAAAAAATGGTCAACCAGTCTAGAAGAATCGCGTTAATTCAGGGTCATAAAATATGCCTTGTTGCTGGAGATATTGAGGGATGTAAACGTATTCAAAAAGAATTGGATGGTATTGATGTATACGAATAGAACAGATTTCAATGCACATAAAACAGATGATATATCTTATAGTGTAGATTCTGGTATATCCGCAATCATCATGGTAATAAGTATGAATTATTCATTGGACGTTACCCCAATAGCATCATGTCAAGGTTCAATTCCTTCGACCAATGAAGATGGTATACCATCTAATCAAGAAGGAAGTCATGATGCATATATACTTTTCCATGTCAGAAATCTGAGATCTTTCGATGATATGATTACTGAAATATTCGGTCATCCTGATAATGTACATATTCGATACTTTATCGAGGATATCTCAAGAACTTTCAGAGTATCTTGGGAACCCGAGAAGTCAGAGGAATATAATAGCGCATGTCTAGAATGGCTTAAATTTCATTTTAATGAAAATCCGTTAATTACATCAAAAGAATTGAAGACATCTCATGATTAGAATTATACTAGGAACTTATGAAGAAAAAAAATATTTACATGACATTCTTTTAAATAGAAACCCGTTAGAAGTAATCCCTCTAATGAATTCTATTGGTATGGATTATAATCCAAATGCTATGGTGTTATGGGATCCTACGAGAGATTTGGAGTATTGGGATGTTGAAAAATACATGGATAGTATCATTGAAGATTCTAAATTAGAAGACTATATCATGTTTACAAATTGCCCAATAATGTTGAATTGGATTGAGGATGAAATCGCAATCGATTCGGTGTATTTGGTAGCTGTATCATCATTCAATAGTATTGATGGTATTAAAGTCAAACCATTCTTCTCAATAAATACGTTGAAAAATCAATTACATTACGTTGGTCCTGGAGAGGTGTTTAATAATTCTAATATTAGATTCTATCTCGATGAACTTCGTAGTGGAACAGATGGTTATGACGATTGTGAAGATGAAGATGGTAGTGGCTACGAAGACGATGATATTGAAGAAGCAGAGTTTGAGCTTATTGACGCGGATTCATTTCTAGAAGAAACATGGGAAGATACTTACAGAGGAGATTAGTTTATGTTTTTACAAGTTAAAAGTATTGTATTGGAAATTAAATATCCCGGAAAGACTCCGGCGAATAAAGTTATATCCTATATCAGTGGTGGTGTGGGAAGTTGTCCATTAGCTAGTTATACGCACAATAATCATAATGAAATACTTGTCAGATTTTCTTCTATATGTTGTAATCGATTTGATACCGAAAGAATCGAACGTGCTATAAGTGATATAATGGAAAATCTAACAGGTATTATTAATGATTACACAACAAATTCTTATGTCGAGTTATATATAATTCCTCATCTTGATGCGGACATTATAACATTCGAATCTGGAAATGAACGATTCTTCAAAATATTGTCACATTCAAAAACTCAGGAACCTTTTGCCGAGTTTAGAAGATGGTGTAATTGTAACGATTATAAACAAATTGTAGGAAATGAACCATTTCTAATAAATACCAATGCTCGATCATTTAAAATTAGCGAGTATACCTTGGATGAACGTAGTGCAACTATAAATAGTCCTAATGTTAGAGAGTATAGAACTAATTCGGGAGAGTGTCCTACTGGGTTTTTGGATGGTACATGGAAATTCAAAATAGATGAAAATCCTATATACAATCCTTAAAGTAAACATTATAATGTGTATCTAATTAATTTTATTCATTTGGAGAGATTCTATGAAATCTTTACTCAGAACTATTATCGAATACCTAAGATCTCGTAGATCTGAACCGGTTGCAATATCGGCAACCCCAATGCATACAGAACCTACTCTTGTAGAACCTCCTACAACAACTCCGGCAGTTCTAGATACTGCTCATTTCTCTGAAAATGAGATTGATGGTCAGCTTGTTGCATTAGTTGTAGAAACTCCTATAGTCGAGGCTGTATCTTCTCCAATTAAAGAAGCATCAAAGGTTGAGGATGTTGAAATTAATGAGATAGTCGCAGCATCTCCTGTAGCTAAAAAACCAATTATAACAGAAGCCCAGTTTGTAAAATTATTCCCTACTGGTCGTAAGGATCTCGTACCGTTCTTGAATAACTTTATGGATATCGGCAATATTAACACGGAACTTAGAGCATCTCATTTCTTAGCACAATGTGCTCAAGAATCTGGTGGTTTCCGTGTTGTTACTGAGAATCTAAATTATTCTAAGGAAGGTCTTCTTAAGATTTTTAAGAAATACTTCCTTACTGATGCCGAGGCTGCTAAATACGCCAGAAAACCTGAGGCTATTGCTAATAAGGTTTATGCCAATAGAATGGCTAATGGAAATCCATCGAGTGGTGATGGGTTTAGATTTCGCGGCAGAGGACTTATACAGTTGACGGGTAGAGCTAACTATACAGCATATGCTGCTGATAGAAAGATTACAGTTCCTGAAGCAGTTGATTTCTGTACTAGAGGTGGTGGCATCGTTGACTCTGCGGTATGGTTCTGGACAAAGAATAATTGTAATACTATTGCTGATACTAATAATGTAACTCTTCTTACAAAACGTATCAATGGTGGTAGTCATGGACTTGATGGGCGTAGAGCTTATTTCGAGTCTATTAGAAAAGTAATTGCTTCAAATTTTAAATAGGAGATATGATGTTTAAGGTTAGTGTTTTGAAAGACGTATTAAGCACAATTGCAGCAGAGGTGATGTTTCGGTTAGTTATTAAACGTGCGGTCTATAAACTCCTTGAGGATAAAAAGATCTTCGGCGTAATATATAATGACATGAAAAATATCCGCAAAAGTTTAAAGCGTGAAAATTCTAATAAAAAAACTACACTTGTTAACATTTTTGAACTTATAACCAATGTTACAGGAGTATACATATCTACTTATGCATACAATACTAAGAAGATCTCAAAATACAAACTCGATCTAATTGAGAATGTTATGTTTATGGTGTGTGATATAATTGGCGAAGAAATGACTATTAATAATCGTCGTTATGGTGAGACTGTATACCTAGGCGATTATGCTCAGGAAATGAAGCAATTTGTCATTGGTGAGATTAGAAGGGCCATACTTTAAACTATTATTAAAGTATATATTTAATAATGAATAGGATGCATCTCAATCGAGATGCATCCATAATACTTTAATAACGGAGAATATTATGAGTAGACTAATTATCGAAGTAACATCATTCCCAGAACGTTTTAGATATAAGTTAAAAACGTTCATGAATGGAGCAGTTGTATGGGTTAAGATACATGATCCTCAGATTGATAAATATATCCACAGAGACTTCATAGAAGGAAGTGTTGTGGATATTAAGAAATCTGTACCGCTTGGCAATGTAATATTTGCTAGGTTTAACAATACTCATGTAAAAGAACTCATTGAAGAAATGGGATCTTCCAATTGTGAAGTTGGAAAAAGAGTTTATCTACATCTTGATTATGAAAGTAATCTTTTGGAAATTGTTGATACCGATCCTGATTCTATGGATTCTTAGTAGGGAGGGAGTAATCCCTCTCTCTTTTTTTTTGTAATATGTATATTTAATAGTGAACAAAGAAGGAAGTAACGAATGTTAACTTACCTTCTATTAATTAATTATAGGGCAAAACAATATATGCCCGGATTGGATTTATTATGAAAGATTCTACAAAAGAAGCACTTCAAATTATCGTTACTGTTGTTACGGTTGCGGTGATTATGATGATTAAACCTATGGCATATATTGCCATAGGAATCGCGCTTGCACTGGCGATCATGAGCATCCCGCTCATGATGCTCTCAACTTCCGACGGGTTGTCGGAAGTCAAAGGTGTTCAAAAGATCGTACTCAACACGGTTCTGGCGAGCACTGTGCTTGCAGGGACAATACTCGGCGTAATGGCGAGTATGAGTTAAAAAGAAAGGGTGCAAGCCTTTCTTTTTTTTTTCAATGATATCGTTTAAATATATATTAGATAACGCCATAGGATTAAAAATTATAATTCACTCAACAAATAAATGTAACATTCGGAGAGTAAAATGAAGTCTAATAATAAACATGAAGGATCTACTATGTCTACTGGTTATAATGATGACCACATCGTTGAACTTACGGAACTTGAAGCATTGAGAAAACGCCCTATGCTCAATGGTAAAATTGAGTTGGATGGAGTATTTCACCTACTTCAAGAAGTATTTGCGAATTCAATTGACGAATTTATAGCCGGTTTCGGTAATGAAATTGATGTATATATCAATAATACTATCGATAGTCGAGGTCCCCGATTCCGTATTGAAGATAGAGGTCGAGGTATCCCACAAGGTAAACTTGTACGAATTCTCACTAAGATGAATACTTCCGGTAAAATGGGAGATATCGCTGGGGCAGAGAAGTCTGGATATCCTGTATCTGGCGGCGTAAATGGGATTGGTATCACTATGGTTACTGCCGTAAGTCGTGATCTTGTAGCAATTTCTACACGAGATGGTGAATCTCATAAGGTCAAATTCGATATGGGTGTGCAGATTGGTGATGTTGAAATTGTTAAAGTTGACAAGAAACTCACCGGTACAATTATCGAATGGACTCCTGACGTAGAGGTTATGCGTCTTGTAGATATTACATCTAGAGCATCTGAGTATAGAAATTTTGTAGAAGTACAATCTATGGTAACTCCCGGTGTAAAGATTAACTTCAAATGGGATAATGGTCGTGTTGAACACTATTATCATCCTAATGGCGTTGTAGACTATTATGAAAAAGAAAGTCGTAAACGTAGTATTAAGACAATCGGTAAACCAGTACATTTCAAATGGTTTAATGATAAACATACTGTAGGTTATAATATCGTACTAGGATTCACCGGACGTGGTGCGGGTAGCATTTCATATGTAAATGGTATCTATACTAAAGATGGTGGTGAACACGTTAAATCGTTAACAGAAGCACTCGGAACATTGACTGCTCATCTTAATAAAGGTAATTACATACCTAAATCTATGGCAAATAAGATTAAGATTAGTGGTTCCGAGATTGCAGATAGTATGTTTGCGATCATTGTTGCAGACCAACAACATGCGGAATATACAGGTCAGCAGAAGAGTTATTTCAACTCTAAAGAATATAGACCTACAACTGTACCAGTTCTTAAGAATGAGATTAGTAAATGGATATCTTCTGATCCAACAACTATCGATAAGATCGGTGAACATTGTGCTAAACTTGCAAAATTGAGATATGAAACAAGTAAGCTTAAAGATGCGATCATCAAATCTGGATCAAGTAAAACTGATCTATTCAAGACTATTGATGTAAAGAAATTCTCCGACTGTAATAAGAATGATCCAGAGCGTACGGAGATATTCTTATGTGAAGGAGATTCCGCTGCATCATCTGTTAAAGATGGTCGTAATAGAGATTATCAAGCTGTATTCGCTCTTCGTGGTAAAGTGAAAAATGTTGTAAAGAAATCTGATCTATCAGAGGAACTTATGACTCTTGTCAAGATTCTCGGAATTGGTAAAGATGATACTAAAGATATCTCTAAATTGAGATATAAGCGTATCATTATCATTACAGACGCCGATGTTGATGGGTATCATATTAGTTCACTTCTTATAGCATTCTTTCATATACATTACCCAGAGCTGATTGAGAATGGAAATGTATTCATTGCTAAACCGCCTTTATACACTATGAATGCTAAAGGTAATTCGATATATATCAATAATCATGATCAACTGAATCGTTTGCTAAATGATAAGTGTATGAAAGTATTCAAAGGTATTACCCCAGAGAATACAGATATTCCGGATTATGTATTTAAATACTACATTCAGAATCTTGTAGACTATTCTAAATTGCTTGATGAGTTTGCTCATAGATTAACATTGAATCCTATCATATTGGAAGCAATTGCTATGGATTTCAAGAATATCATGAAAGGTAATACTAAATCACTTAAAGTTTATGGATTTGATTGTACCAAATTCGATATTGAAGAAGGTGGAGTTAGAAAGCTTAATATTGATAAGGAATATGAGCACTTCTATATACAGATTGATAGAACTTTTAAAGAAAATATAATAGATCCTATTGTAGATTTCATTAAAAATAAAATTCAACTATGTAGAATCCGATTGGTAGGACGTAATACTGGAACTATCTATAGTGGTATCTATTATGAACAAGGTAAACTTATTCATAATACTCTATTTGGAAATAATTCTGGTATGGAGGTTACGCGATCTAAAGGTCTCGGAGCGAACTCGGAAGAGGAACTTCGTGTAACGTCTATGGATACGAAAACTCGTTATATCATCCAATTGAAAAGTACTGATAAATTCTATACTGATACGTGGATTGAGAACCTTTTCACAAATAGCACTGCTAAGAAAGAAATGTTTCTCGTAAAAGGTGAAATGTAATTATTTGCGGGAATTAAACAATTCCCGCAATATCTTAAAGTGAGTATATGAGTATATATTTACTACTTGAATAACTTTAACTTTGGGGAACGTATGAGCGAAGATATTGAGAAAGAGAAGTATGAGTTTGTGCAAAAGCCTTTCAAAGGTAAGCACTTCTTCAAACTATCTACAGATAGTCCGGGAGATATTACAATTGATGTAAGTAAACTCTTCGATTTCGCTAAGCCATATGATACTTTCAGAGTATCGCTATCGGCAAAACGTATATTCAAAAGATATAATGCTCTGATAGTCGATAATAATAATCGAATTCTAAACCATTCATTTACAGAACAATTTGTTCATATTGATACTGGCGACAAGATTAAACGCAAATATAATGAAGGATTAAGAGACACTGAAGAGTTTATCCTTAATATAATATCTATGAAAATGGATATTGATGATGGTGGAGAACTTACGAAGATCCCCTATCCTGTATTTATAAATGAGCTTATGAATGTTGTAACAGATAACATTATTAAGATAATTTTCAATTACGTAGATTCAGTATATATGGGAAGTATGGATGAATTAATCGATTCAACCAAACATAAACATTCCATGGATATGACATTTACCGATATGGATATTAAAGGTATGTGTCATGTTAAATATGCCGCAAATCTTATCGTTCCTATCTGTACTCATTATTGTAATATCATGATCCGAGAAGTTGATTCTAAAGAATTCTTCCACGATCTGGCTATTGCGTTGTTTAAAAGAATGTCTTTGACTCTTAAATATGATAATGATATCCTTGATAAACTACACAGATATACGACTAAGATCGTTAAGAACTCTGTAAAAGTTCACAAGAAGATGTATGACAATATGGCAATCAAAGGTATTACAACTGATACTGAGATTGAGAATAACTTTTCTAAGGTTCTTGCAAAGATTATTGCGGTAATTGAACCAGTCGATAAAGCTGCATCATATCTTCTAGGAGTTATCAAAAATACATCGGCAACTTGGACGCCTCAAACTGATAATGGGTATAACCATTTGAACGGGTTTGGGGACGATTATAAGAATACCGGTAGCGATGATAACATTGTGACTGAGATAGAGATTCATGAGAATAAGATAGCTCGTCCAGATGAATTGCTAAAAATCGTTAGACGATATACTGCTGATGATACGATTGGTAAGATATCTGCTCGATATGGGGTATTCATTGATTCGTATGAAGAATATCTATTCTATATGAATAATCTATATCTTCATAATATGCAATCTAAAACTATATTCAACATCTTCTCACACAGTTATGGTGGGATTGATAATATGTATGATAATAATAGACATAACTATGTCAGATTACTCATACTTACTATTAAGTATTTGAGAAAACAAGGGTTTAATATTCTTGCAGATTATGTCGCATCCAATTGTGTCGGACATTCGTTTACACAGCGATGGGGCGGAAAGAACTCTGATAGAAAGTTTTATGAAGATCCTAGATATACTGAGATTGTTGATGGAAAATATCGTTTTATTAGAGGTTTCTTTGAAAAGAAAGACTTTATTCGAGACGATGTAATTCATCTTGCAAACGATAAGTTTGTATATAATAATTTCGGAGATCCACGTAACGGTAATATCATAAAACACTCTGATGAAGAGCTTATTAATGAGATCTTAGAGTTTTATTTAAAGATTATAAACTAGAATGTATAATGGTTGGGAATGTCCCAACCATTATATTTTTTAAAAGGAGTTTAAATTGTATATAAATACAGGCGGATCTTTAAAGGGTAAATCTTTTACAAATTTATCCAATATCGTGTATAACAAACGATATATAATTTTCGAATTACCTAATTCTGTGATGGAGCCGTCGCAGATAACTGTGGTTAATATTTGTGCTACTAAAGGAGGTAGTGCTGTCGGAATACTTTCAAACAAACAACAGGTTCAAAATGTAAACATATACCATTGTTTAGGTATGGTTTTCTCTAGAATTCCTACAGATGGAAACTATAGGGATGCATTAAATATGCACTCTGAGCTATTTGTTAAAGATCTATCATACGGAATGCACGATTATGATTTACGTAGAAATAGATTCGATGAGTTGAGAGCTCACACATCTTATGTTGATAACTTTAGTTATACTGATAATTTTGCAAAAATACCTGATATCAGGTACTATAATGAAGAGCACCAAGCTATAGGGCTGGAAAATATCGATAGAGCATTTGGTGGTGATGTGTTTCTTAACAATGGCGATTACATGAAGATAGATCATTACAAAGTTATTCTCAAAGAATTAATTGATGAGAATACTAGAATGATCGTTACAAATAAATCAAACTACTCTAACTTGCAGACTAGTCATGCCTTTGATATGGAGTCTATGGAATGTCAATATAATGAGGGATTAAGTCATAGTGACACAATCGATTACCTCAAGTATATGATAGTAGGACCTGTCACTGACCTGAAGTTGACTCTGCTTTACAATGGTTTGGAATTTTGCTACGATACTATAGATGGGTTATCCAGGATAAAGTATATTACAGATCACAAGCTTCCAAACGATATTTATAGAACTCAAATAGAAAATAATGCCATAGAAACATTCGTAACATCTATGGATTTTATAAAAGATGAATTCGAATTCAATTTTAGACTTATGGTAAAAGCTACTATAGGCAACATTGCTATTAGAATTATAAAGTATGATAAACATAATGGTGGATTTATAACCAAAGACTTTACTTATGATATAGGTAAGTTTAGGAATGAACAACATTTCGATTCCATTCATTGGATAGATCATATCTTTTAAACTTGAACATTTAAGTGGGAGAATTTTAATGTATATTCCAACGGGAAATAATTACGATTTGTTAGGCGATTCATTGTTAAGTAAGCACGGTGAAAATGCTAAAGAAGCGGGACTTATTGATCGTAGAAGATTTATCCATATATTTCATGATGAAAGAATTGGTGATGTGTGTAAAGTTATACAAGTAAACATATCCACAACCCGATCTGATAAAGTGATATTCGAATCCGTATCAAATAGAGATAATGGAACACTTTCGTTCATGGCTGTGTATGTTTATTCATGCCAACTCCCCCATATCGGAGGATCATTAATTGATAGATTTAAGGTTAGCGAACTAACCATACTATCAGCTAAAAGACTCGATAGAGATTCGGACTATGATTTAGGATTTACTAGAAATGATGTAGCCAATCTTTACTCTTGTACATTTAATAGTTATGAGATAAGTGAATATGTTGAAACAAAATTACTTGTAGATCCGAGATTTTATACCCAAGAGCATGAATATGCTGTTGAAAATGATGTCAATCCCGGAATTCGGGAGTTTACTAGATTGTATGGGTTGGACATTATCGATGATGTTACAACGTTATATTTACAACACCCTAAGATGTTTGATACGATAAATGATAGTCTTCTGATTAATGATGATAAAAAGATAATGTTTACTAATGATAGTGAACTCCGTTCATCAAATGAAGTTATATCAGATCTAAACTTCATTACAGGGTGCGATTACACCGTGAATGGTGGTGTATTCGCATATGATACCCAAATGGGAATGAATTTCAGAAATAGTTCTGTTATCGGTAAAAAATATATGACACCTGGTCATGCTGAGATTGAAATTGAAAATGTTATGTTTGCTCTACGCCAAATTGGGAAAGTTATAGAGGATCGCTACGGCAGTGTGAGACTTATGTACTCACCTTCAATAATCGGTTCCAAGTGTAGAATAATATACAAAGATTATGACAATCAACAAGCAGATAGTGATGTTAGTTCCTCAGCAGATTCATCTTACGAAGTTACGGATGTAATTAGTCAGATGATAGATGAAGATAAACTATTCGTTCATAATAGTATTGTAGAAGGGATAGATTACGGATTCGAACAACGAAACCGATTATTATCTTATTGTTAATAAGGTTAAGGGAATTAAACTATGAGTATTAAAGAAAATGATGTAATGATTATAATATACCCTAAAAAAAGTATACCATTTAGATTTATGCATATGGAGGAGTTACAGACTAATCCAGTGTATAAATCTAAAATAATAGGTCGATACAAAAAGTTCCCATCTAACATAATGACAACTTGTGAACCTAGTCACATGATTATTAGTGTTAAGAATGAGTTCTATAGTATCGATGTTTCTGAGGGTATTATATGGGATGGAGTAACATCCCCTATAAATATTGGAGATGTAGTTAGAGTATCTGCGGATACTCTGATTCCAACTCTATATCACGATGGATTGTATGCTAATAATTTTTTTGATAGAGAAGTATGTGATATACTATTTAAAAAGCTTATTGACTATAATATTCAATATCCCGAAAAATCATTTATTAGAAAGATTGTCAAGAAAACGTCAAGATTGGCATTGATATTCTTTAGTAAATATTTTGGAGGTTTGATATATTACAAAATCAATCCATCTGAACTATACATTAATAACTTTATCAAAATAACTCGTTTAGAGTCTGATGATGTTAGAAGAGAACTTGATAAAGTTAAATTGTAAATAAGGAGGGTATTATCCCTCCTTATTTATTTTTTCTTTAATTTAGACTTAATCCTAGATGTCGTAAGACCCGATGTTTTTAGTTTAGAAGTTGTAAGAGAATTTTTAACAGATTCTTTCTTAAAACTATGAGTCAGATTACTTTTAAAGTTATCTTCTCTACGAACCAAATCACTCTCTAGAAGATTCCTTTTACTCTTTCTACCACCAACTTCGTCACTAGCTAGTACAGTATTACCTAATCTCAATTCAACTTGAGAATGTCCCGCTTTACGTTTCTTCCTCTTTTTTTCATTTAATCTACTTTTGTTATGCTTAGCAATCTCATTCATCTTAGAATCTTGAGTCTTTACATCACTAAATAGATTGCCTGGAAATTGGAATCCGGTCTCAATTTTAGGAAGTTTAATAAGTAATCCATCTATCTTACCTTTATTATAATTCGTTTTCTCAAATATATAATTAAGAGCATAAAATATTGATTTTTCAATACCTACTAATTTATAAGGATTTGCAATCTTAGCAGGCTCTTCCAATGCCGTATGACTGTAGTGGTTTGTATCTATCTTTCTATATAGTGCGCCCATCTTGTAATATAAGTGAGTATACTGAAATACGAATGTGGGACAATTACTAAAAACTCTCAGACCATAGTCTATTACAGTTTTATCATCTTCATTGGTAGTATTTGGTCTAGGATAGAACTCTACTATGATATCGTAAAACATATCTGTAAGGTATAAGTGATTCTTTTCAGAAGGTATTTTAAATAAGAATACATAACTTTTACCATCTTTATATGCTTTCATATTTATAGTTTTCACTATAAACTGTTTATATCTATCAACGAATGCATTTATAATCAATCGTGCATGTGATGCTTGTCCTGCCGGATTCATAAATGTTTTTATATCAAGAAACTTTGGTGTCTCTGCCATTTCTAAACTCCTACTTTAAGTTATATATTAATATGTTGACTGGGTAATATATTAATCTCGACGAAACATCTTAATGGAGGTATACTATGCTTGAAAATGAAAAGATCGACTTATCGTGTAATTATTCTAAATTACAATTTGCCAAATTGACAGAGTTCTTTGAAACCGAATTAGACGAGAGTTATAAGAAAGATAAGTTTATAGTAATGTTGGACATCGCTTATATACTTAGATTTATGGAAAGTATTCATAATATAGATGAACATTCCAATTTCAAAGATAGAGAACTTGATAATTTAACAATTACAAGAATAGCATACGGAATATTGAATACAGCCGCACACTATAGACATTTTATAAATGATAAAGTTGGTTGTAAAAGTGTACTTATCATTTATTCATCTGATAGCACTATTTATGATAGATATAGTATAACGTGTTCTAAAGTTTGTTCTATAGTTAATCTATTCAAAAAGACTATATTTATAGAGAAACTTGATAATGAAATGAAATATCTATACCAACACGTAGCATATTTCACTGCTACAAATATATCATCTATGAATGCAAAAATTGGTAAACGATGTAGAATAATGTACATCGGTAACAATATGTTAGCAATGCAGATGCTTAGAATTGATAGAGATATGATCCATGTAAAACACGATCATATAAACCATGGACCAGACATATTCTTTGGAAGTTCTGGGTTAAAGCTTGATACTGTAATAGATAACTATAAAGACTTGGATCTAATATCTGTATTACTATGTATACTCGGATTTAAACATGGATTCCCTAAATTAGAGAGTCTTAAACATGTTCGAAGTACTAAGATATATAATATACTTATACAAAATACAATGGAATTTACAGATAAGAATGATATACCATCACTCATTGATGGTATAAAAATAAATCAAAAAGATATAGATCTTCTCGGAATTAGATTAAAGGTAATAGATGTAGACTATATGAATAGACTATATGTGTTATCTAAAGATTTGATGAAGATATGGGAAAGTAAAATTGATACAAAAGCAGTTCATTCGTTCAATGACTTCTTTGTATTTGAAGATTTACTATTAAATGTTAACTGGTTAATGGGGTAGTGATGGCTGCTAAAGATAAAGATCAAAAATATAGTATCAGATACAGATTTTCATGTAAGTTATTCTTAGATGATGGTACTGGTGAATTTGAACCTATAAAGATACAAAGTATAACAAATGTGGTTAAGTATAACAACTTATTCACACCAATGATGACAATTACATTAGAACTGACTGCTGATCATGTCGGATTTATAAAGAAAAATGATAATAGATTACTATTACATTTAACTAAAGAGAAGTTAAAATATTTAACATCAAAAGATAGTGCAGACAAGACTCTAGTTGAGAATGATATAGTATTTGAACAACTATTCATTCCTCTTGTAGAATCAGATGATACTACTAATCTTAGGGATTTTCCTGAGAATCCTTCTAAAGATGAGAATGCTGGACCTTTGGATATCGCTACTATAAATGAACGAGATAGAGCATTAAATATCTATACTGTTCGAATGTATCTAACTACCCTAGATTACCACATGATGTTTAAGAAAACATACAATACAGTACTTAGATCTAAAGGAGTAGATTATATTCAGGTAGACACTGCTCTACGATTTATTGCTGAGACTTGTGGTTGTAAAGGGTTTATAATAGATAAACCTGATAATATAATTCCTTTTGAGAATATAATAATCCCTCCGGGGAATGTTAAATATACATTAGATGCGTTGCAAGTTACATATGGATTATATCTTAAAGGTATATTATCTTTCTTCGATCATGATGGTAAGTTATATATACTAAATAGACTTTCTTTAGAGCATGATTATGAAGAAGGTAAAGTTAAAGATTGTAATCTGTATGTATATTCTAAAACCGACAATACTGATGGTGATGTTGGCGGAATGACTATGTATGAGACCGATTCAACTGTCGCTCATACAGTGTTTAAGGGTGTTAAAGATAATTCTTTAGGAATTGTTAGCGGTGAAGCATATGGAGATAGTATAGCATTTACTAACTATGGTTTCGGTATGGAAACGTTTAGTTATAAAGATGGTAAATTCGAAGGAGCAGAATCTCCAGCTAGACAATATATTAGAAATGCATTAAGTCATAGTAAGACTGGTATGGGTGTATCTTTTGAATATGATGAGTTGAATAATAACTTTAACCTATTCAGTATGCTCGAATCGCTTGGCATTGATTCATTCTACGTAATAGAATCGGATTCTATGGATGATGATTGTCTTAAACCTAATGTACTATTTACTATAAATGTCGTAGGTGGAGATGTTAAAGATAATGAACGTTTTGTTGAAAAGAAATTCATTATATCAGATTATAACCAAGAATTCTATCCAGAGAATACTTCAGGTAATTATAATATATTTAAATCATTTGAAACCATAACTCTATTGAATACTACAAAAAAAGAAGGAGGGTAATTCCCTCCTTTTTGTAATAAATGAATTATAAAGTATATATTTAATAGTGGAATAGATTGACTGATCTATATCCTATAACAATTTTTCTATGGTACGAATACCAGGAATAGGATTCATTATGAAAGTTGCAACTAAACTTATCATTATCGCGGTTACATGCGTAGCATCACTTATCACTTACAAACTCTTTAGAAGAGATTGGTGGTAACTAAAGAAGGATAGCTATAGCTATCCTTCTTTTTTTTTTATCTACGCAGAACAGAGTTTATCCCACTGAGTTTAAACTGTGTAACGCTATCGCCATTATCACGTCTACCTTCAGCCATAAGATCATCTCTTCTCTTTTCAAAATCAGAACGTTTATCCAATTTCTTAGGATTAGGATTCGCACTAGTTTTATACTCAGAATCTCTAACTTTAGAAGCTCCAGTTTTATACGAGGAACTATTGTCTGTCTTAGCGGATTCGGCGTTCAATAATGCTTTTACAGCATCTTGACACGTATGATCTATTCTAACAGCAATATCATACATTACAACACCGGCATCAGATACATATGTGAATATAGGTATGAATGTTTCGATAATATTACCAAAATCTCTAAGAACTTCTAATCTTTTCTTAAGATCATTTCTTCTATTATCAATCTCCCCTTTACCACCATCATTCATAGTTTTACTAACACCAAGTATCGGATCTTTAAGATTTGCTTTAGATACTTTCGAGAATCTATCAAATCTCTCAACAACCTTCTTGAAGTCGGTCTCAATATTAATACTGGATATTCTAGATGAAACTATAGAAGATGCCTGTTTTACAACATCTTTCATTTTATTACCCATAAGATGAAATGATTCTGCTTTAGAGAATACATCACTCACAGCCATATCTACAGGTTTCTCATGCGGTCTTGGTACAAATAATGATACCATAACATGGTGTATAGGAGGATATTTCTGCTCAACTATACTTTTTATAGTATGACCATATACCTTATTATCTGTCAGTAACGCTGTCGCAACTTTGAATCTAAGATCCTTAAGCAGTGCTTTTTTAACATCTGACGGTTTTGCTTCATTTTCTAACTTGACATCTTCGAATTTAATATATTTATTAGCTTCAACTATTATCTCTTCATATGATTTAAAGTTGAAACACTTATCCATAAATAGGTTATAGTCCTTATATATCTGAATAACATCATCTATAAGTTTAGCTAGGTATGGTCCACACTTATGAAATAAAGCTTGAACAGGATCCATCGATACTTCATTTTCATTTATGACAGCGGAACTTCCATAATTTTCAAATATATGATCAATCTTACCCATATGTTTATTATAAAACGCTGTTCTAATTAAATTCATCTTATCAATAAAGTTATTAAGATTAATCTTACCCTGATTGATAGCATTGCGAATTTTAAGAGACTTCTTACCCACAGCCTTTATAGCGTTTCTAGCAGCTTCAATGTTATTTTTTTCATTTTCCTCACGTTTAACCTCATCAGCTTCAACAGATAAATACATATCCGACTCATATGATGGGGTATTCGAGTTATGAGTTACATAATTATCGACATTAAAACCTTCAATAGAGACATTAGAACCATTGCTTAATAGAAGTAATTCTAAGTTATGTCTAACAGCTCCGACATAATTGTTGAAATTAACAAATGTAGATTTGTCTCCCATATCATTATGTGACAATATTATATCATTGAAACTGTGAATAATCTTCGACATATCAACAAAGATTTCTTTAATAGGTTTATTTACCATAACTACAAACTTATCACTCACCATATCTATAAACTTGGAATCATCTCCAGTTTTAATCATAGTATCTATGGCATCTTTGACAGTTGCGGGTTCCATGTTTGTTTGTTTATAATTGAGAGGCGCATCTGAATTATCAAAGCTCTTATTGGAATTTGATATAAGAGATAATTCTCTCTCAATATCATCATAACTAGTCTCTATGAATTCTGAAAATTCAACAATCAGTTCTTTGGTGTCCATATATTTAACTCCATTAGTCTAATTTTATTACCAATAAGATGTTTAAATTAATGTAGGGAAGTAAATCCCTACATTAATTTAATGTAAATCAACCACCAATTTTATGCTTAACGTTGACCTGGAGTTTATTCTCACCAGAGAGATTCTTTACAACTTTTCTACCATACTGTAGAGAAATGTTAAGAAGTTTAATATGGTCAGTGGTGAGCCAAATTAACCCTGTAGTAGTATTATTAAGAGCTACCTGAAGACCTGAAGCAGTTATCTTTAGAGCTCTTCTAACATCAGATTCTTTGACAGCTTTAGCTTTCATTGCATTTTTAATGTTTTTAGAAGCTGTTGCTACAAGCTCTTTACTCTTATTATAATATTCTTTAACAGCTTCAGATGACTTGAGTTGTTTAAACTCAAATTTTGCAAAGAACTCTTTAGCAGTTACAGTTGTAGCTTTTGTATTTTTACCGTAAAGGTTAGTACGAAGAGTTTCAACTGTAATCTTATCAGAAGCTGCACGACATTCATCTGCATATTTTGCATAGTCAGCGACTTTAATAAGTCCAAATAATTTTGTAGATTTAGTAGATGCCTTTTCAAGTTCTACTGTAGCTTTATCAACTTTTGTCAATGCTGAAACTACATCGGCCTTCACAGATTTCTCATATGTTGAGAAATTTACAGATGGAAGAATAATTTTTCTTGTAACATCACTTTTAACAATTGCAGATTCATACTTAGAACCTTCAACATTATACCATTCCGAATATTTCTTCATACTACCGGCTAGAAAAATTCCAATACGTTTAAAGAAGTTTGTTACAACAAGTCTAATTTTTTCATAGATACGTTTAATAGCATCCCAAAATTTAGTCCAGAAACCTTCTTTAACGGTATTTTTAGAAGCTTCTTTGGATTCCGTTGAAATATTATAAGATTCACCATTAGATAGAGTTGTATCTATTTCTTCATCCTCTTCATCAGATTCAACAGACCATACAAATTTCTCAACAGCTCTAAGAAGGATTTGAGCCTCTAGAGTCTCTCTGAGATATATATGCATTGATTCAAGTGCATCGTCCGTTGCGATCTTCTCAATTGCACTTGGGTCAGTATCAATTCCTACAACACCACCTTCACCATCATCAGTAGGTTCTGGAGCGTTTTCTTGTTCTTGTTTGATTTCGTCGATAGTAACTTCAGCATCCTGAGCAATTTGCATCACTTCTTCATCAGTACTATCTGTATCAATTTCATCTCCTGTAGAGGTGTTTATATCTTCGAAAGAGATACTATATTTTCTATCTCCAAAGATGTCACCAATCATACTTTCAAGGGCAGTTCTACTCATATATATATTCCTATTCGTTTTAACAAAAATAAAGTAAAAAGGAATGATGCCGTAAGCATCATTCCTTTAATTTATTATATCTAATAGAAAAGGAGATAAGATTATTTCTTATCTTTAGCTTTTTTCTTAGTACTTTCTCCAACAACTTTACCAGCGAGAGCACGAACAGTGCGGATACCAGAAAGTTTCTGATTCATAGCCCAGAATGTTGCATTAACATAAGCTGTTCCATAAGTAGAAGTTTTTCTGACAACTGCTTTTGCATCAGCATCCATCTCTTTTGCACGATCTACACCGGCAAGAAGGATTTTGGTACCTTTAACAGCATTGGTTGCAGAAACAATCATACCTTTAAGATTAGGATTTTTCAAATCATCCCAACCAAAACCAGATGCAGATTTGAATTCTGCAGGAGTAACCGCTTTAGTAGTAGGTTTTTCACCATAATACAGTTTTGTAAGAGTATCAATAGCTACTCCAGCAAATTCTTTATCGATTTCATCTTTCCAAGTAGATTTACCAGTAGAAAGAGCTTCTTTAGCAAGATCTACACACCCATTATATGTGCCAGAAATAGCATTAATAGCTTCTTCAACTTTTGAGAAAGTTGTAACAGGAACTTTAGCGTTAACAGTAGCTTTAGAACTACCATAGAAACCCTGATAATTATTAGCCGCAGCCCATTTCTGATAACCCTTAAGGTCGCCAGCGATGAGAAGATTGATTCTACGAAGGATTGTAAGAGCGAAATCTCTTACTTTGATCCAGATTTTCTTCATAGTAGCTTTGAACTTGTCCCAGCCTTCACCTTCGGTAGACTGAAAGTGTTCAGCAGCAAACATAGCAACATTCATTACAGCACACTCAGCAGAGAGTCTATAACATTCGCCAGTTACTTCTTCAGTTTTATCTGTAAGAGTAGGATCTACTGCATCAGTAGGTTTTCCTTCTGCATCAGTAGGAAGGTTTTCTTCGTCATCTTCAGCATCTTTAATGACTGATTTATCTTCCTCGAGATCGACAGTTTTATCTGTACCCTCGATTACGGTAGGTTCACCTTTTTTATCATCTTCATCACCATCATCGGATTCGATACCCATGAACAATGAAGATTCAATTCCCATCGAATGTTTAGAACTTGTACCGAAAAGGTCTCCAAGCATACTTTCAATTGAAGTATCAAACATAATATTCCTCCAAAATAGGTTTTGTATTGGACGAATCATACAGCTATAAACCTGTCAAAGTTGCTAGATATAATTCATCTCATAAAACAGTTAAAATACATTTAATTCACATTAATATGTTGTTTTTTTTTCTTATTAGATATCGAATCCGCCATCATCAGCAGAACCAGAGTTTTCACTCTCTTCTACTTCATCATTAATAATTTCGGCATCTTGATATTCTTGTTTACGAACTTCATCAACACTCTTAAAATCATCTCCAGAGAGTTTTTGAGAAACTTCTACTAACTTTTCAGTATAGTATTTCTGTCTTTCGATAACCTTTTCCAAAGACTTGTATTCACTTGAATTTGAAGGAAGAGTTTTAAGTTTTCTTTCAAGAGATTCGATGTTTACAAGAAGAGTATAAGATTGTTCAACGAGAGATTTAGATACATCAACCATAGTGCATGAGAATGCATAGATCACGTATCTAATAGCATGTATCACAGCTACAATACCAATAACTCCAGCACCTACAGCAATAAATGCCCCAGCCGCAAATTCCGTAGAGTAAAGATTACTATTCTCTGTAGAGATTGAGTAATCTTCCTCGGCATTAGAACCTTTTTCAGCTTTAGTAATATTGTTCAAACTTTGCTTTGGATCCTTAATAGATTCACAGAAACAAACAATTTTAACACAATTAGTTAAAGCCGCATTAGAGAAAGTTGGATACTTAGAAATGATATTACTAATTACTCCCGTAGATATGTTCAGATTTCCCGAAGATATCATCTCAGAATATTCTCTAAGAATCAATGTGAGAATTTCAACGGTATACACCAAACCTGTATACATGAAATAGTACATTGCAGGAGATTTATAACCTTTTTTATGAAGTTTGAATGATGTAGAGAATGTATCAGCCCATTTTTTATCATTAAGGATTTTACATGCTCTAATATACAAATCATAAACGGTATGTTGTTCACTGGTACCTTTAGATAATTTATAATTCTTACTAATAAGAGTATACATATCATCTACAGATTTTCTAACACGCGAATCTCTTTTAGAATACACGCCTTCAGTATCTTCAATTTCAGTAAGGTACTTTTTTGAAGGTCCGCGTAATTCTGTATATTTTCTGAGGATAACATTACTTGTTATCCCAGTAAATATCGACGTTTGTATAGATGGTTTAAACGCCTTATCAGTATTATTAACTTCGAATGATTTAAATTCTGAGTCAATTGATTTCTGCACATCGCCTTTGAACATTGCTATTCCACCGTTAATTTTATGCATAACGGGAGCAATGTGCCGACCAATAGCACTCTTAGAATTATTTAGAAATTTCATGATATCCTCTCATCAAACCTTATAAATAAGTGAATTTAATAATTTTTCAAGATCCTTACCATCTTTACCGGATTTACCCATATCTTTGATAAGGTCATCCGCACGTATCAGTTCATTATTCTTGAATCCATAGTAATCAAATTCTACGATTCTAGTCGTAGTATCGACAACTACAAGTCCGAGAAGCATGAGTTTATCCATAATATTATCGTCACTTTTCTTGATGTTTGCCCAGAGATTAGAAAATCCTGATTCAATTTCATCTTTAGTAACGATTAGACTACACAATGGAAGAATATCTGGGTTCTTTCCAAGAAGAAAATCACTCATAACTCCAGTGAGTTGAAGCAATCCGTTAACTTTACGTTTAGTTCTACGTTCAATCATAGCTCTAAACCAAGGATGTCTTCCGAGTTTAGAATAAAGTTCTTTATCTTTTTTAGCTCTATCAAGCTGAAATATAATATCCCGGAACAGACGTACTTCTCCGCTAAGGAATTTAATTATCTGAACCATTGGTTTGTCGTCACGCAAATAAGAAAATATTCTCTGCGATTCTTCACCACTAATGAATCGAGCTACAGCTTTAATTGCCAATGGGAACTCTACTTCATGCTTATTTGCAGCCATTTTGAGCTTAACATTAACAATTGTAGGATCACTATCTCTAGCCTTTTTAGCTAGTGAATCCATTTTGCTTGAAGAATATTGAAGATTCTTAGAATCTTCGGCAGGTTTCGGATTTGCAGGCTTATTTGAACCAAATGATTCTTCAGCATAAGGTTTCAAATCATCTGAGTTTTTCAAACTAGAAGGACAATTTCCATCAGATAAGCTGATTTCAGAATTTGGAACCGATTCAGGATCAGTAATAAGCTCAGCATCCTCTTCAGAATATACTTTTAAGAGATGATCTTTTGCACTATTTCCTTCAAAAATGGGATCTAGTCCCAATGAAATCATTGTACATACAGCATACTGTACTTCGAGTTTTTTACATATAGCAAACATAAGATCTTCATCGTTTGCAACTACTGCTTCTGAGAAGATTACAGGGTATGTGTGTACAGCATCTTTTGCCATTTTAGTTATGGCATTCATCTTACCGAAGTTATTGAGAACGCCTTGACCTAGGCTACTTCCCTCATCCTTTATGGATTTCCCGATAAGTTGAGTAGCAATATCGAAAAATATTCCCATTTAACAACTCTCTTTAAAAAATATATACCAACTAGTGCTTACATTATAGTGTTCTTTAGCTTTTAATTGGAGCGACAACATTATATTGATATAACAACACTAATTAATGTTAATTTCGAGAGGGCGACTTACATTATGGAAATAGATCCTTTAAAATATGAGGAAAATAAAGGCGCCAGTACGAGCTTACCTACTGACCCAAGTATCGCTCATACAGTTTTGGAGAGTTTAACCACATCTAAACCCGCTGGGGAATCTAATATGTTTTCCACTGCGAATGGTGGGAAAGGTGTTGGTGGGAATTTTAGTGATGATAAAGCTCTGATCCTTGACATTGAAGAATTGTATGCTCAAGCTCTGGATAGTATTGGTATTAACTTTTCAAATCCATTACAAGCATACGGTACGCACTTTAGAAAATCTATGGATATATTAAATTTGGATCCGGCTCGTCCCGGAAATTCTTATGTGTTTTTCACAAGACCTGATTTAAATTTACTTAAAGATGACGTTACGCAAAATGGATATTTGACTTGGCTTTTAAGTAGTGAAATCGGACAATTTGTTGGCGAGTACTTACAATATCCGGGAGTAAGTAATAGTGCGGTTGGATCAGATAATTTCAAAGTAAAACTTGATGAAAAATTTAAAACCAAATCAGCATTCGATCCATTGATGTCCAATGCATGTAAAGATTTGACTGGTGCCAAGGATATTATGTTGGACTCATATGAGGAATATAGCGACTTTTCAGGACACACATTATCATATGCCGCTGGTGCAGATGGTTATGATAGTGCTGGGGAATTGACTGCTACATTCTATGACACAACATTATCTCCAATATTCCTTAAACATTTAACTTGGGTAAAATATATCCATGACGTATCAAAAGGATATTATTGGCCAAAGTATTTATATCTAGCTCATAGAGTAATCGATTATACGATATCTATATATTCATTTAAACTTGCCGATGATAATATGACAATCATAAGATGGGCTAAGTGGACAGGATGTTATCCGGTTGGAATACCTTTAAATACATTGAATCATTCTAAAGAAATAAAATTGGATGAATTAGACGATATAAGCATATCTTATAAGTTCAATTTTTATGAACCTATGGAACCAAGAGTATTTATAGATTTCAACGAGTTAAATTTACCTATGGCATTAACAAATAATACAATAGATAAAACTGTTGCAGTTGATGAATGTAGTCCTCATTCTATAGCAAAATTGGCTAAGGAACTAACGACTATATCACTAACTCCAGGAACTACTCCTGAAAAATTATTCAAGAGTACTACTGTTAGAAATAATGATGGTGATGATAGTGGTGAAGTATGGGCTAAATGTCCGATAATAGTAGGAAATAAACTTATTTTTGTATAGGGGTCTTTAAATGGGATTTCCAGAAAAACCAATAAGTGAAATTAAAAGTACACAAGGTACTATAAATTACTTATTAAAACATATCGAAAGAAATGCCCTTGGTGTAGATGAACAATTGTCGGACTCTCCGACTTCGTCATTGAATATTTTATTTGATGAAATTGGTTCTATGGTATCAATGAACTTCTTCGAAATGATGATGATTAAACAAGAAGCTCTTAAAAATACAGCAAAGCTGAAGAGTTCTCTTGTAAGATACCTTAACTCTGATGAGATTGTTGGTATCTTCGGGAAACCAGCTAGCATGGGATTCAGTATAGGGTTCAAACTTTCAGATATCGATAACTTTGCATATAGTGTAGATGGTTCTTCTATTCTTAGAAAAATAACTGTTAACAAAAATACACTGATGGTTGTTGCGGATTATCCGCCATTTACATTTGATAATGATATTGATATTTATGTTAGAGACAATGGTGTCGATGGGAAAACGTATTTTGCAAAATACACAAATGATGGTAGCGAAATAACTCGTATTATAAACAATCCATTTATAAAATCGTTTACTCAAAATATAGATGGTGATAATTATTTCATTATGATTCTAGAAATGAAACAGTATTCTAGAAAATTTCGTGAAATAACTAGTATCAATACATCTATAAATAAATATGAGTTTAGAGTACCATATACAACTAATCTGTATGCATTTGAGGTATTCTATAAATCAACCGATAAGGATACCTATAGATTACTTACTGGTAGACCTATCGGAGTATTGAATAAAGATGGTTACGGTTACGAAATTGTTGAAAGAAATAATGGTGAGAAGTTTGTAGATGTTAGATTTAGTCGAGCAAATAATAGCTTCTCCCCAGAACAAGGTTCGTCTGTACTAATAGTTACGTATGAAACTTTTGGTTCTAAAGGCAATTTCTATATTCGGGACTGGAATAATGATATTCCGCCTATACGAGATATTATTATAAGTTCTGACGATAACCCTTATCAAACTAATATCAAAAGAATGACTCCACTGTTATCTATTAATGGTCCTGAGTCTATCGGTGGTGTTAGCGATATGACTATCGAAGAATTGCGAAATATTGTAACCAAAAAGAGTGATTCTAAGAATCTTACAATTACGGAATTGGCAAATATTGCAAATGAAAAAGGTATGAGATTGTTGAAAGAACGATCTGATATCCTTAGTATATATTTCAAGATGAGTAGTAAGATTGTTACAAATAATATTATTCTGAATACTATTTCTGGGACTATAGAGATCCCGTACGTGCAGAATTCTGACGATATGATCGTGGTTTCTCCTAGAGATATATTTAAAATGAATACTGATACTAAACGATTTGTACCAAACGAAATTATCGTTGAAGATGATAGTTATATTCCAATATATAATTCATTGAGTTCTCTGTATTCTGATAGAGATTTTAGATTTCCATATTATATGATAATCAATCTTGTAAAGGTTATCGATTGTAGAGTATATGATGTATCTATTAATGAGAATAGAAAAGTAGAGTTTAATCACTTTAACTTAAATTCTCCATCAGTAGTTGCTATTGATAACTGTACACTCTTCAAGAATCCTATGGATGATGAATTATATATTGGAAAATTCAATATCGAATTCAATATGCAAGTTAGCGAACTTCTATTTGATAATATTGTTGGAAGTAATTATGACAATGTTGATCTTGCAACTGATGAAGTCCTTGGGTCAGAATCGTTCTTCAGAAGTACCATTGCACTTACTGAAGTTGGTGGTAAAACGTTTATAGTTAAAAAGAATAGTATTAAAGTATACTCAGATCCGAACTTTCGTGCTATGAATATGCTCACAATACATGCGTCAATTAGAACTGACCACAATATCTTGGATGATAGTATAACTATTCTAGAGGATGATGTGTATTCTATTGACGATTTTGATAACAGTAAACGAATTAGACGAAGTGTTACTGCAACAATTTACACTTCTATAGTCGGAACTGGTAGTATTGACCAAGATGGAATTAAGTATCAAAATACATATGCGAATATCGTAAACAAAAGTTACGGCGATGATGGCATTGAATCTAGATTTAATTTCTTATCTTCTTCACACAGCATTAGTAATATCGAACTTTTCAAAGATATAACAGACAGTATTAAACCAAATGTTGATATATTCGCGAAGTCTTCTTCGAGAATTCAAAAAACATATAAATATAATACTTATAAGAAGGATCCTGTTACTGGTGAATTTGTTATGGAAGATGTGACTATAAATGGTGTTACTGTAAGTCGTAAGGTTATAGAAGAGAGAGATATCTTCGGAAATCTTATAACAATAGGCAACCTGATGTTTGATAAAAATGGACTTCCTATTTATGAAATAACTGACCTGACTACAAATACATTAGTTATAACAGATACACCTCTCGTTGACAGAATTCATTCTATTGGATCAAGTTACATTGATACGATAGATTCTATAAAGAGTACTATGAATGAGATTGAATCTTTACAAAACTTTGCTCCATCCGGAGTATCGTTTAAGTTCGGTCTTATGAATACTGTTAGTAATAATAACTTCTATTATATTGATAGAATTGAAAATACTAAGAAACCTCTAGATAGACTTGCATTGAGTTTTAAGATTGGTGTAAAATACGAATCTGGTGTCGATGAGAGTTCTATCGAAAGTGTTATAAAGTATAATATAGTGAAATACATTAGAGATAGATCTAATGAAAAATCTATATCGTTTATCGAAATGATAATGAATATTAGTGAGAATGTTCAGGGTGTTAGATATGTTGAACTTTACAAGGTAAACAACCTAACAGAAGGAACTTGTCACTCAATATTTGAAGAGAGTGATGTTGAGAATAACGACATATTAACGGTTAAACATATTGCAACCGATACTGGTGGAGCTATTACATTTAATCCTGATATAAATATCAAATCAATTTAAGGAGATTCCAATGGATATTAGAGAACAAGAGATTACAGCTTTAATCTCATCTGAGAGTGAGAAATTTAGAAAGACTCTTGGTAAAACTTTGCTTAATAATCATATTTCAAGCATTGTAGCTAGAACTTTCGAAAAGACCTCTGGATCAGCGGTATCAACAGAATCTGTTAAAAAGGTTGTTGGAAAGAATCTTTCAACTTTCAAATATACTACTTCTGTGGAATCTGCTCTTATGGGTGTTTCCAAAGGTACAGATCATATTGGCGAAATCGCTCATACTATTGCAAAGTATACTTCACAAGAAGCATACTATAGAGAAGATAAAGTTAAAAAGGCTATCTTTGCTGGTAACCCTAGAACTTTTGAAAGAAAAACTGTAATTGACGCTGTAAGTACAGAATTTCATGCAAAGTATCTTCAGGTAGAATTGTCTGAAGAAATGAATAATGAGATTACTGCTCTCTTCTCAAGTAAAGAGAATGATCTTATCGAAGAAGTAAGTGGAAACGTTATTGAGGCTGTTAAAGATGCTGAAGAAAAAAGCGAAGTAACACGCACTGTGATAAATGAGTTCAAAGAAGTTTCCGATGAGATCAAAGAACAGCGTGAAACTATGGCTCCGACTGAAGGAGATACTACTCCAGAAACATCTCCTGCTGAGCAGGAAGCTGTTGCTAAAGGGGAAGTTACTCCAGAAGAATCTCCTGAAGAGGGTGCTGAAGGTCTCAAGTTTATTAACTCTACTGAGTATATTAAAAGTATGATTCCTTGTAGTGCTATGAGATTTGCGATTGAATCTGATAATGGTAAGTTCAAGAAAGAACGTATCATGCGTATGCTGTTTACTCTTGAAGAAAATAGTGATACGTATGATAAAGATGTCGAATTCGTTCAGAAACGTATTCAGAATATCATTGCAGATACCGCGGATATTAAAGACTTTGATGTTTCAAAGGCTACAGATCTTGAATCTCTCTTCAAAGAGTGTGTTAAAGATGTCAATGGTGTATTCTCTGCTCATAGAAAGATCGGTCTTGGAAGAGGCGATGTTCCTGCTGCGATTAAAGATGAAGATACTCTTCAGGCTGTAAAAGCTATGGTTGATATCAATTCTAAAGACCAGACACAACGTATTAATGATATGGAAATTATCATTACAGCGACTCCTTCCACTGTAAATACAAGTGCTGATCTTATTAAAATGGCTTTTGAGAATCTTGAACTTAAAGTTGCTAAATCGGACGAAATTCCTGACTATGCGGCTCATACTAAAGCTATCGAAGTTCGTGAAGAACTCATTGGTGAATTCCTTGTGGATGGACTTCAACACGTTCCTACGGCTCGTGCTCAGAGACTTAAAGAGATGTTGAGCGGAATCAAAGGTCTTGCAAATACTGACGGACTTAAGTATTCTCGTCCAAAGACTCTTAAGAGTATCTATTATAAGACGGCTCAGATTGTTGATCCTGAAGTTCTTGTAGATTTCAATAAAGAAGGTGCAAGAGTTAAAGAAATGATCGCTCAGAACTATGGAACTGACAAATACGATTCTATAGTAGATGACTTCTTCACTAACCGTGGTGGAAGTGAAGTTCACGTATCTTCTGAGAATCTGTATGAAACATTTGCTTATGCAGGTGCTGTAGAGATTATGTCTTCTGAATCTGATAACTCTATTGAGGGTTCTAAAGAAGGTATTAAGACTTATTCTAAAATTATGACCACCATGGTTAATACTTTGGAATCTCTTAATGTGATCTCTAAAACAGATCTTAAAGCTTATGTTAAGACTCTCTTGAAGAAATAATAATTAAGAAGAGGGAGTAATCCCTCTTCTTTTTATGTTTGTAATGATATTTCATGTGTATATATAATAGTGATTAGAATGTAAATTTATTAAAGGATTATATATTATGATGAAATTTGAAAGACTTATCGCTACTATATTAGTAGCGATATATTCACTCGTAGCTAAACGGGTGAATGTTCCTGAATCCATTTTGGAAGATCTCGGTCTTCCAAAAGGGTTTAAAACGTTTGTTATGCCTGTAGCGGCATCATCGGCAAAAACATTTACAACCCGTTTGGGTTTGGATGTTCTTGCACTTATGTGTATATCTAGTTTTGTGACACGTAAAGCGTGCATAATACTGGATTTCGGCGGATTCGACGCCGTAAAAAATGCCGATATATTCGGACGTCTTGGGAATTATTCGCATTTTATAGTGCATGAATTAGTTCATGCGCGCCAAATGCAAACCCTTGATGGTATAAATTCCATCAAGGGCGAAGCGGCTCTCCCATACAATGAGAGAGCTTCTGAAATAGAAGCATTTTCCGTTCAAGCGGATTATGCTTCGAAATTTCCGGATCTTGAATTCTAAAAAAAAAGAGGGTGGTTCCTCTTTTTTTTTATTATTTTTTAAATAAATTATAGATTATATATTTAATAGTAGAATAGATTGAATGATCTATATCTTATAATATTTTTAGTAGGAGTCTATTATGACAAATGTATCAATGTGTCCAAGTAACAAAGAAACTTCAAAACCAAAAGACCATTTGGTAGATCTTTTAAGTCTAATCGATGGGAGAATCGATTATCTTGGAGAGTATGATGTTGAGGTTGTCACCAAAGGGTCAATGTCGAGAACCATATTGATTGGACCTATGCGTGATAAAATTCGATATTATAACACATACTTACGCCGTTTTAAGAGTGTTAAGTTTGGAGGGTCCAAGAAGAAGAAGTTAATCTTAAATATGCTTGGAAAGATGACTATGACAAATGAAAGATTTGGATCTATATTTTTAGACCCATCTCATAATAACGTTATATCAAATATCATCTCCAAAATTTGTTCCGATGTTATATCAATATCGTCTGACCCTCTAAACGTCAGTAAGTATGATTTGGATTACTCCAGATACTTCAAAAACATAACACATGACCTCATATTAGGAGATAATCTACAGAGTATGATTTATGGTAATGTTAGGTATGTATGTGAGACTCCGGAAGCATATGCGTTGACTGTTAAGAATGATCTTGTATCGGTGTCTAACGGAATGTCGCTTAAAAATTATGCCGAATGTTACAAAACATTCTTCTCAGAATATGAAGAGGAGATGAGTTTGATCGAACGGACTATGACATTCGTTCGTACAGCAAATATAGATCAAAGATACATTGACAATGTATTAGAAGGGTTATATGCGCTATCATGCTTATCTACTCATAGAGCGAACCTCCGACTTGGAACATGTGCTAGAATAGTCGGCTATTGCACTTTCACACTCGATGAGTCTGGTAGCATTAGTGTTGATATGGATGATATGGAAGCTAATCCAAAAATCTTTCATACATGTTAATTTTTAAAAATGGAGAAAAAATATGGACTTTGAAATTCCTACAAGACCACCTGTAAAGTATTCTGTAAATGATGTAATGAATTTGTTCACTACCGGCGTAATTGTTATTGAACGAATACCAACAACGACCATTGCACATCTTGAATATACTAATCTACATATTATCGATAGAGGTATGATCGACAGACAGTTACACATATTGGTTGATGTGAATGATGAAGTTTGGATTAATAAATCCAGAATCCATCCTCGTGGATTTATAGACTATCCTGAAGAGTCTAGTATTCATATAATTAATAGGATTGTGAAAGAAACTATTTCACATCTTGAAGAACTCGGATATGATCGGTATGTTACTGGAGATTGATCAATTTTTAGGAGGAAGCATTGTGCTTCCTCTTTTTTTTTATTTTTTAAATGAATTATAGATTATATATTTAATACTAGAATAGATTGACTGATCTATATCTTATAACATTTTTCTATGGTACTCAAGAGTACTAGGAACGGACTTATTATGAGTAAAGTAGTCGTAAAAGCAGAATTCTTTATCATCCCAAACAAAGCAGCTAAGGCATCATCATTCGCAGTTCTACCAAAATGGTATGGAAGTAATGGTGAAAAATTGGGTATCTATGGCGATGAAACGGTTGTCCAGATTTGGATAACAAACAGTAAAGATGGTTCAGGAGATACCAGTGAGAACTGGGGAGATCATGGTATCCCTAAAAGACTTAGAGCCGATCCTGAAAAGAGTGAGTTGGCACTTAATCGTATACCATTATGTTTGATTGAAGATCTCAAAGAAGACGAATCAATCGAAGTTAATATCAATGGTCATATTGTAGAAATGACCGCAAGACAAACCGAATATCGCTATCGTCGATTTGGGCGGTTTGAAGAGTGTCTTAAAGCTATACGATAAAAATGGGAGGTGACATTAGTCACCTCTTTTTTTTTGTAATAAACGATTATTGATGTGTATATTTAATAGTGAACAAAGAAGGAAGTAACGAGTGTTAACTTACCTTCTATTAATTATATTATAGGGCGAACAATACGCCCGGATTGGATCTATTATGAAAAGAACTATCGAAACCAATTCTGACTTTTCAAATTTCGTTACAGCCACGTCATCTGAAAATCACACCACGATGTATTCTGGGAACTACCCCCAGAATTCAGATGATATCATCTGCCTGGCCGATATGTTTCACGACCCAGTAACAGGATCATGGGATATCGTTGAAACGTATGTCTCAACTATTCCATCAGTAGTGAAAGCTATGAGAAGCTTTCACGAAATGCAGTACTTCCTAACGTACGGAATTGAATGTTAGGAAAAAAGAAGGAAGCATTACGCTTCCTTCTTTTTTTTTATTTAGACAACTTCATATACTTGAACGGGTCAGTATCAGTCAATTGGATTGTCGAGTTATGGAATGCCTTCATACTCAATTGTACAAAGTTAAACCCAATACGAGCAGTCGTACTACCAATACTTCTAAGGTTAGTCTTATAAGGAATCTCTCCTGCACACTTGTTACAGATCTCAAATGGGGAAGGATATTTACAATACAATGCCGACCTAAATTGCATTTTTCTATTCATAAAATCTTTAGCAATTTTAGGAGTTAGAAGCATAATCTTACCATTATCAATGAAATAATTCCAAAGATAATACTTCAAGTTATCCTTTGAAAGAAATACATCTTTATACAATGTAGTCTTACAATCAGAACCATCAGGTCCAGCTTTAATAGGATTCATACAGCCATACAATTTCTTAACGATTGTACCACCATCTTGAGTCTGAACCGCTCGCTTATATGAACCAACGATATTCATATTAGCCATGGCATCATATAGGTTAGGATTATGTCCGCTCTGAAGGTTACCACTTGGAATATCATACTTACCAGTTCCAGGATTGAAAATTGGTGAGAATGTGCCGACAGTCTGTTTCAAATGGTTTCCTTGGTCTGGTTTACCTACATGGTATAACATCCAACTTGGATCTTTAGAAAGCACATTTATAACTTCTTGAAGTACAGGACCCTCTACATCTTTTACATAGCGAATATCGCCAGTTTCAATGTAAGCCTTATATTTCTCAGTTAGGTCGTCTCTGAGCTTTCTAGCAGAAGCAGGCATCTGTAGTGCGACTTTAGATAATGATGGAATAGTCATATCCAAAAATCTCATCAACCATATTGCAGAATTCAATAATTGAATAACTTGAGCGGTAGTAACTGTACCAATCAGTGCTTCTTTTGTAACTTCGTCGATGAATTCATTGATATTCAAAGGTGCATTTAGGTATGGAAACTTATCACCAAATATATCAATCTTTAATACTCTATTAGCAAGTGCTCTACCTATAGTAGTCTCAACTTGTGTATCAAGATTCGAAACATCCTTAGGCATAAGTGGAATAACGCTATGTATATGCCATTTGGATTTGATAACTTTAAATCCGCCCTTAGGATCGTCTACAGACTTATTTTTACAGAAGGTAAGAAAATCGTCTGCTGTAATAGTCTCTTTGTTTAATATCTCAACAATATCTTTAAAAGATAGATCATTAGAATCAATAATCATAGTTCCTCCTAATTTATATAGGGGGCCGAAAGACCGCCCTATATAAATTTATAGATTAAGAATACACTGTATAAACGATCATTGCACCATTATTCTCAAGATTGAGATTGATTGGCGAATGTACAAGCTTAGAGAACAGCTCGGCATTTTTAACAGTGTTACCAACATTATTACCAATAACAAGACCGAATTCCGTAGTGAATGCATCTGTAAGTTGGCTATCATGTTTGGCTTTATACCACTCTTTAAAATCAACGGCATCGATATTCAGAGAAATCTCATAGAATGAATGGATATACTCATTACGCATACCAACATTATTGAAATCACTATCAGAATATTCAGGCTCATAATCAACCCCATCCGATTTGACAACTTTAATATTGTTATTTGTAGAATCTTCAAATTTCTTGAAGTAGTAAGTATAATAGTCAACGCCATCAATCTTCTCTTTACATTTCAATGCATAACGATCTACTTCTCCCGCAGGAAGTCCGCCAGAAGCAACCGTAACGCATCGGAATGGAACAAAGTTATAAAGTCTTGTCTCATGAGGTTTCGGTTTAGCCATCTGTACAGTAGTTGTATTTTCAATACCACCATTACCAATACAGAAGTATTTGATAGATCTATCAAAATAGTCTCCAATAACCTGTGTATCTGGGGTTTCAAGAACTTCAAAATCTGTAGCAGTTGTATATTCTGATGCTTTCTGCATTATGAGAAGCTCGCGAATAGTCTTATGATATGCTCCAACGCTTGTAGATCTTTTGAAGATGTTTTCAAGAGCAATACGTCCGCCAAGTGCAACAATATTTTTTTTATGTTGCAAAAGAGTGCCATTCAAGTCGTAAATTTTAACGTCGGAATGAATACCGTACTTATCTTCGATTTTATTCATTTAATTCTCCAAATCGTTTATAGAAATTTTTTAATTTTAATACCATTTTGATCGATTTCATATACATACGGATGAATTGTTAATGCTTCACCAATAGAATATGAATCATCTATATCGGATTCTTCTTGAATCTCAAAGTAATCCTCGATACTATACATTTCATCCGGATTAATTATTGCTTTAATAGTAACTTTATCATCCTTGATAATGTAATCTTCAAACTCATCCATAGTTATGTTTAAATCGTATTTTTGAGTTATTTCAAAAGTATCTGATAGCTTTAAGAATACTTTTATTATACAATCTTCGCGAATGTTATAATAATCATTCATCTTAAATGAGAAATTTATACGATATCTATCCATGAGTTGGTAGATATTATTGGGGTAATCTCCCATATTGAGAACGATACTAACATCTCTGAGTTCTAGGTATATCGAAACAAATGCTTCAACCATGAGTCTTAAATCTAATCCTATCACTGAATTATATTCGTAATCTATTAGATTTTCATCTTCATGAACCAATTCAGATACAGATCTTCTAAAGTTTCTAAAGTATTTGAGGAATGCACTATTCAAACCATCATCAGATAATGTTGATATGCTATCAAATATATTCTTCATTTCGGGATCTTTACTAAAATATTCCGAATATGTAAAACATTCTATATCAAATGCGTTATCTATATCAACTTTAAAACTTTCATATAATGTTTTCCAAGCCATCGCCTTATTATATTCATTAGATTCCATAGATTTCTCATGCAACTTATTGAATATTTTATAATTTTTAACAAAGGAGTTCATTATAGAATCAAAAGACTCCGAAGAATTGAAGCTATATACATACTTAGAAACCTCTTCTTCAGTTAAGTATTCCATAATACTTACCGGAGAACGATCTACTGATCCGACATTTCTAACTGCTATAGGTATTTCCTCAATATCTCCGGTATCAGGGTTTATTGAAGTTACATATTCTGTATGAAAATTGTCTACATTCGTAGGTGTAAACTTTAAAGTTTTAGCATAATCGATATAATTATCTATATAATTCAATTTCATAACCCCTTCATATCTGAAGAGGTTTAAATCGATTATATCTTTTGATGCAATTTTCTTCATATGATTGACTATATATGAAGCCATCATAAATAGATCTAAAGTTTTAAACTTAACACCATCTACAATTTCAAATGAAGTAAGACTTCTAAATCCACCATAATATTGTATAAGTAAACCTAATTTATATTCTATAGATTTCATAGTATCGTCAACATTTAAAATATTAACCACACTTAGATACTTAGTACTCAATCTATCAAAATTCATCCTCAACAGATCGTACTTAATTTTCTTTATAGCATTACTTTTACCAACATTTGAATCATATAAACCATTTGCTCCCCAAGTAGGATCAGATGAAACGAATTCATCATATGGAACAAATCGTTTATTGTTTATAGAAGTAAATTTATACCCATCACTTTCAACGATATTTCTATCGATAAATGATAAATCGACGTTATCTGAATAAGAGATAGGGTTACCATCAGCATCAATATTATCCAAAGATACGACGCTGGTTACGTTGGTTTTGAATGTTTTGACTACATCGTACCTTTTTATACTCAACATCGAATCTTTTCCAACAATATTCGGAAGAAGTTTCAGGATATATTCAGTTCCTCTATATGATAGAGTCTCATCGATATTCTCAACAAGTCTTCTTAGAATAGGCAGATTAACCCTCTTAAGAGATGATAGATTGTGAGAATCTAGTATATCGTAGATCTCTTTATCCGTATAAACTCTCTTAGCAAACTTATCAATCATACCATTGAAAAACTTTTGAAGAGTTCCAAATATGATAACACTAGCCTGAAAATTGGAGTAGTGCTCATATATCTCTTCCAGATTTTTAATGTATTTATTTTCTAGTATAAATGATCTAATTTCATAATATGATGATAGGAATAAATTCAAATCATAATCATCTAATATAGAATCATTATACCAAAGTATATCAAAATTTTCTGAATCTCTAACCTGCTTGACAGTTAGGTTATATCTCATAAATTTAAGATATTCAAAATTATACCTATTCTTATATACTTCTAATTCATTATCTACAAAAATCTTCTTAAAAGTATTAGGGTGATCTTGAATATTAACCATATGTAGATATAATACATATGTTCCATCTAAGTTTGGAACTGGAATATATTGAGATGTGGAACTCGGTTTACCTGTTAAGGTTGCGTAATAGTTATTTAAATCTATATAATTTCTCACAAACTGTTGTCTACGATTTTTTACAATGAGATTTAATCTCCAATCACCACGAGCAGTAAGTTCATCTAATGTCCCAATTGATACACCAATATATTCCGTAGGAATCTCGCTTTCAGGGATACCGTGATCACTAAAATTAGTAAATCCTTCCAAACATCTATTATAAAACATAAAATGTTCAAAGGATCTATTTGTTTCACCGATTTCGGCTTCCTGAGAATTCTTTATTACTAAGGAATCTGTAAAGGATAGTAGATTATCCAATACAACCTTTCCTCCTTTTAGTAATATTTCATTTTCTATACTCATTTATAACCCCTATACTTACACAGCTAGAATTTCTTTTGACCATTTCGTTATAAATTCTTCAAAGAATCCATCACTCTTTTCACTAACATTCTGCTCGTAAGATTTAAGATATTTATCTATTTTACCAATATGACCTAGAGTTAATCCTTCGTAATATCTATTAAGGAATCCTAAAATATCTCCATGAGCCATCTTTATATCTAAGAATTTAGCATCATATCCTTTTTTAGTATTATGTATAGCTTTATGCACTGCTTCAGATAACATTACAGTTTGAACATGTCCCAATCGATGCTCTTCCATGACGAGATGATATATGTAAGATGATGAAAATGGTATATTCTTTTTGAATTGATATATCATAACTATCTCTACATAATCAAATAATGTAAATATAGGACCATGATGCATTTCTATAGGAGCAAGATCATCCGTAATATTACTATAAACCATACAATGATTTAAAGGGGGAGTTATATCCTCTTTTAAATATCTAATATAGGCACTGTATTCTTTACTAGAACGTATTTGCCACTCGATATTCTTAATCATACTTATGTAAGTCTTATCGTCTAGCATGAAATCTTGTTCTTTAAAGAACGGCACTATATCTCCACTAACTTTTGAGGAGATAACTATATTATCATTCGATTTGACATCAGAAGTTACTCCAGAGATTTCTTCCATAACTATCCCTACATAATAAATTATTTACTTTCATTTAAATGTTAATTGATAAATTAAAAGAAAGGTGGGTTTCCCCACCTTTCTTCTATAATACATAGAGTATTAAACTGTTGGAACAACGATGTCTGGACCACTTGGGGTATTTGTTTCGCTAAGAACAGTTGTAGTCTGAGGAGTGTTTCCGACAGCATAGTCGGTAACGAAATCCCCAAGACCAGTAGTAAGTGCCGCTGTATCTGCGCTAGTTTTAGCTCTTGCGAGTTTAGCATCGATATATACACCATACGCTTCTGCAAGGTTTGGAGCATTACCATCTTTAAGGAATGACTCATATACATATGCAGGAAGAACAATGTCTTCAACACAGTCTTTATACAGTCCAACAGCTTCAACAATTTTCATTGCGAGTTTGTTGATTGTATTATTCTGCACATAGTAACCTGCGAATTCGATATCGAAAGTAAGACCCGCATCACCAGGTTCACCAATAGCACCACTATTCAAATGACCGATATAGTCTTTTGTCATGAAACAATTGAAATATGCACATGCAAATTCAATATCATCAGGACGCATAGTAGGTCCAAGAAGAACGTAGAGGAAGTCTCCGCCATAGTTAATCTTACTGAAACGAAGGTCTGCATTTCCGTGGAAATGTGCAACACCGGTTACAGAGTCAGAAAGACCTGTGACATAGTATTTACACAATTTACGAACAGGAGAACCTTTTACTTCTGGAACTTTGATCTGGAATTTATTGTTGTTTTCTTTGTAGAAACCAGCATATTCATCCTGACGACCAACCGCTCCAGAGGTACGAGACATTACTCCAATTTCATTATCTGCAAGGCCGTTAAACTCAAGAACTTTATCCTGGAAGAAGTAGTTCCAATAAGAACGTACGTCAGCGTGAATAAAGGTAGGAAGTCTCAACCATACGCAAATAAATCGACCAAGACGCAATGGTTCGTCGATAGATACTGTGTTATGGTCGAGCGACGGAACGCCCTGTTGATGACCGAGGCGAACTCGAACATCTCCACCAACACCAGTAGTACCACTTTCCCAGCCTCTAAGTTTAGCGTTATTCTGGTTTCCGTAGATACCAGTGACGGTAGTATTACCATCTTTTGCTTTGTCAAATTTTACTGAACTCATTAGTTATCTCCTAAACCAAAGGCTGTCTGTTGGCTGTAATGGTAACTTTCCAAGTCTCAACGACATCAGGGAAGGTAATACCGACATCAACAGTCGCAGTTTTATTAATTTTATCATTACGAGTTTGGAAGATTTCGAACGAAACAGGAATAGACGCAGGGAACCAACTTGTAGAAAGTATTGTATTAAGTTCTGTAGTTGCGTCGCGTTTTGCACCTTCGAAATTCTCAGGATGGAACGCATACTTAGCCATAACTTTCTTAAATGTACGCATAACGTCACCGGCAAATATAAGATTTCTTTCAGAACCAAGTACTGAGAAATCTGTATTATACTGGCTAGAATCGGACATATAGAAAAGGTCTCCACTTCTATCGAGCTGCATTGCGAATCTAAGTTTCTGCTTCTTAAGAGGCTTGATCTCAGAATCGTTTTTGTAGATTTTAGGGAAGTATTCGAAATCCATATACTCAACACGACCGGAAAGATATCCAGCATGAACAGTAAATGCTCCTCTAGTTCTATACAGTTTAGGGAGTGATTTCGCGATCTCATAGTTACCAGAAGTTCTGATATTACGAGCTCTATCTCTTGTTTTACCATTATGATAATTGATAGAAACCATTCCATAAGTAGAAGATACACCGGCAATAAGAGTCGCGGCAGCACTTGTTGCACTTGCAGCAGTAGTCGCATCAGGACCAAGGTCAGCGATAACATAAATGTCATCACGAACTTCTTTTCCGAATGTTCCAACCATAGCAGCTTTAACTTCAGCAGGCCACCATGCATCGAGAGTAATACCACAATCGATTATTCTTGCATCATAGATATTTTTATCAATGTTACCTTCATAGAAGTCTACAAGAAGATCAGATCTGAGCTTCTGTCCCTCCGCATCATTATCGAATACCCCGGCATCATCTCCACCAGAGAACGTAAGTTCAGTAGGAAGTGCAAAAGTATCAAATCCAGTGTAATCATTTTCTTCATCGAAAATTGTACCAGTAATAGGGTCAAGCAGCCATTTTTTAGTAGCATAAGATTCTTCATCTGTAGCTCCAACTGCTTCATATACTGCTGTTTCATGATCTGTTTCGAGATCTGTAAGAAGTGCTTCAAAATTCTCAGGAGAATAAGTAGCGTCTACAGGAATTCCGAATGCACGTTTGTACGAATCAAACACAACGTCAAAACTATCAAGTGCTTCACTTGATGGAGTTGTTTTAGCATCAGGATTAAATGAGAAGCTAATTACTTCAAATTTATCACCGATTCTATTACCAGCATCAGCAAGATCAAGAACATAACGTCTTCCATCAGGATTTTTACCATCTCTAGTAGTATCCAATGAAAGTTTTGCAGTAAATGAATTACCAAAAGAACCAGTACTTGTAGATTCAAGCAAGATAATCGGGTAACGTTTAACTGTAGTTGTGTCAGCCGCAACGAGTTTGAATGCATCATCTTTAACAAGATTTACCGCAGTAGTCTTTGTTGAATCTACGGCTCCTGCATGGATTGTGATTTTTGGATCAGTTCCATTTTCATCAAGAATAAGCGAAATGACCAATCCAGATTTTGTCGCATCATCTGGCATAAGTCGACACGCGTCAACAATTCCACCGCCCTGCAATACTGCTTTAGCGATAAGTCCACCGTGACCATACTTTGTAACGTTGTCGACATCATTGCCGTACTCACGTTCAAAAGCCCCGATACCACCTTTACGGATAATTTCATTCTGACGTCCTCTTTTTGCAAAGAAAGGCTGAAGGAATGTAAAACCGGTCTGGATTGGATCTGGGGTCGGGATGGCGATTGAATTGTCTACGAGTGTAGTTCTAACTAAGCTATCATGCATCAGTCCCATGATTAACCTCCGAGTTTAAATTTTACTACACATAATATAACAAATGTACCATTACAATGTTATTATATGGGTATTAATAATGTTAATTTCAATTTATTTATTTAATTGCAACGTCAATGTCAGTTTCAATGATTTCCATATCCCCACTACGAACAGCTCCTATAGACGATGTGATACCGTATTTAGGATTACTATTTGTTATAGCGTTAAATTGAGAAGTCATTGACGGTATTAAGTCCGCATTAACAACTTTTCTAGAATACATTGAAACTTTAGGATTCTCCGCTATAAGTTCTTTGAATTGTCTAGAGTTATTATTGGGATCTCTACATATAGAAGCAACCATTGCGTCTACATATAAAGAGTTTGCCCGAAGGTTAACTCCATTAATTCTAGCACATTCCTCGAAATAACCAGATATTTCATTATATGGTATATCATCAGGAATCTTACCATCCAACATTATCTCAAAGAATTCAACAACAACTTCAGATTTCTTAGGAACCATAGTTGTCATTATGACTTGGTCGTTGGGCATAAACTCTAATATATTCTCAGAATTCTTACTATCATATTTTATTCTAGTGGGTCTAGATGATAGTATGTTTGGAATTCTTATATTTATTTTTGTAGCATCTTTAATAAGAGGAACGTCTGTATACTCATCCCAAATATAAATATCCACAAAGAAGAAAGTACTGACAGTATCACCGAATATATTAGCTATACCTTTGTCAAACATTTCTATAGGAATTCTGATCTCTGCATAATAAGGTTCTTTTAGAACCAGTGACTTATCATCAGGTTTATGTGTAAAGAACTTCTTAAATACTTCTTCCATTTATATCGCCCTTACGATAAAGAATTGGTAACGAATCTGTATATGTAAGATGAGAAAACAAATTCATCTATAAATATTACATTATCGTCAATTTTGGATTGGATTTCTGAAGCTGTCAACTCTCCTGATTGAGCTAAATTTGAAATAAACTCATCAGTTGGAGAGAACTCATCACTCAAACAATAATCACAGATCTTATCAATAGTAACCTGTGCAATATTAATTTTCTGTCTATATTTTCTGTAATGATTTAGAGTTGATACTGTTAAAGTATTTCTAAATGCAAGTACAAATAGACAATAGACACTATAGATATCAGAGAAGTATACATTCTCTCTATCAAGATCAAAACAAATTCCAACGTGAGATTTCAATATATCTACAATACCTCTAGATATTGTATCGAAGCTTTCCTCGAGATTACTCACATTACAGACTGTTTCAAAGTTTTCAATAATATACTCAAAATCTCCCTCAAACCGATTCTCAATATACTCCCGTATATAATCGACTTCAGTAGATACATCCCCAGTATAATCGCCATAAAAGTCAGTTACTTGGTTTGTGATGTTTTGTAGTAATATTTTTTCAAGACCGAGCATGTCGCTATCTTGTTCAACAGAAACTGATACTAAATCGTTGACACTCATACAATTAATCCTATGTAAAAGTTTAATACAATAAGATGTTTACTTTTTTATGATCAAAGTAACAAATAAATACTCAAAGTATAAAATTGTCTATATATTACTTAATGAGATGCAACTTTAATAAGGAGAAGTTATGTTTGGTTCTGGAGGGTCTTTATTTGGAGGAATGAACGTTCATTCAATGTCTGTTAATTTTAATATGGGTCAGGGAGGATTGCCCATTGATGCTGGGGTCAATGGTATGCATATGAATCCTACTAATATGATGATACCCAACAATCAACCTAATGTCAACAATTTAAGATTGATAGGAAATGAATCTAGCGTTGAAACCGTTGAAACCATTGTATATATGTTCGATGATGCATATATCGATAATGGTTATAATATTCATTTCAGATCAAGATTTGATATGAAGAAGAATAAACCTAAAGGGGAGTTTAAAGCTCTCAATGATTCATACTGCGTATCGGTTGAACTTGAGGATATCGGTGAATGGTATGAAGGTAAATTTGGAGAGGTTATTACTAGAGATGGTAAATACCCGCCAATCTTATATCTTCTAGATTATCTTAAAGAAGAAGACTTGGCAAAAGTAGATCAGATGATATATCATACAATGCTTCTTGCTAAGCATTATAATCATAATTCATTCTTTATCGTATTCGAAGAGAGTGGTATTAAAGAGTTCGGAGAACCCCATATGACAGTATTAAATCCTACGGCGGCACTCTGTTCAATGGTAGTTCGGTCGATTGCTTTTAAATGAAATTATTAGAAGAGGGAGTAATCCCTCTTCTTTTTTAAGTTTTTTAAATTAATTATAAAGTATATATTTAATAGTGGAGAATGGATAGAAAGACTATACCATACACTCTAATTAATTATATTTATCTATGGTACCAAGAAAAGGATTTATTATGAAAGCTTCTATTAAAAAATGGTTTATATTTATCATGATTTTCGGAGGAGTTCTTTTATCGTATAGGGAATGTATGGGATACTGTAAAGAGTATATCGACAAACATAATTCCCGATCGATCGATCAGATCGTTGAGGACTGTCGATATAAATAGAGAAGGAGAGCATTACGCTCTCCTTCTTTTTTTACCAACCAAACACAGCAGTAAGCATATCTTTTTCTTTTGAACTTGATGGCCTAACATTATCAGCATGGTGACTTCTAACGGTAGTCTCATCTCGTATCTTATCAAGGTCATTCCTGATAATACTAATATTATCACTTTCCTCAATATTATCAAAGTTGTCCCCTCCAATTTCAAAGACTTCCACTTTACTACTAACATTCGCCCGTTTAGAATAATGGTTTTCAAACATAATATTTGCAATATCATCCAAACTAGATACCTTAGAAGCACTATCCATAAGTGCAGAATATTGTGATCCCATTGCTTCGAGTTTACTCTTTCTAGCTTTAGATTTACTTTTTAGAGTTTTATCCCCAATAAGATTACCTTTTTCAAAGTTAGAGAGTATAATACTCTTATCAAAATACAATCCATTATCATCTACATACAATATAAAATAGAATGCCAAAAGTAAACTAATCAAAGTATCATCGTGTTTGCCAGGCTTATGGTCAATTCTTCCAGCTCTAGTACGAATCAAACCTGATATTTCTGTAATAATAGTTTTATCAAAGATTCTATCACCATATTCATCAACAATTGTTCTAAGTATAATATTGAAAAGAACAGGACGTACAGCCTTACTATTGAATAATCCAGGTCTATCCGGCCCTTCGAAATATACTCTTTTTCTAGAATTAGGAAGATATGATACAATCATATCAATGATAGCGCCATTATAATTTCGTTCAGGAAAGAGTATCATATTTGGAAACATATCCGTCATAATAGTTATAATAGCGAATGCAAACAAAGTTGTACTTTGCGAGTTAGTTCGCATAACAGCTACAACCTTAAAGTCTGTAGGGTCTACAAGTGTAAGTGCTGAGAAGTCGCCACGAAGGTTTCCTCCCAAGTCAAGTCCACCGATCAATGGTTTAGATATATCAAATGTATTCATATCGACATAAATTCGAACGGAATAAGTATCATTTATTATAGCATAATCATTAGGATCCTTAACAAGTCCATTAAGTCTTTCAATACGTTCCTGACCGAGTGGGTGCTCCGTACTAATATCTTTCCATTTATTTAAAACTTCTCGATCCAATGTATCCTTAGGAGTCGGGGAGTTAACGAGTCGTCGACGTTGTTCTTCGAGATAGAACTCATCTTTACCCAAATCATAATACATGAATGATACATTCAAGAAATTCGATAAAGATGTATTATCAATAATAGTTTTAACTACAGAGATATCCATATCATAGAATTGCTCAGTAAAGTCTGCACAACTCATCATAAAGTTATGTGACCACTGTCCTTCGTCCGTATTAAGGAATCCTGCGGTAGTTGTCATTATCTGGTGGTGCGGTGCGCCATTTTCTTTTGCACTTTTAGAAGCTTGAGCGTATGCAAATGAGATACTATCATACATAGCAGCGATATACTTAACGAACGCAATTTCGTCAAACCATTGTGCAGGAGTGGTAAGACCTCGACCAGCTTTTCTAGCACCATCCTCATTACGAGCAGGAGCCCTACATGTAATGCGGTTATTGGCAATGCTATTATACATTTCTTTTTCATTATCTCTATCCGATTTGTCATATAGATTTAACCATGGAGGCAGATTATCACGAATATCCTTAACTCCTTGAAGATTCTTTTTTACAATAGAATCTTCATGGGCTATGAATACCATCTTATTATGCATACTTCCCCAGTAATACAGGTAATCATATATACATGTCATAGTTGTTGTCTTGTACGTTTGTCTAGGCCATACTACAAAACAACTTATATCATTTAATACTGCCCATATTAATGCTATATTTCCTCTATGAAATTCAAATCGAATAAGTGCTCCGCCTGCAGGGATTCTTACAATCTCCCTGAAGAAATACCAAGGGTTATGGATTATCTCATGAGTAATCATAGCTCTCTGTAAATCGGTTAGGTTCTCATCGAATGGGTCTACTCTAAGTAGTTCTGGATTATCTAATCGTAACATAAAATTACAATTATCTATACCCATATCACTTAGCAAATATGACATCTTTAAAGATGACATATTTGTTGTAGTATAGTGTATCATTATTCCTCCGTAGTATTTTTATAAGAGGTATAGGGAGTATTCCCCCTATACCTCAAATATTAAAGCAAATTAGCAACATATCTCATAGTCTTAGATGCAATCTTAGAATTACTTTCATTTGTAATTCTATTAGCATAATCCTTGAGAACCGCGTAGCGTTTTATACAATCAGTAATACCAGCATCATCGCCAGATTCAACTGCAAGTCTTGTATCAACTTTGAGATCATCACAATATTTAATAACATTGGATCCGACAGTGATATTCTTCGTAAACTGCTTAATGAAATTTTCAGAAGATACATCTGCTTTAAAGAATTCTGTAGAGAAGTAATCTTCAGATTCTCCAGAGATACTCATAGTCATAGCACTCGCTCCACCAAACACAGGATTCTTATCAAGATCTCCACGTAAGGTTTCAAAGTCATTAGAAATTGTGTTAAGATTCGTAACAATACGTCTAATCGTAGGTAGATTAGATAATCTTGAAATAATATTAATCTCATACGGATCTGTTAAGAATGATTTACCGGTTTCTTCATACGATTTAACACAACAATCTTCATTTCTTCTATTCAAGTTCTTATACATTCTTCTCAAAACTCTAGAATTATGATAAAGAATATCAAGAGAACTTTCCAAGATATTTTTTACGTACCCATACTCTGTAATAGAGTATGATGATGTATCTTTAACGCGTCCTTTAGCTATCTGAACATGTTTCATGCAGAATGTTGAGTAAGATATTGCAACCATATTATTCACTGTAGCAGTATACATGGCTTCAATAATACTCTCACTAACATTTAGTACAGGAATTTGAACATCGAGAACTCGCAAATCATCAGGATGAATTCCGATAAGATTATGCAATCCTCTAATTCCAGTATTATGTCCACCACATGAGATAGACGCATTTATAAGAATCGTAATTATAGAATTCGAAGTAACGAAATTCAAGAATTCTTCTTTCTTATTACTTACATCTTTGAATGATTTATTCATCATGATATCAGATATCATGTGGAAATAAACAGAATCCATACCTCTACAACCAGTTATAACATCAATGATATTTTTATGTGATTGCCACATTTTTTCATGAGTTTCAGTTATCTTAGTAGTAGACAGAGCCTTCTTAAACATTTTGATCACATAATCAACAGTTCCATATGTTGAAATATGATCATAATATTTATTAATAGAAGAAAACGTACTAATAAATACGGCAGCTTTAACAGCATCTGTTACAGCGAGTTCCTTAATAATCATTGTTACAATATTCGGCATAGAAAGTACTGATACGAAGTTCGAAAGTACTGATCTAAATACAGAAAGATAGTTGGAATTATCAATAACAATGAGATTTGTTTGGAATTGAATTCTACTTACAATTTTGATAATATATGAGAAGAACTCATCTTTATCAATATTAGTATACACATTCAATACATTACTCTTATAAAGAGATTCAATTTTATCAGTATTTCCAAGTGTAGGAATACAATATGAAATAGGAACGATCATATCTGTAGGGAGTATTTCCGAATGATTATTGTTCAAACTATTGTAAGTTTCGCCTTTATGACTATCTTTAACAATCTGAAGTATGTATTTTTCGGTAACTCTTGGAACGGATATCTCTGAATCAAATCTGTAAAAATGTTTGATGTCGTCTTTACCCGGGATTACTGCTTCATTAAGGAGTAGTATGTCTCTTGTAGAATATTCGAGAGGTCTAATAGCTGAACTCTTATTGAGTTTGTAGACTTCCTGTTGTTCTGTAAAAGATTTCCCAAGGAATTCTGCCAAAGTATCAAAATCCGCAGTGTTTATGACGTTGGTGTTACTGTCGTTTAGCATACTTTTGAAAAGTTCTCTAGATTCTTCAACGATTGTTTGAATCATTTGGGACATATTACTATCGTATGATGCCTCAAATCCACTATCATAGAAGTCTTTGAGATTGTTACTAGTTCTATTCTTGTCGAACATATACGATCTCCCTTATTGATGGAAATTAAACTTACAATAAAATGTTCTTGGTTTATATATGTTTTTGTATTTAATGCGAAACAATTAATTGTAAGATACTTAACTTTAACTTTAGGATACTTTATGTTTTATCGCCCTATTGCAGTATTAGATATTGATGATACTTTATTCAAAAATACCGTTATAACTGATACTTTGAATGAACTTAACTTAGGTCATATTAAAAGACATTATGATCTAAGTAAGATGGATATTCCAAGCTATGTAGCGGAATTAATCAATAAGAGATTCAATGATCCTACAATTATGGGAAGTTTTAATCCGATTGCAGGTGCTAAAGAGTTTGTTGATGAACTTATTCAGTTAGGTTATAAGCCAATATGTGTAACTGCTCGAGCTGAATCTACGATCGGTAAGGCTACTTTGGATATGGTTCTAAGACATATTCCAAAAATCGAAGAAGTTTGGTTTACAGATGGGAAGAGTAAACGACCTTTGGTAGATTCCCTTAACGCTTCTATAATTGTGGATGATAATGCTTTCGCAATAAAAGATTGTATAGGTTCTAAAGCTAAATTATTTATGGTTAGCAATGAACACACTCCGCACAATTATGACCATGCCGTTGAATTTAAGCTCGATAAACGAGTAAAAGTTATAACTCATTTACACGAAACTATTCCCCACATCTAAATTAACATATTAGTGTATTACTAATATTTAATCGTGGAGGAACCATATGACTATTCCTGCAAAAGAATACATCATTGGCGGATTTATTGGAGGGACGGCCATCTCTTTACTTAGACTGTTGGAGATACTTACAACTAAAGCATACGGAGATATTAATCTTTATTTCCTGTTACAGTGTGTTATTTCTGGCGTAGTTGGTATACTTGGTATAGTAATTATTGCACCAACAGATTTTAAAAATGCAGTAACTACAGGTATGGCTGCTCCAAGTATTCTAAGTGGACTAACTAATACCGGAATTACACCAGTTGTAACTGGCGCATTGATTACAGGATTCGATGCAATTCGAACCGTATTAATTTAATTATATTGGGGCTGGGTAAAACCAGCTCCTTTAATATTTAATTTTAAATATATATATAATCATGATGTCTATGAATGTAGGCACTCTATAATCTACAATAGGAGGATTTAAATGAATGAAACAGACTCTTTCAGCAATTATCCAAAAGATCGCAATTGGAGAATTGAACCTGAGGATTATGATTTCGATGATGAGTATGGATTTGATGAGGATGAGTCGTGTGGTACAACTCAACCTAACTTCGAATGGATGACTATCAAAGTTATAATCGGAGCAATCATACTTATAGTATTTGCATCATTTATTGTTTCAAAAATCTTGTGATAAAGGAATAGAATCATGGGAGTATCCGATATCAGCGTTGAGCTACCCTCTAGGAATTTAAAATCAGAATTTAAAGTAATGGCATCTAAGGTTCTCGGGAAAATTCTTCTAGTATACCCTATGGGTTATGGAAAGTTTTTTATCGAATTATCTAAAGATTTAAAATCTTTGAAATCGGATGAAAAAGGAAATGTATTTATATACTTCCAAAACTCAACAGCTATCAATTCGTTAAAGGGAGTTCTTGATTGTATGTATGCTAATATACTTATGAAACAGGATCTCCCTCCTACAATCGATATCTCTGGGGATATGCGGAAGGCTATCAATTCTCTCAAAGTTAGTTTTGAGAATGGGAATATAAATCTTATAGAGGAAGATGAATCATGTCATCTTTAAAATTGCGTATGTTTAGAAAAAGGAATGATTATGTCTAAAGAAAATAAGGCCGATAAGTACAAGCGTGAGCGAGATGATGCTCATATCGAGATATCTCGTCTTACGGATATTATCCGTACATTTATTGTTGATGCGAATGAGATGGATGCTCAAATTGTGGAAATGACTGATAGAATTTCTATTCTCGATGACTTGGTAGAAACTTATAAGCTTCTAATAAAAAATCAAGAGAAAATTATGACCAATATCCGGTATGGTCTATCCAATGTTATGAAGAGTCTCCCGATCAATGATGAGGAGGATCAACCACACATTCCAAAGTATAAAAGTGCAAGTGAATACATATCTGAGCAAAGGTGTGACGGATGAGTAGAACAGGATTAGCAGTAACAGTAAAAGGTAATAAGAATCGCTATGATTATTTGGATCATCCTTCTGGAAAACTTCCTCAGCAATCAACGGTTGAGGAGATCCGATTCTCATGTATTAATTGTGGGGAATACATAAGATATCGGACGGTTCCGGAATTCTACCCTATGACGAACCATCCTACAGAATATTATGTTAAACAACTCAAGGATCAATATAATGGTATTCTTAAGATGGTATATGAAAAGTATACCATAGATCCTAATAGATTTAGAGAAGCTATTTCAAGAGTAAGACCAACTGATATGAGTCAGGATTATCGCAACTTCTATTACTGGGAGATACATTTGGCATCTAAGATTTTAGATGTTAAAGTTCCTTCGGTCTTTGAAATACAATGTCCATATTGTCGCGTTTCCGCCAATTATCCATTTGATACATCAAGATTTCATACTCTAGATTCTCTTGAGGTGGTTGAGAATAAAGTTAAAGAATGTATATCGGAGTTTAGTAAATTCCACAAAGCATTTATTGAAGTAATGACAACATCTCCTGAGTTTAGTGGTAATGCTAGAAAGGTGGCCGAAAAGCATGCTCAGATGATGCAGGAATTAAAAGAAAGTGAGAAACCTCCAGTAGATATACCGGAATAATATAATTGAGAGTGGTGTAATGCCACTCTCTTTTTTTTCTATGGTACAAGAAAAGAGAGGAGCCGAAGCCCCTCTCTTCGCAACAAAAAGAACCAATTCAGAGAAATTACTGATTTTTGAAACTTTCAGACATAAGATTCTTGTACAGGTTACGTGGGTTGATAAGTTTGAGCTTAACAGCACACAGTGCAAGAATATCCCATGTATCATGTGTCCAGTATGAAATACTGTCGATACCCATTTGACGAGCGTCACGAGATTTCACGATACGGAAGTCATAACCGTGGTAGATACCTGTAGGTTGAACCTTAGGTGAGTTACTACGGAGGAATCCATATACGTGACGACCCTGCCAACGTACGTCAGATGAACCAATGAATTTAACACGCTGTCCGAAGTTATCAGAGTACGCATATGCATTCATTTTCTTGAAACCAAAACGAGTTTCTCCACCAACAGCAGTTTCAGTAGTATACTTTGTATCAACAAAACGTTTAACGTCAGTCTGATAACCAGCGAATACCCATTCACGATCTGATTCCTGAGAGAACTGAGTGTCAGTTTCAGCCATAATAAGAAGGTTAGAAGTAGTATCTTTGATAGCTTCTTCCATCCAGCTAAGTGGGCGTTCACCACCAGGTCCACGTTTTGTAAGGTCGATCTCTTCAAATGCAGCGAATCCACCGAGACGGCGAGAAGCGATATATTTGTAGAGAAGACTCTGATTAGCTACACACTTATCGATATTACCGATCATGTGCTGTTCCATATCATTGTCGTTTACACCGGCAAGAATTGTTGAGAATTCATTTGATACGTATTTTACGATATCAGAAGAACCAGCATTAGCTGCAACGAATTCATCCATAACAGTATCCATTGCAAGACCAAGAGACATGGTTTTACGTGGATTTGCTACGATACGGTGAGTGATTACTTCACGACCGTGACGGATTGTAGACGCATCGTTTGTAGGATTAAGGAATGCAGCATTGATTGTACAACCCTTAATACGTCCAGTTGAACACTGTGTAACACGGTATTCACCTGTATCACGATTGATATAGAATGTGAAGAAATCTTCTTCAACTTCGCCAGAAGCGAGGGTGAGCTGAACTTCAACACCGATATGACGCTGAGCAACTACGTCTCCGCCATATCCTTTAACTTCTGCACGAGCTGCTACGATTTCGGTAGCAAGTACAGCAGTTCCAGCAGGACCAGTTGCAATATCACCAGATTTATCGTATACAATTTCATTGATACGGATATCTTCGGCGATTGCCCAGTCTTGAAGGTTCTTACCTGAATCTTCAATCGCATTACCTTTAACACCAAGTTTAGCAAAAGCTTTACCATCATGTGTCATAATGTGAGTCTGACCAACCACAGCAGCACCGACAGCAAGGTCAATACGCATAGGGTTAAGGAGACCAGCGATAGATCCATCACGAATTGCATTCGGGAGGAATTTACGATCAGCAAGATTAGATGAGTTTCCATCAATTGCGAACGCGAGTTCGAACTGAATTGGGAATTCTCTGTCTTTGTGATTCAGAGTTTTATAGATATCAAGCATGATTGATTTTGCATGATACCCAAGGATAGTCGCAGGAACATATGCATCAAGAGCACCAATATTGGTACCTGGTGTAGATGTATGGTCGAAACCTTCTTCTGAACGCATGAACTGAGCTGCTGCACCGGCAGAGCGAACTTTCATAGAGTTGAGAATATGGTGTGAAATCGACTCGCGACTTGATTCTTCTGGCACATCGGCAAGAAGAAGATTAAGGTACGATTCGGTTGCTACAGGATCTCCAAAGATACGACCAAGATTGTCCGAGTTATACGGGTCAAGACGATATTCCGCTTCGAAGGTCTGGTAGAGTTCATCGATACGACCATTAATCGGTTGATTAGTGATATGGTCCATATAAATCCTCCTAAATTACATTCTAATTATTCGATTATAAATTTTAACACAAACAGCATATCTCATCAACAATACTTTATGGTCAGGTTCTTTATTGATTCCTATAATGATGCTCTGCACGCTATCGCTAAGTTCGCTAAGTTCTTCAATAATGACAGGTTTATTAGAAAAACTAGGTCCATTAGCAATATCATTCATACTATCCTTGATACTATCAAAAAGTTTCAAAAGTTTGTTGGACAAGAGTATACGACGATTCTCGGCAAAGTTTGGATCTTTGGATAAATCCTTTTTATCATCCTCACTAACCAGATCTTCACTAGGAGCACCATCATCGGAGGTAGTCTGGGATGGATCGGACGGCTCATTCATCGAATTGCCATCTTCACCATCACCAGTATCTCCATCAGAAGGATTACCTTCGTTATTATCAGTAGAATCGTCTTCAGCATTAGAGTCGTCTTCGGAAGGTTTTGCGTCCTCCATTGGGTTTTCTTTAGTATCCTTAACGTCCTTTGAAGGTTTTACTTTCTCTTCATTAGCGTTAGGGTTTTCCTCAGGATTGTCCATCGGAGCGTCACTAGAACCCTCCTTAACTACATCCCCAAGCGCCTCTAATCCATTAATTTGTTCTTTATTATTGGATATTTCTTTATTTTCCAAAGAAGTACCAAAAAGCTTAAAGTACATATCAGATATACTCATTTGAGAGCTCCTAATCTTTTTGTTTCATCAAAAAGGCGAACTCTGCATTTTCGAGATTCTTAATTGTTGTAGCAAATTTTTTACCCGAATCATTCGAATTGGTTAAAATTAAATTGTTAAAGTTTCCATTTCTAACGATATCGAAAGGATATCGGACGACAGATCGATCTGAGTCAACATAGGAAGTGTCTAAATCACAAAGCTTCACTATAGTTTTATTCCCACAATCTACATTATTTTTACTAGCATAAGTTGCCAAATCGGAATTTGAATAATCTCCGATAGTTGTCAATCTAGGCTGTTTAAATGTCTTGTAATCTCTAATAGCGTCTTCGACACTATCATATGCTAAAAATCCTTCAGCAACATAATCGATTTTCTTATAGAAATCTGAATTAAATTGTGCTCTAGATTTTTTACAATAAATCCACTCAACGGCTTCAATATATCTAGCATTGAGGGCTTTAGCAATTGTAATAGCTCTTTCAAATCCGATAGAATATTGAATAGAGTTAATACTCATACACTTTTTAACAGTCGAATCATTAATAGAATCAACTTCAACATACAAATCATCTACTCCAACGATTTTAAATGGAGACTTCGAAGAAGACCAGCATCTAAATGCATTGTTAATAAGAGTATCTAAGTGTATGTATTTATACCAGTTAGATACAAATGCAGAATCATCAGTCATATTCATAGACTCGAGATATGTCAAACAAGTTCTCATAGCCCGTTCATATGCATGAAGATCCATGATTGAAGTATACTTCTCCAAATCAGCCCATGCACCATTGAATTCATCTTGAACTCTGGCATACATTGGTGGTAAATATGTAGTATCTCTAAGTATATGTTGGAAATACATAGGACGTAAGTCATAAGTATGATCTCCAACGTATCTTTGGGATGTTGGACACAATGAATCCATTACAACCATAGCTGCACGAGTATTAATATCATATGCATCACTAGTAATACATGAAGAATAATCACACCCATCGTTAGCTTCGTTGAATTTTTTCATATATGCGGAACCGAATGTTCTAAAAGCTGCTGTAAATTTATCATTAAATTTAACACCAGTAGATTTTTCAGTATAATCACATATGATTTCAAACATCATGGCAAGATGTGAAATATTCAGAATCTTATCCTGAGGAAGGGCTTTAAATAGACTATCAACGTCTACAGCAGTATCAGACTCATATCCAAAGATTTCTCTAACTTTAATCTCATCACCGATAAGACCAAACATAGTTCCCGTAAGAATATAATAGATAGCACTATTAATTATAGGGAATATCTGCGAATGATTTAATCCACCAATACCATCTTCAAAATACGGGGCTACAGATAGGAATGGGAATACTTTATTCTTAGATCCATCTGCGCTAAATTTACTAAGCGTAAGATTCATATTCCTATATGAGAAATCTGACATCTCTTTAGTTAAACCCAATATAAGTCCACGATTTATCTCTGCAAATTCTGGTATATAAGTATTAACGTCGTCGCCATGTTTAGCGTTATATACTTCATATATCATAGACATTAGTATACTTTTACCAGTATTGTTGAAAAGATTAGCATGATCTTTAGAATAATTTACAAGAGCACCATCATTAAGTCCGATAAATGTTTCACCAATAGAAGTAAATGCATCTCTATTAAGAGATCTAAATATAAAACTATTCAGATTACTTCTACGTATACCATCATTATCATCAGCATCATACTCGTCGTAGAATTTTCCGTAAAGAAGTGCCGCTATGAGGGATAGGGGCTTATTTTCAATTACAATATCCATGTAGTACCTCTTAAAAAATATTGTTACATCTACTAAGATGTTTAAGAAAATTAACCCCTAACCAGTTAACTCTACTTATTACTATCAAACTTACGATTTTCGGCCTTACGATCATCATTGGCAAAATGAATCTTTTGATCTATATCTTTAAGAGTTCCACCTTTTATCACCATATTTATCGAACGTCTAAATGCATCAGCTTTTTTAGAACACTTACCCAATTCAGACATATACTCAGCATCTCCTTCCATTATCTTTTTGACAATGGATATCGATAATGATACATTAGATTTAACACCATTAAGCATTTTCAAGATTTTCACTCTATCAACATTTTTATACTTAGTATCATCGGATCCACTTGTAAAATATCCACTACTATGAATATCAGTGGAAGTTGATGATTTATCTTTTTCAAGTTCCTCAGTAATTTTGGAAATACTTTCAAGAGTTCTTTCGAGCGATTTTAATCGTCTTTCTATATCATTTTCACGAATCTCAACCATTTTTATACACTTCTGTAGATCCGGGAGATTTTCAGAAGATGCAGGGTCTAGCTTATATATGTTACTTATATAATCCACAGCATTCATTGTTCTATAATTTATAAATTTAGCATGATTTGTATCTTTAGAAGTTCTATCTTCGGGTTTAGGCCTATGTCTATCGCCCATAATACTATCGAATTGTTTAAGACTTTCATTAATTTCTGCAAGTTGGGTGCTCGTTGAGTCGAGATTCGTACTTGTAGCATTGACGTTTCGGAAAGCTTCCATCATCTTACTATTTTCATTAACCTTGTTTAGGCAATCTTGATAAACTTTACTTCTCTCAGATTCAACCCTTTTAAATTCATCAGTTTCAACGGTATTAATGGTTATAGCTTTAATTTTATCGTTTTCAGAAATTTCTTTTATCTTATCTTTAGGCAATTCGGAAATTGTTTTAATTTCTTCTTGTTTAGATTTATCAGGAACAAACAAACTTTTAATACTTTTACCGATCCATTTTACAAAATCTATAATTCCTTTGACAAGCTTCTTAATTACGTCGATAATAAATTTAAAGAATCTTACAAGAATATTATCTTCAGACTCCATAGAAAATATTACACTTTCCGAAGCAGCCATAAGTACAGTAACTCCAACCATTTCTTGGGTATACTGTATAAAATTATCATCGTAGATCATATCTGATTCTACACTACAATCGTATTCCAAATGGGACTCTAATCCCATAACTTCAAACAATTCTGATTCAAATGATTGTATATTCATTTTATTTTTATACCTTTCTTTTCATATCTTCAATCATCTTAAACTGTTCATCCCGACGTCTTAGATCATCCAAACCACCTACAACAGTATTGTATCTATTATCGCTACGCTTTCCAACATATTCTATAGCATCTCTAGCACTTATTATTATATTCGATAATAGAGTATCGTCTTGAGCACACCACATCAACTCTTTAACAGTAGATGTAGCATCGCCAACATTAGTATTAATAGCTTTAACAAGATTTGCGATTTGTGTTCTGACTTTTTGAAGATAGTTATTATATTGAACTCTATTCACATATGAATCATTCAACATATGATGTTTACTATCTGCAGTATTTATAAGGTTTGTTGTAGTTCTCTCGGAGTCTATAATTTTCTCAATAAGTTTATCAAGGAATTTTAGAGATTCATCGTATCCACGAATATGATGCTGTATATCATCGATACTTTTTTGAAGTTTACGTCTATCAACGGTCATAGTTGAATAGTTATTAAAATAGTCAGATATAGTCTTTTGAGTACTAATTCTACCACTTATATAAGAATTCATTCTTCCGATACGGTCACGTTCTCTTATTTTATTTTTTTCTTCTATAAATCTTTTATTCAAAAGTTCCTCATTACGAGCTTTTGAGGTTTCAATTATTTCCGATAAGAACTTCTCAGTATCTTTAGCCTCTTGTTTACGCTTCTTATCATTCGCTTCTCGTTCTTCTCTTAGTTCTTGTAGACGCTTTTGACTTTGAGCGAGCGCTTCATCTCTTTCTCTTTTCTCTTTTTCATTTCTATCTTTGTCCTCTTTATCTTGCATAGCTTTCTTATGCATCAGTGCTATGGCGTTCTTAGCAGCATCTTGAGCGGCTTTTAAAGATCGTTCGGAAGATTCTTTTGCTTCTCTGGCTATACGATCTTTTTCTTCGGTTTCACGTTTCTCTCTATCAAGTTTTCTTTTTTCAATATCCAACTCTATTTGACGAGCCGTTTCATTATTTCTTGCGATCAATTCATCGAGTTCTTTAGAACTTTTATCAATACCATCAATCGTTGGTTTCTTTATGACATTAATATCACAAGTGTTAGAAAAATCTTTTATAGCTTTTTCCATTTCTATTTGTGATTCTTTTTGTTTTTTCATAGATTCATTTAATTTAGAGTTATCAATCACAGGAACTGTAATAACTTTGGACATTACTGCGGTAATTACGATATCTCTATTCGGATTCGAACTACTTGTAATTTGAGCCACCCCTCCACCAGATCCTCCACCAAACAACGATTTAATCCCATTTACAATCCACAAAAAGAAATTTTTAATAGCTGCTACAATTTTCTTAATAATTCCCCAAATGAACTTAAAAATTCTAACAACAATATTATCTCCGCTAGATTCAAACGATACAGCATTATTAATATACTCTTCAGAAATCTTTAACAAAATGCTCGCACTTGTAGATTCTTCAGAATATCTAACAAAATTATCATCATAAATATTAGATGATTCCCAAGATATTTCATCATACTCATATGAAATATTATCTACAGAAGATTCTAATCCCATAACTTCAAACAATTCTGATTCAAATGATTTTTGACTCATAGATCATTCCTTAAATTAAAAAATAATTTTTATACCAATTAAATGTTTAGATGATGAACATCGTATTGATAAATAACGAAATCTGTTTTGAAAGGATTTATAATGTCAAGAAAAGTACTAGACTTAAGCATACCTATAATGGTTACAATGGAATCTTTCAAGCATCTTAATGATGCAAAACTCGTATCCAATGACGGATCTATATTTGAATGCACACTTATAAATTGTGATCAAATCTCTAGAAATAACACATACTATCCATTCCAAGATATGCTATCATCTATGCAGGATAGACGTGTTCAAGAGAAACTTGATCAGAAATGTTTCTTCGGAGAAGCGGAACACCCTGCTAGCGATACAGAAGAACCTCTTCCGCTCAAACGTCTTATGAGAATTGAACCTTCAAGAATCTCTCACCGTATTGATAATTATTGGGCAGATGGATCAGATATCAAAGGTCTTGTACAGTGGGCTGGTCCATTTGGTCAGATGTATAGAGAGCTTCTTGTTGACCATGGTTCGAATCTCGCAATGTCGGTAAGAGCATATACTCCAAACTTTGTTCAGAAGAATGAAGGCGGAAGAGGATACGTAGTCAAAAAACACCCAATGTTTATTGCATCATATGACTGCGTTACACTTCCTGGACTTGAAGATGCTCGGATCATGAAACCTTCAGAATTCAAAGCTATTGCTAGTAAAACTAAAATAAGCACAAGTACATCCATAAGAACCTCAGAATCTTTGACAGAGATCGTATATAAAGATACATTGTCAGAGATCAAAGATCTTATGAGATCAGAAGAAGGTGTCGATATCGTTGGTGATATGTTTGGTATCGATCTAAATAATGTTAAAATGAGTATCACTGGTAAGAATACTTTGACAGTGTTTAGTAATGAGGGTGTCCGTTTGGATCTTCCTATGTCTAGAACAATTCTTAGTGAAATCCTATAATAAAAAGGAGATTATATGTCTCTAAATATTAATACTCTAATATCTCGTATAAAAAATAGAATGCCCGATCCGGTATTCAAGGCCGTTGATAAAGACTTTTGGATAGAGATATTGATGGATGAGACATTAACTACTTATTCATCATACTATCCTAAAGTTGTAAAAGGTATTTCTGTAAATGGTGCTATGGGTGTTGAAGTTCTAGATAGCACTGGTCGTGTGAGTAGAAGTACAAAATATGTCATACCACAGTATGACGAATTGTATCCATATACCGGAATCGCAACGTTCAACTACCCAAGAAACTTTACAGGCGGTGGAACATTCTCAAATCCTGGACTAATTGATGCAATGTCATCTAGAGTCATGTCATCTATGGGAATTGCAGATGTACGTTTTACAGCATCATTCGAGGCTCCAAATATACTTGTCCTAAATCCACCAGCTAAGACTCATATGGACTTTTCTGTATCAATGCATCAGATGAGAAAACTTGAAGAGGTTAAGACTGGCTATCATGAGTTGTTTAAGAAATTGTATGAGTGTGATTGCAAAATTGCATTGTACTATAAATTCTACACAGTTACTGATGGTGGGTCTTTTGGTGGTGTTGAATTAAAGGACTTTGTATCAGAGTTTAAAGATTATGAGTCTGTAAGAGATGATCTTATTACTCAGATGGACGAGGACTACTACAAAGATCCAGACAGAATAGAAGAAGTTATGAACTACAATGCGAGTTATGTATAATGAGTAATTTAAATACGATTATAAGACATGAGATTATTGGTTCCATATTTTCAACCGAAGAAGATTCAAAGGTCGAATCGAATGCTAAGAAGCATAAAATTCTTGGAG